CTGCAAACTCTTCGCATCCCAACGTGCGGAAGAAGTACACTATTTCACTGATGCGTCTTTCCTTACACGACGGGTTCTTGCACACCATGTGCACATGGTTCTCATCCCAATGCAACAACTTACCGCATGACGGACACTCGGTTATTTCATCCATCATCTTTTCGTACTGCCAATCGTTATACTCTAACGTTTGCAGGTGTTTAGGAATGACGTCACCCGATCTGATAATTTCAATCAACGCCCCCTCACAGATATGGCGTTCCATAAGTTGATTCATGTTGTAGGCGGTTGCTCGGCTAACGGTCGCCCCGTCCATCTCTACCGGGTCTATGATGATAACCGGGTTAATGACACCCGTTTTACCAACCCCGTATTCTATGTGATCAACACGTGTTTGATACACGTCACACCATTCTTCACGCTTGAAAGCTATGGAGTATGCCGGGTTGCCGTTAGGAAGACGTCCTAGCTTTTCTTTGACGGCATACTCGTTCACTTCAAACACGATACCGTCAATCTTGTATTTCTTATTGAATCTAGGGTAAGCCGTGTTATCAATGAAATCGCTTAATAGATTATTCGTGGCGGCTAACAATAGCTTGTCAATTTCCACCTCTATTGAATCTGACACGTTATCAAATTCAGAACGCAACTTTACAAGCTGTTGATTCTTGTCTTCTGGTAAATCACACCCGTAACGAACGTAATCAACATCCATGATATAACTGTTCTGCCATCCGGTAGGAGAATTAAACATTCCTGCTACCATATTACGGGCGTTCTTATAAGTAAAATCTGAAGCGTTCTCTTTTAAATGCGAAAATGTTATCTTGGGCATTATGGCTTCCCCCCACGTGTGCATGGATGTGTGTTCAACCTCCAATATTCCATTATCCATGTGCGAAAAATGAGCGTCGCTACGCTGCCCTTCCACACCATCACCCCGTGTCCATGCTTGAAACATTCCAGAATCAGTTTCATTACATAACAAACTGATCCCGTCAAACTTGGGCATCAACACGACCATTTTGCTCCCGGCAGCCTTCATCTTTTGTAACCACTTACACAGGTCTTTAATAGTCTTTATCTTTTCAAGACTGTACATGGGTAACGGCAACTTTTCCATGCGATCGGTAGCCTTTTCAACGATACCCTTTGTAAAGAATTCATCATTAGGAGATGCGTCACGCAACTGCTCCACGAGCGCATCGTATTCTAAATCTGATACCAATGGTTCGCCTTCCCGATAGGCTTCATTCAACCCTATCAAAGTTTCACGTAATTCTTTTATTTCTGACTTTTTCATCCTTTGCTTATTTGTTTTAACGCTGTAAAGCTACCACAAATTTACCAGACAACAAAGAAAGTAGGGATAAATCTCCCTACCGTGTACTCTCAGTTACCTTTGTCATCCAGATATAATTATCGGTACCGAATTTGAAACTTTCCATTGGAATGGACTGAATTTTATCCATGAATTTCATGTTTGTCAACCCGGTAGCAAACCTGTCAATGGTATGAATAATAGATGTTACATCCTGTGCATCACGTACTTCGTGATAACGATTCTCACGGGTTTTTAACACCACGAAATTCACAACGTAAATCTTTACTTCCCCAAACACGTCAAGAATTAAAAGGTTCACGTCAGCATTCTTAACAACCCCTTTACAGGTATCAAAAATTTCCTTAGTTATCATGTCCTAAAAATTTATTCATTGCACTTCTTTTACGCATCTCTTTCTCTTCGCTACCACCCGTCCGCATATCCTTGTCAAACCGCTTACGTAATATCTCACGTTTTTTGTCGTCTGGCAGGCTCTTAAAGCCATTTACACCAAACTCCGGAATAGTTGTTTCCTTCTCTATAAAACGTAACGGCTCACCGCAAATAGAACATACCTCAGGTGTGTCAAGATAGGGAACCATTTTACCCTTACGCTTGTCATACTTCATCTTGTACGGTGGCGTCTGCACCGGAATATCACATACCGGACACGTCTGGTTTCTACACATTAACACGTACTTCATAGGTAATGCCTCCTTCCGTATTCAGCTATTAACAAACTATCCGTAAGGTTATCATCGGGTTTCTTGCAGTTGGGCGTTCTCAGAAGATTCTGTTGAGGAAACAGACGTTTAGCCGCAAGCACGGACATCACCTTCTTATCGGGGTTCGCTTTTATTCCCTCGTACATTTCCTTCTGCCATTTCTTGGGGGCTACCATAATAATCGGCATACCACAAATGATGAACCCCAAACGAATCATACCACACACGAATCCGAAATTGAACGTGGCTTGCGCCGCTGACCCGTGTATGGCGTGTACGTCCTCTATAACCACGATACTATTATTAGGGTCACACTCGCATGAAAGATTGGTAATTAACTCGCCTAGGGCATGGGGGTCAATTTCTTTACCCACCTTCGGCATCGGGTATTGAGTTATACCCGATTCTTTCATCACGGTGAAATACCCTTCCTTACCGGGGTCAACCCCTATCACAGTCCAATTATCAGAATTGCGGTTCATAGTTATAATTGGTTAGGGGTTCGTCATATCCTTTATAATTGTAATTACTCAACATAACTGTATCCTTTCTCCTTTACGATTGTTAATGTTTTCACTCCTGTTTTTATATTCATAACATGGCTTATGATGTAAATCGGGTACGTGAAATCTGATAAAGATTCTACTAATAGGGAAAGCCCTAACGGGTCAGTACCTTCTAACACTTCATCGATTTGCAAGAAGTGTAACCCTCCCCATTTGTTCGTACTGTTTATCATTTCTGCCATCGCTATAATTAACGATATCTCAATACGGGCACGCTCGCCACCACTAAAAGACCAGAAAGATTTATATTCACCGTCACCGTTAATCACGTACACCGTGATTTCACTTTTAACCTTCCCCTTTGAATCCTTCTTGAATCCCTCTATTGCCACCCGTAGTTCAGACTTTTGCTGTTGTAGGGAACGATTCGCGAAGTTCTGAATAATCTTTAACTGTTCCACAGCCAAAGACATCTTGAACTCTTTCAACCTTAGCCCCCACTGCGTGTTCTTAGCCACGAGTTCACGGTAAGCGTCCACCGTTTTCTCACGCTTCTTTAGTTTTACGTTGGCGAGCGCAATTTGTTCTTCCAGTTCATCAACACGAGGATTGATTAGGGGTTGGCTTTCCAACTTGTTAGCCTGCGCCTCAATGTAATCTGCCTCCTCGGCGCACCTGCTAATCTTCTTTTCATTATCAGCAATTTGCGCACGATACATCTTTATGCGGGCGTTGCTACGGTCAACATCACCTTTTAATTGGCTTATCAACTTCTGAACTTCACGCATCGCCGAAACATTCTCTTGCTCTTCGGAGCGCACCTTGACAAACTTTTTATCAAATTCTGCCACCCAATCAGCCAACTTTTTGAACTGATCGTTGAGTTCTTCCATGTCAACTTCGGCTAAGGTTTGGGCTTCCCTGTTCTCACGTATCTTAGCCTGAGCCTCTTCTACCGTTAGTTCCACGTTAGAATCTGGTACGAAATGATGCCCGCATTTAGGGCACGTGATAGCACCTTTTAGGAAGGTTTCAAGTTGTTTAATTTCCGCTTCACATTCCAACCCTAAATTCTTAACCTCGTTGATTTCCTGCCGGGCTTCCGCAAGAGCCTTATCTGCCGTCGTACGTTCTTTATCAATGGCACTGTATTTCTCTTCAAAAGAAATAGATTCTAACTCGGATAATTTCTTGTTTGTGACGTTAATTGTTTCTTGGGCTTTGGCAATCGTTTTGTTAGATTCCTCTATCGCTAGGTTACAGTTTTCAATATCCTTCTGATAACGTTCCAACTCGGTAGCGATATCTTCCACCCTATCTATGTAGGACTGCATCTGCTGATCACGTTCCGCCTCTAAATCACGCCCTTTCTCATTCTCTAATTGAGTAGTATAAGCGTTTAATTCACCCTGTACCGTGTTGACCTCTACCAATGCCGTCTCTATTTGTTCATTAATGGGGGCGTTCTTGGCTTTCACGATATCATCAACTTCGTCAAGGGCATCCGCTTTAATAAACCTACTTATTAAGGAAAGTTTATCGGTGTTCGATGAAGAAACGAACGACTTGAAATTCTCCTTATTGATAAAGTAATAATTCCGCAAATCCTCAGAAGTTATTCCTATCCAATTTAGAATGTAATTGTTGCCGTCTTTAAGGGTTGCCACCTGAACACGGGCTTCATTCACTTTTAACTCCAACGATGCCCCACCCTTGACACGGAGTGTTCTATGTATCTCTAACGTCTGCTTACGGATTGGGCAGTACATGGCGAGCCAAATGTGCGCCTCTTCTTCGCCCCACGTTATGAGATCGGCATCGACGACTTGTTTACGCAAGGCGTTATCAAGAACGGCTTTGGCTATGGCTGCGCCCATGCTACTCTTACCCGCCCCGTTCGTTTCCTTGCTTTCTATTTCAGTGAGATTCTTACCCTGTACCAGAACCGCACCAGAAATAAATTCATGGTACAGTTCTTTAAATGACAGGAAATTCTCTAAACGTAAATAAACCAAATTCATACTAAATCGTTTTAAGAATTGCTTCCTCTATTTTCTTTGCCGTGTCAGGGTGTTCTTTCAAATACTGCCGGGCACGTTCAGCCCCTTGACCCAACGTGGTATTACCGAAACGGTAGAAAGCCCCCGCACGAGTGATAACTTCCTTTTCAGTTCCCAACGTTATGAGTTCCGACAGCTTGTCAATACCCTCTCCAAAGCGAATATCAAATTCAGTCGTGCGCAACGGGGGAGCAACCTTGTTCTTAGCCACCTTCAATTTCACGTGTATGGCTGTTTCTTCACCCTTGTCACCTACCGTTCCAGACTTGGCTATGGTAATAATCTGAGAGGCGTAATAACCCAGAGATTTACCGCCGGGGGTGGTAGTAGGATCACCGTAAAAGACGCCAATCTTCTCACGGTATTGATTGATGAATATCCCTAATATATTATTGGATTTCATATCCCCAACGAAACCCGGTAGCCATGCGGACATCAAACGAGCGAGAACCCCCATCTTGGCGTCACCCACGTCAGCGTCCAAATAGCATTTAGGAAACATGGCTGCCACGCTATCCACCACAACCGCACAGATATCTTTCGATTTAATCACCTCACGTACCACCTCTAAACACTCCTCAGCCGTGTCGGGTTGACATAAGATGAATTTGGACGGGTCAACGTCAACCCCGATAGAGGAAGCGTAATTCAAATCCAAAGCGTTCTCACGGTCAACGTAAACAACCGCCTTTCCGGTAGCCTTCTGTGCTTCCCGTATGGCGTGTAACGCTAGGGTTGTCTTACCGGAAGATTCAAACCCACGTAACTCTATAATACGTCCGAAAGCGTAACCACCACCCAACGCCAAATCCAAACCCATCGAACCGGATGAACAAAAGTCCACGTCAGCGGGTTCGGTTACCACGGTTTCTTTACCGAACTTCTTTTGTAAATTATTTACTAAATCTTCTATTCCTGCCATTTCATCACTTCTTTTAATAGTTTAAAGCCTTCTTCATACTCGTACCCTTTCTCTTCGCAAAAGGTTTTAAATTTCTCCTTTAAATCGCTTCCAGAAAGTTCTTGTAGCACTTCAGCCTCTTCGGTTTCCACAACTTCGATGTCATCATACTTGGTCTTTATAACGATACCTTTCTGTTCTAACATTTTCTTGTTGATAGATTTCACGTCCTCTCGTGTGCCCGTTAAAACTACCCGCACGTTACACTCCTCTGTATCGGTCTCAGACAGTTCTTTTAACTGTTTGGGGGTAACGGTAGAGGCTTCCAACGCTATCGTCTTGTACGGCTTAAATTGACCCTTTACCAACGTTGTTGAGAGATCGCTGTACAGCACGGTAAAACCCTTTTCGTCATCTTCACCGAAATTATTTTGTCGAGTACTCGGTAAGTGAAACACCGTGGCTCCCGGTTGTTGTGCGTTGTGGTAATGCCCTAAAAACACTTTGCCGTACTTGGTCAGGAGTTTTAATTTAATCTTGCTGCTCACTTCACGCCCGTCGTTATTAATAGAACCCTGAACCGCCGTGTGGCTGCACAGTACGGATTTCTTACCCGCCGGGGGCGTCAACGTGGCAAATTTCTTTAACCACACGTCCTGACTGTAAAAGGGTACGAAATCAAAATCAATACCTTCAATTACCCGTGCCTGCGGGGTTTCTATTAAATCGAAATTAGGGTGGTGACGGTACGGAGTTAGGAAACTTTCATCCGCCTCGTAATCCGTTTTGTCATGGTTGCCGGGTATGCAAATCAATGAAAGATCGGCATCCGCATACATATCCAACATCTGGTCAAGGCACGTGAGCAATTCTTGTCGTTGGCTAATACGGGAATCAAAGATATCCCCTAGCCATATCACCGTTTTCACACCTAATTCATGCGCCAAATTTATTTCCTGATCCGCAAGATCAAGGAGCTCTAATGCGTTGTTTTCGTTCAGGTGTTTATCGGTACTTATTATCGCTATCGCTTGTTTACCCATATTAAGGAAGTTAAAGAAGCCCGTTTGTTAGACGGGCTCCCTGCGTTCTTACTGCTGTTGTTGTTTACGTCTTTCACGCATCTCACGTATCTTATCTGCTGCCCGTTTGCCATCGCTACTGTTAGCGTTTGCCGGGGGTGTAACCGGGGCGGCTGCTGCCGTGGTTTTCTTACCCGGTGTCTTTTTAGGAAGTTCTGGAGCGGGCTCCTCTTCAGGTTCTGGCTCTTCCTCCGGTTGATCCCAACCCGGTACATGGTCAATGTCATAACCGAGGTCTTCGTGTTTGATAGCCAATTGATACGCCTCCTCAAGTTCTTCACCCTCTAATTCTAATTCAGCGTAGTCATCACCGTACTGCCGCACGAATTCCGCATTCACGATAGCCAACTTTTCCTCATCGGTAGGTTCTGCTTTCTTCTTGGCAGGCGTCGGGGCTTTCTTTGCAGGGACTTTAGCAACCGGGGCACTCTTCTTTTCCTCTTTTTCAGGCACTTCCTCAAACGGTAGATCATCGGCAGCACCCTCCTCAGGTTGAGTTCCTTCGTTTGCCTCTACCTGTGCAGCCATGTCCTCGATGAAATCAAGGAATTCATCGTCTGCAAATATACCGTACCCGTTCTTGTCGTCAAAACGTTTCAAACCGTCCAAAGCCAATTCAAAGTCACGTTTGCGGTAGCAATTCACGTACAATTCTTTCAGGCTCTTCATTTCCATCAACTTATCAAGAACTGCATCCGGCACCTGATGTTTCTCGAAATACTCGTCCCACGTTTCGTTACGTTTCAACGGTAACGGTTTGATATCTACCTGCCGTTTACCCTTGTCATCCTTGAATTGATCCCATTGAATAGGGAAACCCGTGGTCGGATCACTGAACATATCAATTGCCGTTTCGTCCTCGTTTTGGGCGCACAATTTCTCAGATTCACGGTTCAGTGCTTCCATCAGTTTCGGGTCAAAAGTATCCCGGTATATCTCTTTGTTGATGTACATATAACAAACGTACTCCAACCGAGGTTTAATACCCCATACCCACTTCCCAGAACTTTTAATTCTGTACCCGGTAACAGGGGCTAAGAATTTTGCCTTTTCCTCCTTGTCTTGGTAGTTCTCATCTGCCTTCATGTACACTCGGCGAATGTATTCTTCAATCGGGTCTTTCTCGTAACCACCATGAAGAGTAGCGATGAAAATTTTCTTGTTAGCGACTTCCTTTCCGGTAACTTTACCTTCCTTGTCATACTTTTCCACTTCACACTCCAACTGAGCGGTCATAGAGGGAACGTATGGGGAATCCCCCGGTTTGTGCGGTGGGAGTACACGTTTCACTACCACGCCATCTTCATTTTTGTAAAAGTTCGCACGGTTGCCACTGCGGTTCCCGAAGAACGTGTCATGTTGTTTACCTTCTTTTACAGTTTTCTTCACCGTATCAAGTGAAGCTGCCTTCCATTGGTTTCTGTCAAATGCCATAATTTTTCTATTTACAATAATCAATCAATGTTTCTCTAATTTCCTTATTTACTTCTCGCAACTTGTTTAAATAGCCTTCCAATTCCGTATTGTCTTCCTGTGCTCTTATGTGACATACCCGCTCAATACAACCTTCTAATGTCAAGCCGTAGGCTACATCATCCATCTTACCATCCGGATAACGCTCTGCATTAGAAGCCTCCTTCAATTCAAATAAATCAAATCTCTCTCTTGCATTTTCACAAGGCTTCACAAAATAGACATCGTCTAGCTGAATGTATTCGTCAAAATTAATTTCATGTACTGTTGCCATAATTCTTTTTGTTAACGGTTAAAACCTTTCCTAGTTATTGTAAAACTATTTACGGCTCCCTCCACTAACTCGTTAAGAAATTCCGTAGGAGTTACAGGTTTTAAAACGTTATTCAATTTTCTAGACTTGTCCTGAACCGCCCACAATAACGCATCAAGCATATTAAAATTCTTTTGGGCTTCAATATGCTCTAGGGCTATCTTCTGGTATTCCTCATCTAGGATTACCGCTTCATCCAACGCCTTTTCAGACAATTTGATTTCTTCACCCTCAATAGTAAACCGCCCTTGGTTACGGTTGGCTTCACGCCGCCACATACGGCGCAAGTCAGCTTCGTAAATCTCCTTCTCCAACTTCTTTTCATTCATGGTCTTTTCGGCTTCTGCCCGTAACATACCCACTTTATTCAAGAGGGCACTAACTGTCACGGCTTCTCCGTAAAGATTACCATAATCAATTGAAGTTAAACGGTCAATGTCTATACGGTCTTCGAAACCGTTTGTTTGTAACATAACGGGTACTCCGTTAAAATGCACGAGTATTTCCATAATCTTTTATTTTACAGTGTCAATGTCACTATGTTGGTTTCAAAATTCGCCCTTAAAATGTTTACTTCCTTGCGTTTATCATACGCTATTGAACCATTCAACATGATGATGTCCCCACGCCCGGTCAGGTAATCCCTTAATGCCTCAAATTCCGATTGAAACACCATGACCTCTAGGAAGTCATAATTATTTTCCAACAGTATTTTACACATCATTTCGCCCTTACGTGTCTTCTTGAGTTCAAACTCCGTAACGAACCCGGCTACAATAACCTGATTACCGTTAGGAAGGGTTTCACCCTGACACTCCTCTATTTCAGAATACACGTACTCAGGCGGGAATTGTCCCCCACCGTATCGTTCGTAAATGCCACGATAATCAAAGAATGCCAACCCGGACACTTTCTTTTGCATAAGTGCCCACCACCACGCATCTCCCATGTGCTTGTCAGCCCCTTCAAGTACCGGGTCATCATCTTTAATTTCGGTATTAGTAGAACCTAAGAAATTAATCAACAAATCAATACGATCAGAAGGTTCCTGCACGTTTTCCAACTTGTCAAACGCCCCCGCCAAAATCAGGTTTCGTATAATACGGCTATTAACCGCTGAACCCTTCCATTTATGTCGAACCACGAAATCATCCAACGAATAGTAATCACCATTCTCTTCACGTTCTTTTAAAATTTGGGTTGCGGCTTTTTCCGCTACCTGTTTTATTCCGGTTATAGACCAATACAAAGCCTTTTCCTTAAAGTTAATGGTAACATCCAACGCCGACAAGTTAATATCCACAGGACGCACCGTGCAGACCCCCGTCTTATTAATTTCCGCAATGTACCGGGGGTAATCAAAGTCTTGGGCGTATTTAAACGCTACCGACCAATACTCTATCGGATAATGCACCTTAATCCATTGGGAAATGTATCCGGTAATGGCATAGGCGGCGGCGTGGCTACGGTTAAACAAGTACGTTGAAGCCTTGTCAATGGCATCCCACACCTTCTCGCTGTATTCTTGGCTAACGCCGTAGTTATCCCGGTAATAGGGAATAAATCTTTCCTTGTATTGCTGTAACGCCTCGTACTTCTTCTTCACCATCGCTTTACGCACGTCATCTGCTTCCACCAATGACAACCCTCCTAACTCTCGGCATAACTGCATGATCTGTTCCTGATAAGCGAACACTCCATACGTATTCTTAAGAATATCTTTCGTACCAACGAAATACTCTACCTTGTTAGTGCCCTCCTTACGCAACACGTATTCATTATGGAAGTTGTTCTCCATCGCACCGGGGCGGTACAGGGATATAGCCGCAATCAAGTCCTCTATATTTTCAGGCTTCATTTGTTTGCAATACCCGGTTAGCCCGTTACTACCAAAGTGGAAGTTATCTTCATTCCACCCGTTCTGGAAGTAGGCGTACACTTCAGGGTCATCCAACGGCACGCTAAAGATATCAAGGTCTACACCCTCATGTTCTTTAATCAAACGTACCATGTCCTGAAATTTGTCAAACTGTTTCACCCCTAGCACGTCCTCTTTCAAGAACCCGGCTGCATCCATCTCACCACCTTCCCATTCGGTAACGTACTCGTCACCCTGCTTACGTATGGGTACCCATCTAAACATATCGTTTTCATCTGGGAATACCATCATGGCACAAGCATGAATAGACTGTGCCAACGGTGCGGGCATCACGAGCATCGCTTCATTAATCAAATCTGGATGCTCCTTAACAAAGTGTTTAACAACGGGGTGAGCACACGCTATCTTAAACAGGTCTTCCGGCTTACGGTCTTTCACGTCAAACAACTTCATCATGTCGTTAACGTCCTTGAATTGCAAACCGTACACCCGTGACAAGGCTTTAAGAGCCGCACGTAATTGTAGAGCACTGTACGTTCCCACCGAACACACCTGTTTCCACCCGTAGCGTTCCTCCATGTACTTTTTTACACGAGGGCGGTCTTCACCGGGGTAATCACAATCAATTTCTAGTTACGCCCCCACCGTTACCAGTGGGGGCAACACATCAGGCATGGAAACGTACACGAATCCACGCCTGTCTTCTTTTTTAATGTTAATTACTTTCATTATATTTTCTTTTTAAACGTGCAACATGAGCCTTATTAAAACCCATATTTACAATTTCTTCATTAGATAAACCTTGTTTTACGAGTTGTAATATTTTATACGTTTTCCGATATTTTTCGGCACATTTTCCCATTACATATTCTTCTATTTCTTTATTATTCTTTAATCTAACCTCGGAAATTAGATACCTGAATTGTCTAATTTTCCTGTGCCTAACATCTTTAATACCCTCTAACTCTCGCAAATAAGAAAGGTGCTTTTCATTCCATTTCCACAAATCATATAAATATGCCGATTTTGCTTTTGGATTCTTATTTCCCTTACTTTTGCCATTCTTACGACGTTTTCTAGAAAGTCGACGTTTCATAGTTTCTGACCAACAACGACCGTAATTATTATTTACCTCCCCTTCACCCATAGGAGGAAAACCTCCCCCAATAACCATATTTAAAACATCTGGTCTTTCTAAAAATTTTTCATCAACAATATTGGCTTCAGATTGTAACGCATCTTCAATGTTTGCAAAGAAGCAAATGATTTTCTTTTCAAAATTTAAATACCCATACTTTGATAACGCTCTTCTAAAAGTTGTTTCTTTACCTCTTCGTTTATATAAACGACCATCTTTTAAAATTTTACACCCGTTGCCAATATACGTGTCGTTATTAAAATCAACTCCACGATAAATTCTTACTCCAATGTAAATATCCCCCTTGCATCTATTTGTAGTTTCATACAAATAAATATACTTACCTTTATCGGTTTTTATTGGCATTACCGAATAATTTATACATTTATCTAAATACATAACCTTAAATTTGATGCAATATACATATAATCTAAATCAATAACAAATTATATCGTCATTGATTTCTAATTCACCTGCTTTTACATGAAGTTTTTTACCATTTCGCCAAATAGGTAATTCTTTTTCAGAATCCACTTCTTTTATTTCCCCATTGCTTAACGTGAGAGTTACAATGGTTTCATTTTTCCAGTAACCCACACGACCCGCATTCAAGAAACGCTCGAACAGCAAGTCATATCGCATGGGATCAAGTTTGGTAATACCTAATAAATATGACACCAAACAACCCCCGGCACTACCACGGCTTATCCCCGTCATGATACCATTACGGTGACACCAATTGATAATGTCCCATGTAATTAAAAAGTAATCAATCGCCCCTCCTAGCTTTATAACCCCCACTTCCCTCTCAATACGCTCCATAATAACCTCTTCACCCCAATCCTCAATTAAATCAGGGTGAGCCTCAAGCCCCCGGTCTATAAGAGACCAAAAGAGATCCTCATTGTTGTCAAACTCTGCCGCCTCTTCCTTTGTCATTTTGTAGTGGGGTAGGTGGCGTTTCTTAACATCTATGGTAAAGTCAATCGCCTCGGCAACGTTTTCCAACACGTCTATCGCATCCATGAATTTGTTATACGCCATTTCGAACCCTTCATCAGTTTTAGGGAATAACTCTGACAATTCTAACAAGTATTCATCGTTTGATTTGAAATACTGATTCTCACTTGCATAGGCTATCGTGTTCCCCATGCTGTGTAACCGAGGTCGAATACAACTGTATTCTTCATCCAAATACCACGCATCAATAGCCGCCACGGCTGTCAGCGACTTGTCATGAAAGAACTTTTTAAGATTCTTCAAGTACCACTCGTCACGCTTTTCGGCGGTGTATATAGCCGGGTCTAATTGGTATAAATTGGTAATCCCCGCAATACCCAACATTCCAATCTTGTCATAGTCCAACGCCTTGGGGTCTAAAAATACCACAAGATCATTATTGCCACGGGTAATATTCCGAAAGTCGGCAACTCCTATATATTTAGGATTGTCACAATTTATAAACTTGTTTATTGTCAACAAGTCCTTCCATCCCTTTTCATTGCGAGCGTACACCTTAGCCGTGAAAGCATAATCGTTTGGTTCATCATACACGCTGCACTCCATTCCAATCACGCTCTTTAACCCGGCAGCGATACATTCCGTTTGGAATTTTAACGCCCCGGCTAAACTGTTTTTCTCACAGATACCTAACGTGTGAACCCCTAAAAACTTCGCCTTCTGGCACCATTCTTTATACGTGCCTGACCCGGACATCATTTCGTACTGACCATGCACCCCCAGAAATACCCGTGTAGGAACTTCCTGAAGTGCCGCACCCACGTATTTTAACCGAATCAATTTTACCTCGTTCTCTTTTCCTCGTGGTAGCATATACCACACCCCACCGAAACGGTAAGCGTAAAAATCACATTCAGTTTCCGTAGACGATTCCTCTACCGAAGCCCGGTCAGGATTAGCGGGAATCCCCACGAAATTAAAGTCGTCATCGAATAACGCTCCATCATGAGCGGGCTTGTATAACTCGAATGTCTTACCCCCGATATCAACAACGTAATCTGATATCAGGGTATAATCCATTAAATTTCTCTCAAGATATGCTAGAAAATCTTTCATCCTTTTCTGAATTTAATAATAATCTACGTACCTCGGCGGTAATGTCTTGACCGTCCTTGTAACCCAAATCGATAAAGTGCCGAGCAAATGCTTCACTAACGTGATCATTCAACTCGTAGGAATCTGACTTGTGGTTGCAAAAGATAATCACGGGTTCTTTATCGGTAAGGGTTGCCACGTCAAAAACCACTTGGGCTTCACATAAGAAACGCACCGACCCGAAAGTAATTGTCATTTCTTCAATCTTAGCCGTGGGGTAAATCAGACAAGCCTTGTTATATGCCCGCATAACGTCTGTCTTCGTCCACTTAGCCCAAACGTCATTACCTGCCATCGCCTTCATGTACTCTCCAACCCGTTGAAGTAGTTTGCGCCCGGTAATCGTACCGCATGATAAATTCCCGGCATCATCTCTAAACACGGGTAACGCAATTTCATTAGGATGTGCCTTCCATTTGGCATACGCTCCACCATTCACATCTATCGGCACGTCATTACCCACGTAAATGTTCATGATAAATTGACGAATACCTTCACTAAAGTCACCTTCTATAAATAATCTGGAGGTGTTGGAAGCCTCCTCTTTAAGACGTTTTAAAGTATAGCTTTTTCCACTACCAATTACACCTACCAACCCAATAACTTTACCCTTCATATTGTTTCATGAATTTAGCGATGCTTTTAAACTCAGCCCATTCATGAGAATAGTGAGCCAATAGCTTTTCGCAGTTAGACAAACATTTAACCAACTTTTGCGCTCGGTTTCCCAACGCCATTTCGTTCCGGCAGAAAATCCACAAATCAAGATAATCGCACATTTTAAATAGACGATATTGCTGATCCGTCATGGCTTTCTTTATTTCCTGATCAGAATAGGGGGCGAGTACCGGGTTGCCGTGGCATATTTCAAATTCAATAATGTCCCACGCCTTGGCTGTCTTATCGTTAAACTTCTTAACACAAGCGTTTAAATCCCCCGTGACGCTTTCAACGAAATCATGTAGGAGAACCTTGTCAAACACGTTAATGTCGTACGCCACGTTCTCTTCTGAAGCGAACCACCGGAATAACATTCCAACTACCAAACCATGTTCCAAAAGGTTATACCCCCGGTGGTGGGGGGTATTTGGTAGCCTTTGAATATCCTTCATCCCTAACAGGATGTCAATTTTCTCGTAATTCATCAAAACAAAATATTTCGTTTAACAACGGATTGGTAAACTCTACCGGGTGTTTAGTCCAGTAGGTGAAGAACACTTTAGCCCAATCGTTAAATAAGTCATCGGTAAAGGTTCTAAGTATCACTTCCAATTCTTCTGCCGGAACTTTCTTCCCTCTACATAATTCTTCGAAGGTACTGAGTTTACCTATGTAAGCATCAAACTCTTCAAGAGTTTTGTAGGAGGGTTTGTAAGCGAACCGGGTTCCAGAAGGGTATTCATTACCCGTGTACTTCTTGGCAATCTCCTCCACCAACGGCAAGAAGTTTTCATACACGTGCAAGTTATCAGCCTTGTGATAATACTTACCCACGGGCACGCCTACCAGAGCGGCGACGTATTCCTGCATTAACGTGAAGTTAAACACGTTCACGGCACTAAAGCCCCACACGACATCATTACTCCGAATATCAACGTAGCAATTCATCGCACCGTTCACAATCATGAAATGAATTGACCGGGTGCATGGGGTGTCCTTTGTTCGTAAAACAGAAGCCACCCCACTGTTATCTACGGGACCGAAATCGTCCATTACAGGATCATGAATAGTAACCACCGCTTCCCGTGTGTCAATGTCCTCCTTAAATTTTTCAATAACAAATCTAAGTTGATCAACGGGAAATCCTGTTGAAATAGGAAGATTAAACAATGGTTTAAATTCCCCGTTATCCCCATAATGTCTGAATCTCGGACCGTACCCGGCTCTCATGTGTATGCCGTCATCACTGAAATTCTTCAGGTTCTTAACATAGGCGGCAGGCATTTCTAAAGCATTATCCCCACGAGCAATCCATAGGGATTCAACCCACCCCAACACCTTATTCCATTTGCGCTCTGGCACACGCACATAACGGTCTACTGGATTGTTAATTTCCACTAACACCGCTCGAGGAATTTCCCGGCATTTAAAGCCACGCCGGGTCACGTCTTCGCCGTGATAAAATAGTTCTTGACAAAGGCAAATAAATGCCTCGTTTAAATTTTCAGCTTGTAAAAACATGGTTCTTGAAATTAAAGTTTTACATTCCACTTAGGTGGTAACGTGTATTTAATTTTATTACGGTTCGCCTCGTAAGTGTGTTTAATCCGCTCGCCTTTCACTTTTAATCCTTCTGTTTCAACCCCGGCACCTCGCAAATATTTATCCGTTTCACAGAAGCAATTTTGCAAGTCTATCAACGTGGGCATACGATTAGGAAGTGGACGAAATGTGAAACCTTTCTCCTTTTCTTGTTCATACATCAACTCCGTAAAATGGGCAAGAACCCATTTCATCACACCCACGTAATCACACCCACGGGCATTCTGAAAAGTCCTCTCAATTCCTCGAATTGAACCCGGTCCGGTTATAACAAAGTCATTTTCACTAAAGTCAAACAGAGGGCTGTAATTCATGTCAATGGCGTATTGTTGTGCCGTGAAGTCCCCGTATATTTTCATCTTACGGAATACCCAAAACAACTCCTCTAATGATTGTGCGTCTAGGAAGTCATAAATATGCCCGTTGTCAAAAATTTCACGTTGGAATACACTAAAATGTGCCCGGTGTTTAGACATCCCCTTCATGTAGGAGTACTCCGGTAATTGATAGAAACAACAATTAATGATGTAAGCACTTCCATAAATGGTAATGCCTCGTTTCACCATGTCATCAAGACATTTGGCAATGTCTTCTAATTCCACATTAAGGGTAACATCCCCTAATTCCTTTTCAATCGCTTCCCATGTTTCTATCTTGTTAAAATGCTTGAACAACAATATGCGGTAAAACATATCTTCCGGTTCGTAATCCTTACCGTTGTAAATCACGTGGCTCAACAGGTACTGACTAACTCTGTCGAGGCACCTGTACGTATTACAAAATTTATATTTTTGTAATATAGGATCGTCCGTCCATGGGGCGGGTTTACCCTCGTATTTGTTCCAAAAAATTTCCATTCTTTTAGTAATCCAATACAAATAATATTGAAAATTTTCGTTAGGGACTGGAATAATTTTATTCTTTTTCATCTTTTAAATTTCCAAATATAACCATGATAAATAAATTGATTTGCAATAGCTTTCTTTAAACATTTTCTGCCTATTTTCAATTCTCTTTTAATATCAATAATAGAAAACCATTCTTTCACTAAAACCCCCTCTGGAGTATATTGATAAACTTTCTTAGTAAATTTTTCAATAAATTCTTTTGGGTGGCTTTTCCCATACATACCATTCCTTTCCCCGCTTACGGCTAAACCTATTTTCTTCTTATGCTCTTCAGTAAACTTTAATCCTCGGCGAGCCAAACCCATCTTTTTCTGAACTTCTTTATTTAATAAATTCAAATGGGCGGCTTCTGACCTTAACTTTTGAAAAGATTCCTTTTGCCATAAACGTTTAGCAACAATAGATTGTCTTCTTCTAAAATTTTCATCGCATCTATTTTTAGCAGATTCAGACATTTTTATTCTAGACTCTTCATCAAATTGAATTCCTAATACACCTTCTCCTCCTTCCGTCATATTATAGCCCGTATGTTTCGTGTCGTAACGGGCTATAAAATGACGTTCAAGAAAATCTAGTTTCCGTTTTAGAGACTGTTTATTAGGAGCCTCAACCCACATGATTTCCTCGATTACAAAGTTTTCAACGCCGTATTTTCGTATAGCACGACTTAAAGCAAATTCCCCTCCCCTCAGAGCTAACTTGATATGCCCATTCATCCGAACTTGTAAACTTCTAGAAGTTTGACCAATATACCACTTATGATTTACAGTACATTCTATACAATATATACGCCCTCGAAATTTCATTTTATTTTCTGGAATTCATTAAAGGAGTTTTTAATTAGATAATCTGAATTTTGACAATAAGCAATGAACTCATCTTGCACGTCTTCCAAACCCACGTGCTCCAAAATTCTAACACCCAAATCGTAAACCGGGGTATCGTATGGTTCATCATGTAAAGAAACGTGGCAACCTGCCGATACAACCGTCTTAGCCTCTTCTACAGCCTTTTGATAGTCATGTAGGAAGGTTTTACTTTTACGCCACATACTATCCCCCTTGGGAGGCTCGCCAGAACGGTATTCGATCCTGTCATAATATTCTTGCAACTGCTCCGGCTTGTAATCATACCGTATATGAACGATACTCTTAAACCCGTTGTCCTCAAACAAAAATTTGGGTCTTAGCCGCCATGTTGCCGTCGTACCCGCACCATCCAAAACAACACTGTGACCCTTTTGTGCAACACTCTTTAGGAAGTAGCTAAGCCCTTCAGAATGACATAACCGCCCCGTCATACTGTCGTGCCCCTGCCAACGGCGTACACCGCCATTTTCGTACCACTTCCCAACGAAAATCAAATCCAAATCCTCACAATAAACTCCTACTTCCTTTTCTTTTCCGTCAAGTGTTTTAAATTTAAAGGGTGTCAATTCTAGCCCTAATGATTCAAGGTATTCCAAGAATAGGTAAACCCTCGTTGATTTGCCACTTCCTGAAATACCTTTGACTAGATATATAGTGGGACTCACTATTTCTTAGCTTTTTTCGGGGCGGCTTTCGGTTTAGCTTCTTCTGCGAGTTCCACAGCCGTCACACGCTTCTTGATTGGTTTGGCATCACCAAACTTCACCATACATTTCTCTTTACCGTCTGAAGATAGATATACACGGGTAATCGTACCTACCTCGGAACCTTCTTTCAAGGTTACTTGGCTACCAACCTTCAAGCCCGGTACTTCGTTTGATTCCTCAAGATTTTCACGCTTGGTTGCTCTTTCAGTCTTAGGAGCCTTCTCCTTCATCGTTTTGTCAGACTTGGAAGGGGTTTTCCGGTTTTTCTGGCGTTCATCAAACTCCTTTTCAGCCTTGTCTAAGCGGGCTTGTTCTGCCGGAGTCAATTGTTCATCCGAAACGTATTCCGTTGTCTTTTTGTTCTGACGTTTTGCAGCCGCTTCCGGTGACTTGTCAGCGGGTAACTCCTTTTCAGCCTTGTCTTCTTTTTCAGCTTTCGGTTCTTCCTTTTTAGGAGCCGGGGCTTTCTTTGCCTTCGGAGCCTCTTTCTTTGCGGGGGCTACCGGGGCTTCTTTGGGTGCGGGTGCTCCACCCATCTTTTCCAATAACTCTGTCGCTACCTGAATTTCTACTTCGTTTGATTCCTCATTGTTGATAACGTTCTGAAGTTGCTCTGCCGAATACTTACGGAATTTTACTCTAGTTGCTAATGCGTTTGCCATAATCTTCTTTAATTTATTTAAAACTGTAATTCATGTTTCGATATACAAATATACTTACTTTTGTCTTAAAAGTTTAATATCTTGGACAAAATCTTTATCAATTCTTCCCGGTATGTCCAAATCCTCCTTGACCACGTTCAGTTTCTCCAAGATCGGCTTCGGTTTCTACCACCTGAAAATTCGCCTGCACGAATGGCACGAAAACAATTTGTGCCACACGGTCGCCATCTTCAATTTTCTCAACGTCCTGCCCTAAATTAATTAGAGGCACACCAACATCTCCCCTATAATCAGCGTCAATAACACCGGGTGCGTTAATCACGGTAACGCCTTGTTTTAATGCCAAACCACTACGAGGGCAAATAAATCCTACCATCCCCTCCGGAATAGCCATGTGTAATCCAGTAGGGATTAATCGACGTTCCCCCGGTTGCAGGTAAATAACTTTCTCTTCAGGTAAGAACGCTCTTAAATCGGCTCCTGCCGAATCTTTTGTCTTGTACACGGGCAATTCATGTGTACTGTGGTTTACAATTTTCAAATCCATTCGAAATCTTTTTTAATTGTTAATTCACTATATTTCGCCAATTGATTACCAGAAAGAGTCTTGACGATTACCTCTTCCCAGACAGGATTATTCGAAACAACTTCGGTTCTCCTGCCTTTATATTTCACTCGTGTTCCACGAAACAAAATATACCATTTGTCATAATTACCTTGTACTCTTCTTTGCTCCTCATCCTTATATTGGAAGTGCGGTAAACCCCGCCCCGACCAGAAATATAAGTTTACAAACCCTAATACGTCAAAGCCCGGACTAAAGATTGTCCGTATCCCAAATTTCTTTCCCAAATCCTCTATCTTCGATCTTTTCTTAGATGCTATATCTGCCGCCACCTGAGCGTAAGACGCTGTTCGGTAAATCAATGATCTTAATCTATGAGTTAGGTACTCTAACTGAAGATTAATTAGGAACTGTTCGTGACTGATACGATATTCGTTTTCCATACCTTAAAATTTTACTTCCACTTTATTCGCATAAAAGTTTATAGGGTCTGTCGCTTGGGTTAAAACTTCTTCTAAATATTCCAACGTAATATTACCCGGATCAACTCCCTCCTGCCGTATAGCGGTCACGTACACTTGTTCAAATACATCCCTCATTCTAAACGCCGTTTCCTTACTTTCATTTATCGTGCCGTAATCATATAGGAGAATAACCGTCTTAACTTTCTTACGGCGCATCGCCTCTATTTGCCCCCGCCCTATATTATTACCGAACGTGAAACAGCACTTGATATCATCAACCTCGGAAAGACCTAACAGATTCTCAATATTTATCATATCAAAGATACCCTCCACTATAATAACCGTTTCTGTCTTCCCTTCAATAATATTATCATAGCCGCCTAGTAAGTCCTGAAAATTCGTTTCCGAGTTTCTATACCGTAAAACCAAATCAGCTTCTCCCCGTTTATACGCTTCCAGATTAGCCTTGTGCCATTCCTTACTATTTCTACTTCTCGCCCACCATGCCACTGGAATGCCATCTATCTTTATCTTAAAGATAATGTAATTCTGCAACTTGGGGTTTAACGGTGAATCTGTATAGGAAGGTTCAAATTCTTTATAATGGCATTCCTTAAAACCACGACCGTCCAAATAAGCATCGTGAACTAAAGGTTTTAGCCTCAATGGCAACGAAACCGGGGTAATTTTAAATTCTTCCGATTCTTCCTCTTCCATCCAATTTGCCTTATCCATTTGAATTTCCGCATCAAGCCGAGGGCACTTGTCCAAATCCTTAGCCGTGTTTGGAACAAACGTCTTTTTAGCTAGGGAGGTTTTATTTAGCTTTTTTAGAAATTCGTATAGGGAAGTTTTGCGGGGGCATTTCCAACAGTGAAACGTTGCGATACCGCTCTCGTTGAAAATAATCCCCCACTTACCCGTTCTTCCACAAAAAGGACATTCCATATTCCGGTTGGTCAACCAACCTTGGGTTCCGAACTTAACAAGGTTAAATTCAGCAATTATGGCATCCTTATCGTATTTCATTTTCTATTGCGTTTATTCCAATCCTTAAATGATTCCTTCATGGTACGTTCGTCTACAACGTCGCTAGAGTCTCTTTTAGACACGGGCGCACCGTCGGCAACCTTACTGCCATACACTCCCGGTTGAATCTCTACTCGCTCCTCTTTGACCCCTCTTTCCTTATTTTTACCCCGGCGTTCTAGCTTCTCTAACGCTGAAACGTCCAACACGGTTTCCAATGTAGAAGAACGTGCCATATCATAGAAGAAACCATTCTCGTAATTCGTTGGAATTCTAACTATAATACCGTTGTTCTTGTAATTACGCATTTTATCAAAATACAACCGCATCATGTTATTCTTTCCTTCCTCTAGCGTAACGTTACCCGTTAACACGAATGAAAATGGCTTAACCAATGTACGGTCGCCTTCGGTATTGGCACGGGTGATAACCCGGTTAGGATCGTTCCACACTTCAAACGGCACGTCTCCGGTTTGGGTTGCTGTCACGACAACCATGTCGTACTTCTTAGCAATATCTTTTAACCGTTGGGCGCACTTTTGCAAGCGGTATTTTATAAAGTTGGGATCGTAGTCTATTTTACGGCTTTCACCCGTCAATAACAAGTCTATAGAGTCCAACGTTAGGAGGTCAGGGTAAAACCCGTATTCCTTTTTGTAATCCTCTATAACCTGCACTAGATCACCAATCGTAAGGTCTAGTAACTCTTCCGTGGCGTAAACGTCAATATCACTATTCACAAGGTTTGCCCGGTTAATCAACCCTTTCACCCGTAGCCGGGTTTCTTCAGTTAAATCTCCACGCATAATTTTGGAATAAGTAGTATGAGCGATCATCTGGTCGAACTTTACCACCGCCTCATCCGCTCCACCTTCTAACTGCACGTGAAGAACGTGATTATGGGCTATTGCCGTGTTATACCACGCTATGTATTTCAACGCCGTTGATTTACCAACACCGGATCGCATAATCATTAACACCGTGTCCTGACGGGGGATACCTCCATCGGTAATCTCATCGATAGTTGTAATACCAATAGGCATTTTCGAACGACGAGTTTCATCTTCCGCTTTTGCGGCTATGGTATTAATGTTCTTATCAAAATCCCTGTACACACGTCTAAACTGCCCGTTGTCTTTAGTTAGGGAGAAACTATTGATTTCTATCATTCGCTTCTCCAATAACGCCATCGCTTCTTCTTGCTTACCTTCGTTATACATATCAGAAATCTCATGTTGCGTGGCAACAAACGTCTGACGTTTTAGGAAGGTTTCAAGTTGATCCACCATCGGCTCTACCTCTGGCACGGGTAACGCCTGTACATCCTTTATCTTTTTGAGGACATCCTCTTTATTACTATAAGCCATTTCCACCATGCCGAACGTCGCATGACGACCGTTCTTCATATTGTCATTCAATACTTTTAACATGGCTTTACAACCACCCAATTCCCTAGGGAAATTGCTTAAATCAATATTTGACGTGACAAGCCTAGCGAACTCTCTATTCGCGAATGCTAATCGCATCATCTCTTCGACAAAACTAGGGCTGAGAACGGCATCAACTTTTTTACTCATAATCTTTTAAATTGAATCTACTACTACTCTAATAGTTCCCTCTCTCAACTTGTTAATAGCCATAAACGCCGATGACACGGTATCATCATGCCCGCTAATACTTTCTAGCGTTCCCTTGTCCGGGCGGAATGCAATACTATTGAACTCCCCGAACATTTGCTCGACCTGTTTACGACTATCGGTATGCCACGGGCATTTTATCGCTCCACGCTCAAACAACGCTGCCAACGACACCCACCCGGTACGTAAGTCTTTCTTATTCCCGGCTGTGGTGGTAAACGGTGTAATATTTCTAATACCCTGTTGACGTGCCATATCCGCAAGTATGCTTTGGAAACCGTTATTTTCTACTACGATTTCGCTCGGTTTAAAGCTACGGTCTAGCTGCATTATTTTATTCAACTGTTCGTTATGAGAAAGCCCCTTTTCACGATAAATATATAGGAGATAATAATTCCCTAGCAAATCTTTACCCCAAACGGAATAACAAGTGTAATCCGCCCCCACGTTACCGGAAACAGCAAAGTCACATCCAATTACTACTTTGGCTAGTTTAATAGGAAAAGATTCTATGTTATTCACTAACATATATTTTTCCATTCCATACGTGCTACGCATAAGAATTTCCCACGGAAATATCGTACTATCGTCACTGATGGGCACAACCAAATACTCACGGCTAAACACCATAGTTCCCAATGATTGTTTTTCCTCCATCAATTTCTTAAACGTGAAACGGTCAGGAGCAAGCAAACGCCCATCAGGGAAGACTGCCGGGTATTCAAATACCTTAAACTTGGGGTCTTCTTTTAACTTAGCGTAAAGGTCATTCTCTTGGTACGGGGTATTATGGGAAACAATTCCATTTGAAACAAAAGAATGTGTTTTGGGCATTGTAAAATCAACCGTAATAGATTCCCCCTCTTCTATAGATTTTACTTTTAAAAATCCATAGCCACTTTCAACATTCTTCTTAAAAATATTTGCTTCCTTTGTTGTTGCCCCAACCCAACAAACCCATTCGTAAAAAGATTGCAAATCTTTTAATTTGTGAAGACTAACCGCTTGGGAGCCTTTCATTTTAAGTTTTTCTAAACCAAATCTGACTCTATCTTCTTTGGTAAGGGGATGAAATTTTCTAATAGACCTCATCAACTGATTTTGATAAGGAACCCTTATTAAAGAAACATCTGAAACATATTTAATGCTTTTCCATTTATCACCTTTTCCTGAATGAGGAAAACCTATTTCACGCATAAAAATATCAATCATTTCTTTGGAATCTATTCTTAGCAAGTACCCCATTCTATCTGTTTTAACCTTTTCAGTACTTTGACATTTCTTAGTGCTTACCGAAGATAAAATACCAAAATTAAGAAGAACAAATTGAATTTGCCTTATAAGTTTTTCACTTACAGAAAAACAGCTTATACCTCCATTCTTAGAAAAACAACCATCTCCATCAAAATACCCTGACAAAAATTTAGCAAGTTCTCTTTTCCCAGAATGTAGTATTTTCTCTGGAATATACTTGGTATGGCTATACAGCCCATACTCATAACCGAGGCTATGCCATAATTCACGCTTATCTTGCTTATAATATCTTATATGGATTTCATGACTTTGCCCATTCACAATATGCCACCCCTGATTCTCAATCAAATACTTTCTAATTCCAGAAACTTTCTTAGCTATTGTTATTCTATCCTCAGATAAATGTCCATCGGCAATACATAACCCCATTTGATATAATTCATCATCGCTTACATTTAAAGGCTTTCCCCAGACATTTGCCCCAACTTTTATAGCAACAAAATCTCCAATTTGTAAATCCTCCGCCTTACGCCAAACATATTCTCCAGATTTGTCACATACTAAAACCGGGTGAACAAAACTTGTTTCCAATTGAAATCCTTTGTCAAAAGTTATCTTTTTGGTTTTCGTTTTGCCATTTATATAGTATTTTGCAACAGATTCTAATTCTCCACCATTGTAAACAGAAATACCACAATTATAATACCCTCTTTCGCTATCGAGTGGTACCGGACTCAATTCACCAATCGTTCTAATCCCATTTTCGGTTAACACCATAGTATCAGGTGCTACGCATCCATCCACAAGATTATACCCGTATGGCTCAACAATAGGTGAAATCGTACCGTTGAACAAATCAATCAATTTCTCACGCTGTTCCAAACTGTATATACTGGATTCGTCAGGTAAGTCATCGCTCACCGCCGCCCCCACGTGCAAACCACGAATAAACCCATCCTTTCCACGCAAGTGCAATTTCGTACCGTTCTCCCCCTCTATACCCGTGGCAGCAAGTGACGCCTTTCCATTCGGGTTAATACGATAGCCTAGAGCATCATTAATTTTAATTTCCTCCGCAATTTTATCAATATGCTCCTTACCCAACTTTTCCGTATTAGTAATAATACAAGTTTCTTGACGATTCTTATTATCGGGAGTGTCCGCCCTCATGAACGTGGGGCGTTTATAGGTGTACAGCCTCCACAATGGAAAGGCGTAACAAAACTCGTAAGAATTATGCACCACGGTGCCATCTTCTAATTGGAATAAATGATCACCATCTGTCATGAAACCGTAATAAGAATCCCTACCAATGCAAGTCACTCTAATATCACTCTTTTCAAAGATTGGTGTGTCCGGACTAAATACCCGATACCCCTGAAAACGACGCTGCTTCTTTACCGGGTATTTATAAAACTCGTTCATCGGCATTTCCACATACGCTTTCTTCTTGGTGTCATACAAACACATCACGTGCCAGAAATTCACCACGTAGGGGATGCCATTCTCTTGTTCTACCCTAAACATTTGCCCCTCACCTATATGTCGGGTAAGCACTTTACGAGGCGTGTAATCTATCCCCATTACTTCCATGCCGGGGTAAATGTCCTCCACGTTCTTAACCGTGAAATCTGCCATTAAAATTGGAGTGCCCGCAATAAAACACTTTCCATGTGAACGAGCGGCAAGGTACGCACTACTAGGATATAACTGCACCATATTACCCCACTCTAAATTTCTCCACCCTTGTCTAAAGGAAGGCAGCATGGTCGTCTTGAAATAATTGTAAGATTTCACCTTTAACGTTTCATCCATTGATTCCGTAAGACAATCAACGTACTGAAGACGTTCGGTTTCTAAGGTATGGTTTAAATTAAGCACCTGATTCGTTTGCTTAAATATCTCGTTCATCATTTCATCGACATCACCGCCATACCCGTCCAACAGTTGATTCAACGCCTTGGTAGGGAGAGCCTCCAGGACGTTGAATGTGGTGTTGAAAACGGCGTCAAGCTGCTTATGCGACAGCTTCCCATCCTCATTAAATCTTATCATCTCTTACACAATTTGAAAAGTTTCTCTAAACCTTGATTTCACTTCAACCGGGGCGGTATTAGCCACGCCGTCCCCTCTGAAAATTTGTAAATATTTAATAAGTAATTCGGCATTCGCACGAGTATCGGCTAACGCCCGGTGAGCGTTTACCAATTCCACACCCTCTTTGCGACAGCACGTTCCCAACTTGTAATTCTCTTGTTCCAAACCCCGGTACCAACTCAATTTCATGGTATCTTCAACGAACTTCACGTATTCCCACAAATCATCATTATTAAAGGCAAACATACCTTCAAAAAATGGAATATCAAAGAGTTGAAAATTATGTCCAGCTAGAATAGCACCTATTCTTTTATTGGCGTATTTCTTGAGAAGGGCTTTCGTTTCCTTGTACACGGTTTTGATGTTTTCACCGTTTTCAGTTAGGTGCTGAACTGACAATCCATGCACTTCCTCAGCCTGTGGAGAGTATTCAAGCCCATCTTTATAAGGAGCGATAATCGCATTGTATTCGGTAACAATTTCCAAATTAATACAATCTACTACCACCATAGCCACCTCGGCGAGTGCTACATCGTCAAAAGCCTTTTTGTTCTTATTCGGGAGCCCACCAGACTCTACATCGGCACAAATAATGTACTTTACTGTTGTGTCCATAACAAAATTATTTTAGTAAAAATTTTAAATCCTCAATATCCTTATCACGATCTTCTATATCGTCATAAACTAGTTGTAAATCCAACACAGGATTCTTATCAGCCTTAATCCCCTCCTTGAAATCATTAATGATTATCATCGGTTCCCCCTCTATTGATTCCCCTTCTTTAAAGCTAACAATAAAATAGCGAATAACGCTTTGTTTTTCCCTATCCCTAAACGTGAACAATTTAGATTTAAACTTTTGTTCTAATCTATCCGCAAACCCGTTAATCGCTTTTTTCAAACGTGCTTCAGGTACATCTTCCCGAAAGTCTATTAAATCTGCCACTTTAGGTGCACCCAAAATTCGACAAATTCTCATTAACACGCCTGCGCTAAAATCATCATCTAATAATGCCATATACGTAATCTTTTATTGTAAGTTTTTCCGTGAGCCAAATTCATAAATCTGATGACATTCGACACACACGAGTTCTATATTTGTTTTCATTAACCGCAATTCGGGGTAAGCCCCTTTTGATTTTATGTGGCTAAAAAAGATCGGTTTTAACGTCGCACCGAGAGGCTTCCCACATTTGGTACAAATATGCGGGCGTTCCGCCCAAATCTCTTTAAAGAGCTCTAATTCACCCGTGGGTTTCTTTTTCTTGGGTGGTTTGGCTTGTTGCCGTAACCGGGCAATCTCAAACCGTGTCAAACCATTGTGCAAACGCTTGTAATTACATTCATCGCACAAGCACTTCGTTTTATTTACGATGTACTTTTCACGTCCGCATTTGCTACAAATCTTCTTCTCCATAATCTGCCATGCTTGAATTAACGGGTCTCAACTTCACGTTCCCAGAAACATCATTAGGAAGTTGTTCTAACTTGTGATACAAATTACCTCCGTTGCAAAACAACGTGTAACACGTCTTTTCAAAAGGACATTTATCACACATTTCACTACCTTCAACGTATGCCTTTTCCCCATACTTGGCAACACAAAAATTCGGTCCAGAAATTCTTGACATTCTCAGTCTTTCCTTATCTAAAACTTCTTGCTTTACCGGGGTATACGTGTGGCTCTTAACGGGGCAACTGAATTTCTGTTCTGACCCCCACAGTCGAGAATAATAAAACGCTCCTTCTTCATACTCTTCATATCTTCTCCACGCTTCCTGCATTAAAAACCACGAGCATAGAGGGGGTTGCTTATGTGTTTGCCGGGCGTACATATAAAACTGAAACAATAGAAAGTCCCAAATAAAATCAGCCCCGGCAGAAGGTGGTAGTTTAGCGATAAACTTCTTCACCCATTTTTGATGTTGTTGAGTCTTCATGTTTATAGAACGAGGTTGTACCCGCATTCTAATCTGAAGATATTCATAACATCGAAGAACAATCTTTATAGTAGTTTCTTCATCATATAACATAATCATTTTTAATTTTAAGGAAGGCGGGTCGCCCCGCCATACCTTTAGTTCCACCCTATTTCCACGTCAACACTTTCAACGGTAGGGAATGTCACAGGTCGATATCTTCTACCTGTCGGGTCATCTGGATCTTTTTCAGCCACCGTTTCATATTGTAACCGGGCTTTTTCAACATCAATATGCCTGCCAATCCAAATACCTACTTCCTCACCGGGTTGCATGGAAGGAATCAGTAATTCCGCACCGTCTACCATTTCCACAAACTGTGCGTTAAATGGTTTATTGGTAGGAGACATCACATTCTCCATAAACGGTTTGTTATACTTGTCCTTACCATTTAATACGGTTGTCGCCATTTTAAAGGTGCAAATCGCATCCTCTGGAACCACCATCTTTATCGTCACATCTGTTACTTCTTGATTATAACTGTTACGCAAGATAATAGCCCGGTATTCATCTCTGCCGTTTTTAATCGCCATCACAGAAATATCATCAAAAATATTTCCAAAGTCATCATTTCCTACTGGAGTAGAAGACTTATAACCTCCCAAAGAAACTCCGGGATTCGGTTGGGGCTGATCATAACCTGCTGTCGTTGTATAAAATAGTTGCATCTTAGTTTATTTTTACCATCACGCCTTCGTCTTCTCCTGTTCCTGAAGCAGAAGGCACAGTTAATAATTCATGTGTTTGCCCGCCCACGGGTGTTTGAAGTTTCACTTCAAAATCCCAATAATCTCCTGCCGAAGGTACAAAATAGGCGACAAAGGTAGTATTAGACGTTAACACGGGATTTTCCTGTTTGTTTGTACTCCATTGCACACCGTTACGATACCATGCAGCAAAAGCGTATCCTTCTGCCGGGTATGCCTCTATCGTTTGGGGTATCCCCGCAATAGCGGATTGCGTGTCAGAAGCCATTTTGTTCCCACTATTCAACTGAATAGAACCTTGCGAGGTGTCGCCTGTTTCAGTACGACAAGTTACCTGAATCTCCACAGGAGGATTTGGGTCTTCCACAAGCGTCACGGTCAGAGTTTCATCCGTACCGTGAAACGTATATGTACCCGTTTTAGTAACATAACCAGATTTTGAAACGGAATAAGAAACCGTTCGCCCGTTCACACCTGTCACGGTGTTAGTAACCACTCCGTCAATGATTACTCGGGCGTCAGTAGGGTTTGGCAAAATCGTTAACGTGAATAACTCCGAAGGTGCTCCTCCACCTAAATTCCAAAATTCCTCTCGCTCATCCAAAATCGTTATCGAGCCTCCGTTATTTTGTACCCTAGCAATATAATACTCGTTATAATACTCGTTTTCATCTTTAGGAGGTTGTACTCCGGTGGTGGTTTCCAATACCAAACTGATTTTGTAAGAATCATATTGATACAAGCCGCCCGCCAATTGAGCGTCAGTGAACCTACGACCCATAGGCATACTTCCCAAAATAACGACTTTCAATTGTTGTTCCGGTTGGAAGGCGTATCCACTTGATAACACTAGATTCGTGTCATTCACGATATCAACTACCTGATAAACCTTGTCGTTCAACACTGCCACTGAATTTCCCTCTTCATCGAATTTAACAAATTTGATACACGTGGCAACACCAGAACTTTGACCTCGAACTAAGCCCGCAAAATTCACGGTTCCTGATAAGTTACCAGAGGCATCAACAGCGGCGTACCCCGGTTCCGTGTTGGTTGACCGATACGCTACCTTAATCCAATAGTACTGATTGTCATTAGGAATGACAAAATTCTGCTGCGACGGCACGTAAAACGGTTTGTAATTCGGACCGATCACGTACCCCCCGGCAATGTTCACGGTTCCAAATGTAGTGGAAACCGTAACCCTAAAGGGCGCACCCGGTTTTGAACCGGGAGACACAAGCCCAAAGGATAGAGAAGCCGACAGAATGGCTTCTAAAGCCGTATTCTGAGTGGAGAACTTGACCAACTGATCAAGTTCCTCTTTCTCTAAGAATGTGTTCCGATAAATATTTAATTTACTCATAATAATTATTTATTATCCTTCTTCAATAATTTCTACTTCTATCGGGGTATCACCACCATCACCACTACTCGGAGTTACGGAAACCCATGTACCCGGTAACGGATCAATAGCCCATTTCACATTAGAGGATGCAATCAACCTGCTACTTCCTCCCGCCTGCGGTATAACCACTTCTGCCGGAGAGAATGATAATGATCCTGAAACTTCAAAGATCGCTTTAACGTCAATATCAACGTCCCCTAATTGATATACCGTGGGGTTACGTGTGTCAACAGCCCCTTCCGGTGCAATTTCCCAACGTAAGAAAGCGTAACCCGGTGCGGGTGTAGCCGTCAAATTAATCTCTGTACGTGGCAAACGCTGTGGAGGCTCAGGTGTAACTACTACCGTACCAAAGCCCGGCTCTACTATCTCAACAGACACGTTCAACGGTACCGTCATTCTAACGTAAACATCTTTATCAGATTTCATCGTTTCAAACCCGGTACTCGTGACACCCCGGTACTCGCACGTCCAATTTATAATACTATCAACGGGCACTTCAAAACGCACGTAACCATTCTCATCGGTGCTGTTTACAAATTGCGCACCTCCCCGAACCGTCACGGTTACTTCAGCCCCTTCCAACATCGCCCCGTTATACGTGTTAGAAACGTAGAAGGTGGCAAACCATGACGTACGAACTACCCAATCCAACCACGTTACGGAAACCACGTTCTTGTAACTTACAAGATATCTTTTTATAAAAGACTCTATGTCCGCCTTAGTTCGGGCTGAACGTATTTCAGCGTACATGGCTATAACGTTCTTTTGTCCTAAATACCCCTGCGTGAATGGTAAGGACAACGGCTTCAAAACAATACCCCCTATCGCGATATCGGAAACGTTTCCACTTCTATTCTGAACCAAATAGGGAGCCATGTACCGAATATCTTCTATAAACCGCAACGGTCTACCATTTAAGAAATTCAGATACAAATCCTCATCTTTCAGTTCCACAATATTGTAAATAATTCCCTTCAACCTGTACCACTTGTTAGCCACTAGACACGGACTTTGGTACCGATCTCCTAAAAAGAAACTACTCGTGGCTTGAAAATCTGTCAAACGAACTTGCTGCCTTAGCTGCATATTTCCGTTATAACAGTTAACCCCGAATTCTATATTCTGCGGTAAAGAATTTCCATACTCATCACCGTTCAACGCTTTCACCCAAACGGTAATTTCATAATTTAATCCTCGGTAAACTTCCATCACTTTAGTGGTGTCAGCTTGGCTATCAACCCCCGATCTTCCCGAACCTGTTGGCACTAGCACGTAACGATTATCCATCATTTTACGTTCCACGCTACCCACGATAGGGTATTCCTCAAGTTTGCCAACCCCCACCACGTTAGACAATTCCAAACCGGGGGGCACGTTGCCCTCCAAATAAAGTAACCATTCTTCTTCGGTTAAAATGGTGTTATTAACTGGAGTTTCATCTTTAGGAAGTGTAATGGTTTCTTCCCCGAAGGTAATCTTATCACTGTAAACATCCCCAGAATAATCTGGTCCGAAATCATACCCTTTTGAAACCGCATTCACCGTTTCGGTGCCATCCCACGTGGGTGATGACCATCCCATGCACCACCCCGTATCTTGAGGTGCAAGTGCCCCAAATATGAATTCATTGGGTTTGGAATACCCTACTAATCTTCTTAACTCACCGTCAAGCCGTATAATTTCACCATCCTCATTTTCGGCTTGCTTTTGGGTAATTTGAAACGTTCCTCTTTCAGAAAACTGCTTAATCCAGTTCTTAAATAGAAAGCTACGTTGCTCTGGTGTGTCAATATTTTCATATACTAGCCCCCACCCTTCAATGAATTTCTGCATAAGAAAATCATCGTTTTCAATAAAACGAAACTTGCGGGCGTAAATCACGATGAACGCAAAGAAATGAGTTATAGCAAAGAAATACGCCGTGTAGTCTGCCTCGTTGTCCCGTTTAATATACAACGGAACGATACCCGGCTCGTATAACTTCTCTAACACGTTTAAAGCCCACGCAAGCACCTGAGGGTCGTTGTTTTCAAAAAACTGTTTAAAAACCGACTTATCATAAATTACCGTAGACAACGGATCGGCTAACGGGGTCGCCATGCGGCTACGGTACTCCACCCGTTTATAAGGGTCAGTCACGTAATCCACCACCAACTCGCACGCCTCGTGCAAGCCACCCATCGCCGCAAGGGTCGTCGTTGTTAAAATTTCCCAATCCGTAAAGGTCTGCCCGCCATCTTTCGAATAGCGATATAAATTCCGGTTGCCTTCTCGAGCCGCTTGTAACACCGGAATCAAGCCCGCCGCCGGAATAATGTTGGTAGAGATACGAAATCCCTTACCTATTTGTGGATAATCTCTATATACTAGTGTAGACATATTAATCTCTTTTTCTACGGGTTTTATCCTTACTCACGTTTATCCATGAATTGTATAATATCGTGCCGTCAGGATTATGATTTATCACCTTTATTTCGTAGCCTTTTATTCCAAAACGTATTCCAAGAAATTTACATTTTGGCACCTTGTATAATACGTGCGTGAGGCTGTCACGGGTGGTCATCTTAAAGTTATTTATAGGAGGGTTCTCGTTAAAATCAATTTGTTGATTTACCGTCCACCATTTTGTATCCTTATTCCATTCATATTTACCGGGCGAAACCTGTACTAAAGAATCTCTATAAACAATCTTAGTTTCTACCACAGTTTTAACCACCTCTTTGATTTGAGGTGGCTTTATCTTTAATTCTTCTATCAGTTTAACATCTTCGGCACGTAACTTCTTAAATTCTGAAACCGTCAATTGCAATTCCTGTATTGTGGTAACATCTTCGCCTCGTTTCGTTTTCTCATGTTCCAACTCCGTCATCAAGGCTTCCACATTATTGCGTTCCCTCTGGTACTTGCTTTTATTCTTTGAAGCCGTTCTTATCGTTATAAAGAGTGCCCCGGCTAATAACACGATAAGAATAATTTTCCAATGCTTTAATACAAAATCTTTCATCTTTCTTCTGTTATAGTAATCCAAACTTCTTCACCGTCATCAATGGCAGCTTTCACCATGCTACTCACTTTCGTGGAAGCCACGAATTGTTGGCTGAGTTTCTCTTGACGAGGCGTGCGGGTTCCCACCAAAATACACCCGTCAGAATGATCAACGTTTGCCCCGGCGTGAATCAATATCCCCAAAAAATGGGGTACGTTTTCAATAGCCGGGTATTCCTTTTTAAACTTAGGAGAATACCTCCAAATAACCCGGTACCGCCCCGCCGGAATACAAGTCTTCCCGTAAACTTTTTCCTTACACTTGCACGCAATTCCTTTCGGGGTATTAGGACACTCTGCGGGTAAATCCCTACGAGCGTCTTCCAATGTATCGCAGATTCTTGCAGAATCAATATACATAGTGCCAATCGTGGCGGTGTCGGTAAATTCTGTTCTTTTAACTAATATTTCCATGGCTCTTAGTTTTTATCGTTATCAAGATTCATTTCTGGGTCATCCCCTTCTATTACTCTGTTAATCTTACGTTTTGTTATCTTCCGTATAGCCAGAAACACCGGATGTTCGCTAATGTCGCCTGCATTTTCCAAGAACGACCAAAATTCTGTCCCACATACAAAGCCCGCTACCATGTTAGGCAACTTCAAATCAACGAAATCAAATATTTTAGTATCCAAATAATAAGACAACGAAACCGCTATTAAACTAAACGCTAGTTTGTAAATGGTATTCCATGCTTTAGCACTTTCAAAGTACCATTTCACCTTCCTGCGTTTCGCCCGTTTATAGGAAGCTATACACCCCACGACAAAATCAATGGCAATAAATATGAATACCCCAATCAACATATCCTGAATCGGTGCGAATGCCCCTAATAAGGTGCTTCCCGCCCCGGCTAACCACTGCATATTGAAATTCCTGACCTCCATAATCATAATCGTAAACCGTATATTTGCAACTCAATTTTAACTTATTTCATTGTAAATATACGGCATTTTGTCTAAAAATTAGGCATTAACTTCTGGGATAGAACACCGGAGAAAACTCATCCTCCTCATCAAAAAGAACTTCCCCATCTAAATTCCTCATGATAAATTTCTTTATACGAGGTAACTCCCATTCAGGTACGGACTCATCTGTACGTGGTAAGAAATACTCGTCAGCCACGTAACGCACTCCTTCAGTACGTTTAACAATACCTAACAGGTTATCCCATTCAACTTTCTTACCCGGTTCCCAATAACGAAAATCCAAATACTTGGTTAATTCAACCTGAATATTCTTGCGCACGGTAGCCACGTCATACCCGGCTTCCAATTCACATCGGAAATCTACTCCGGTACTACCACCCACTTCATACCACGTGGCATTCTCCAATTTGATACCCATTAAACGCCCTGACACTATCATATCTCCAATACCAAAATAGGGAGTGGCTGCATCTAACAACACCTGCAATTCCTGTGAAGAAAGCTGCTGCCCGTTTTGCGTGGCGATTTGAACGTGCAAGAAAGAATCCTCCATCACACCGACGAACATAATCTTTAACACACGATCATCAGCGGCGGAAAACACTTGCGTCAGTTTTTCCAACGTGCCTTCGGCGTTTATATTCTGATGATTCAATATTCTTATTCTGAACGTTTCATCATCTTCCTCATCACGCCCACCCATTGCATAATATTCGTTAGTGCATTCATGGTGACCACTTGGTACCGGGGTCAACGTTACGATACTATTAGCGTCCACGTTGGTAAACGCCCCTAACGATTCGCTTCTTACTTTCACGTAGCCATACCCGGTATCACCAACAGTCATAGATTCCTCAATAGGGAAACGCACGCCGCTTGAACTAACAAACACGTTCGTTCCGGCGGTATAAGTCGTACCGGGGTCAGCATACACCCTGATATAAGTAGAGGAACCTAACGCACCACGACGGGGCGGCACGCCAAACAAACTCGCCGCTCTATCCAAATAATCCCCCGAAGCCTCTTCCGGAAATATTTGTGCCTCCACAATGGCAACCTCCTTCAAACACTTTTGCGCTACCTTGGCGTTAGCATACGCCGTTCCATTCAAAACAGAATTGTCAGTGATATCTGACACTTTATCCGTTTTGTTTAGAAATGTCTCCACCCATAAATTCTTTAGGAAGGAGATTGTATTGTTTAATTTCGTTATCATAATTGTATATTTGTTTCCAGATAATTATTCGTTACCGTCCGGGCACTCAATTTGACAAATATGTTATCATCTTTAGCGTACAAATCTATCAAATTCACCTCTATCCACCTCGCATCTCGTTGGAACATATTCAACAAATGCTTGAAAATAGTCGGATACTGAATAGCGTTCATCGAAGAACCTATCATATCATTAGGAAAACCATATTCTGGAAACTCTGGTATTGAACCTTTTAATGATGATAAAATCGTGTTAAATGCCTGCCGTATGGCATCGTTAAATTCCACCGTTAAAAGGTCATTATTTACAAACCCAAAATCCACGCTTATGTCTTTTCCTAATATCTTTTCCGTTGACAGGTTATCAACAATATTTGGAATATCGAAGTTTCCAGACTGCCTAATGTTTATCTTGAACATTCCTCCACCGTCATTAGCGGTGTAATCTTCCTCTTCAACATAATTGTTCTTGGCAATGTTGAACCACGAATCTTGCGGGTCATCCAACCCTAACTCTGAAGCAACGTCTTCAAAGGTCTCACGGGTCTTCAAAACCCTTTCAAGAACCACATTATTCCCATACCGCCCTAAAATGGCTGAGCGAAGCCAACGAGAGGAATTATTAATCGTCCACAGTTTTGTTTGGCAGTCCGTAAACACGTCAAGCAATTCCCATGAATCAAGAGTGCTGAACCCGCTTGCTTTCAAATAAAACAAAGGCTCAATCGCTTCTGACTGTTTTAGGAGGGCATCAAGCCGCCCAAAAGAATCCCTGACATCAATATTTTGCCCCATGTAATAACCCACTATATTCGGGTAATACGTGTTACAAAGCAACACAAAATCTTCGAAGTACGATTTAATATCGTACCCCGTGATGTCCTTAAATATTTCCATTGCAGCTTTCATAGTATCGCTCGTGTTACTTTGGTTGCTAAATCATTCACTCCGGTTTGAATAGCCGCATTCGCCAGACTGTTTATCAGCCAACTCTTGGCATTTTTCTTGTTGGCAACAAGTTCCAAAGGTGCTATCGCAATCATGGTAATATTATAATTCCAAATCATATTCTTACTTAAATCCTGCGAAAATTGAGCACCACTAGGAGGAACTACTACCAAATAACTTTCCCCGAGTGCCATATTGTAAAAATACAGCCTCAACGGCTTACCATCCTGTCCCAACCCCACGCTCTTAGAGAGCATCGCCTTTATAATTTTCGTTACCCCGTACCCGGTTTTAACTCCAACGTTAAACTGAGAAGTCCTAAGGGTTAGTAAAGACGCTCCCTTTTTAATGGAATATAAATCGTATTTACCTGAAACGGTGCTAAACGCTACCCCCGTAGTGGTTACAGGGTTACTAACATTTAGCAATATCTTAAAGTTACGCCCGAACGAACCCTTGATATTTATCTCTTGCGGGGTAAAGGAAGGATTCGTTAAAACGGTAATTCCAGATAAAGATTTTTTAACATTGGTACGAGTTGGTTCCGTTTTCGTGATAGAATCCGGTGTAATAGGGAAAGCTATGTAATCTATCGTGTTGTCTTGGCTATCGGTCAATTCAAGTGCTACCATGTACCATTCGAAATCATTCGGATACATGGCGGCTACCGCCTGCGCTCCAACTTGCTTTTGGAGGCTCCATACTTGTTCTACAATTGCACTCGCCATATTTTGTTTATTATTTGGTTACAAATATAGCACATTCTTAGACAATTTTACCCGGTGCCGTCGTTGCTCCCGTCTGTGCCGTGGCACTACCCGTCGTCGCAACGGCTATTCCTGCGGGTACTTCACCCGTCATTACAAACGTCGTAATGGCTGCCGCTAGTGCATCAGCAAAATCTCTATCTTTTATTTCTGTTTCTTGACGCATACGTGTCATCAAGTTATAAATAGCGTCTGAAAGTCCTTGCGTGTCTAACATAATTTTACTTGTTAAAAAATTTCCCTAATAATTGCGTCAACTCGGTTGTTTTCTGAATGGTAGGAGGTAACGGGGTTCCAGACGGTCCGACTGCCGTGGACACCGTCAGCGTGGCTATCGCATCAACAATTTTGGTGAGCAACTCGTTTAACCCGGTGCCATTGTTAATGAACGCCACCTTCCCATTCTCCAATTGCACCATCGCTTCCCCCTGTTGAAACGTTGCCTTTTTGTCTTCCAATTGGACGAGCGAATCTTGATATTGGATCAACGCTTTAGAGGGGTCAACCGTGGCGGTAAACGTGTTGCCACCGTTAAACGTGACATCGGTCACAATGCCTTCGGTCGTTACGGTCGTTTTAACGACGTTTGGCTGTTCGGGGTCGCCGTAAGTACTACTTACAGTTAATTCGTCCTTATTGATCTTAATTCCCGACTCATTTTCGGTTTCAGGGTCAACTACCTTGGCGGTTAACTCTGTAAACGCCTCTACCGCCACTGTCTGATTAGCTGAAACCTTAACAGACCCGGCTGATCTAACCTCCAGTAAAGAATTCTCATCACCGTCTGCCATTACCTGAATATACCCGCTTTCCTGACCTCGCATGGTAACAAACAGGCTACCATCCTTAGCACTTCCTTTAATCGTCAGCAATCCACCATCCCACGCACGCACGATATCAATCTCCTCATCATCACGAATGTTAACATTTTCAGTAGGAGTAAATGTTCCAATAATCATCGGTTCGGTTTGGGTGGGTTGGGAAGTCCACACAACCGGAATTCCCTTTTCACCGACAACCCTAGGAAACTTGATATTTTGAAGTGCTTCGTTTGACACGTAACAATCATGAATCAGGTTTCCGCTCGCATCATCGATAATTGAAATCCTATTTTTACGAAAACAGGTTTCAACGAATTGATCCCTGTCAACCCCCTCTGGAATTATCACGTAACCGAAACCACTCGTTTGCTGAACGGTGGTACGACTATCTACCGGGCGTACCCCCTGTTTATATGGTTTTATTTTTATTCTCATAATCCTTGTAATATTGTCTGTTTACAAAGTAATCAAACACGGCTCTGTTTACCCCGAATTTAGAAGGAGAAGACGCCTTTTCCTCTTTTTTCACTTCTGAATTACGTTGAATAATTTCCTGACGAATACCTTCAATATCAATGATATTAAAATAATTGTTCTGCCCTTTAATTACATCAATAAACATCCCTCGCTCAACTGTCAATTGTGTTACTCGGTCAACGGAATTATTATCAAATGTTGCCCGGTTATTTACTGCTGTAACGTAATACAGTTCGTTAGTAGCTTCTAAACGAATAAACGTTCCAACCTTTATACGCCTGTCCCCGTTTATGGTAATAGTCCCTTTGCGAGTAAACGGAAGATAAGCATTGGTTTCCACTACAAACAACAAATCATTCAGCAAACCTTGGGAAAGGGTATTCAAATTCTTACCCATGTCAGAACCTTTCAAACTTCTTTCAGACAGGTAAACATCATTCGTTATACACCGTTTATTTCCATACATTTCACAATATTCATTGAAAAATATAATAGGAACAAACGCAAGTGATGAAAATTGTGAATTCCCCATCATGCTGTTTTGTGGCATAATTCTATACCATGCGTACACTCTATCATCGTAGGCTACATCCACGTTCATTATATCAGAATTCATGATTGATACGAAACTCTCTGAATTCAAAACGCTTTTAATCGCCTTACCCGTGAATGGAGGTTGCCTTACCATAATATCAAATTCTCCGCCCCACGTATCACCCCAGAATTCTACGAATGGCTGTTGACATACCTTGTTAAAGAAATCCAATAGAGAGCCTTCGGGGTTTACCAACGAACGATCAACAATTCTTCTATCATCAAGTGCCTTATCAATAAACACACGAATCATTTGCCATATCCCATTAACTTGATTCTGATTTTTCCATTTGTCATCACCTGTTTCCACAGGGTATTTCTCTTTACGAACCCCACTAGCCGCAAACACTTCATTAGGCACTATCTTAATGTTAGATAGCTGATTTATCACAAATGAAATAACTGAATCAATCTTTTGGAATGAATACGCAAAATAGTAATCAAACGCACCCGTTACCATGTTACGCTTAAACCACCCCGTATCAGGATCACCCCCGTAAAACCAACGATCAGGACTTCCTTCTACAAACTTTAAAGGAATGAAATAGGAGCCATCTTCAATAAACAATTTCATGTAATCTCGCCCGGCTACGGTAATAGAATGTTCGCTATTCGAAGCATCGACCGACATGGTAACGGTGTCCACAAGCCCCATCATATCCCAAATCCTATCATCGTTTAATTTGGATGATTCTACAATAAAATTCTGATCAGCGGGTTTTAAAGCCCCGTTTTGATCTTCAAATTTTTCTGCCTTTAAACGTTCATAACGAATAAATACCAAATCATTGTTCTGCACATACTTCATGAACCAATCTTCATTGATGCGCTGATTCTTATCCGTCAAACTGTGGGTATTAGCAAATTCACCTCCCCACGTTTCAAGATTTAATTGCGAAACCGGAACGAAATCTAACGTAAACGTGCCCGCCCCAAAATCTTTATTAGTGATAACATTTTTAATGAACGCACTCACGTCATAAATTTTGTTGTTTGCCCGGCTATATATCCAAACCTGCACGTTTAAAGGTTTAGCTTTAATTCCCGCTCCTTCGTCACGCCCGGCATCTTCTAAATACATGGACTCCCCTTCTATATCATCAAACGGCACATAATCCGGATCAGTTAATAACGCTTCTTGAATTTCTGACCAAAAGGCATCAAATTCAACTTGTTCCAAAAATACATCTGAACCCAATATCTCCTGAATATCTATTTTTATAGATATATTAGGTAGGAAAACATTTGTCCCCGGTTTAATAACCGGGGGTTGATTTTGGGCTATCTCATCTTTATATTTTGCTTTTTCAACATCGTTATATTGATCAATAATGCGCTGTGCGTTTGTGATACCTTCGTTTTCAAACTTGTAAAAAGCCTCTGGAACCATTTCAAAAGCTATCTTTTTCTTAGACTGTGCCCAATCTAAGAAATCCGGTATTGAAACGGGTTCACGCTTTCCATCAATCCCTACAAATCCAAACATGGAAATTTTAGGAACCTCCTTTAATTCTTTATCTGTTTTTTCTGCCATAGCTTTACGGTCTATAAGGGATTTCAACGGGCTTCTTTTGTTCTGTCAAAATATCCCGCAACACATAAATTCCTTCCTCTAATAATCTAAACAACTGACTAGGATCAGGAAAGACGTTAAACATCATATCTTCACCCGCACTACCGGGGGGAGCCTTTACAATCATAACAGGTAGCGGCTTTTCAACAGATTCTAATGCTTCTTTTAAACCGGGAAGCCCCCCTTTAATAGTCTGAGTAATACCATCCAATATTTTACGATTATCAGTTCCTGCGGTAGAAGCCTCTGCTTCTCCTACCATTGCTTGGGCTGTGGCATCACTATATTTTCCTCCTTTCGAAGTTCCTTTTTTAAACAATTCTTCAGCAGTCAGTTCTTTCTTATCAAACGCCACAATATCTGCCATTGATAATCCAGGAAAAACCGCCTTCATTACCTGACGCATCATTTCACCACCCCCTGTCATACTTTGTAGGGAGGTGAAGAATTTTTCTTGTAATTCTGGTTTGTCAGGCATTTGTTCTATCATCGCCTGTAAATCTGATAATTGAGCGTTAGGATCAATTTCTCTTGCACTACGTAATAATAATGCTTGCGTCACGTCATCTTGCGCCACATTCTGACCCATCAATGCTTCCTGAACACGATTCAACTGTCGCCCCTCCATACCTGTGGCGTTCTGTATGCTAGTCATAGAACGCACAATATTTTCAGGTTCAATTGATCCTGTCTTAGACAACAAATTCTCAGACATCCTATTAAATTGATCAAGATATTCACTTAACGTGGCAGCAATTCTCTGATTTGCATCTGGCATTCCACGATAAAAACCTTGCAAATTAGTATCAAACGCCTGCACAACCCCCGCACCTGTCATTCCTCCACGTCCAAAACGAGTGGTTCTTTGAACCCCCGCCAAATCTTCATCAGATAACCCACGAATTCGTTGAGCCACTAAAAGCTGATTAATATCTTCTGGACTTGTATTATACCCTTTTACCCCGGCTCTCTGTAATCCAACTACACGCTGTAAATAGTCGGTAATATTTAAACCTAAGGTATCAGTAGCCCAATTTCTATATTCATCGTTATTTCCGGTTCTTATAGACAATTCGGCTGTTGAAGTGGTAGGAGTATAAACTTGTTTAGGATCAATATCGACGCCGAACATTCTAGCCATGTTGGCACCGAAATAGGCTCCTTCAGTTTTTTCATCTAAGGGTCTTTCTCTCGGTATATCCACAACTTTTACATCTGAACCCCTTTCCGGAAAAAACCCTCTTAATTGGCTACCAATCGCCCCTCTATAATCCACGGCATGAAGAGAAGTGTAATCTCTAAGTGCTCTATCATTTTGAGCAGCATAAGTACGGGCAACTTCTCTTTTAGTTGCTTCGGCTCCGGATATACCGAAAGTAAGCATATTCAGTAACCAATGGTTACCAATGTTATTTTGGCGTTGAAACACGTTTTCAGCCCCGTATTGAGTGGCTCCAAATTGGGCTTGTTTTCCCAATATGGTTCCAATCCCCATAATCAACGCTCCTAAGGGTACCATACTCATTAACCCAGACATAGAAGTTGGAAATCTCACGTTGCCCCCTCTAACATTAGAGGCACCTCCACCTCGAGACGGTATTGTAGGCGGAATTAAACCTCCCCCCTCATCTGGATTACCATCATCTGGTAGAATACCATTCTGTTGGTTTCTGAATTGAGCCTCCAAAATATCCCCAATTCTTTTCACGGCTTCTAACAAGCGGGTTGAAACCGTTGGATCACCATGTTTCTCTCCTGTGGGGGTTCTATAAGCCTGACCGGGTGTAAGGGGGTATAATATGGGTTTACCGGGATTGAATTCGTCTGCGACTCTATTTCGCTCCTTCAGTAAGTCAATCTGTGCCTGAATAGTGTCAAGGGTCTTTCCGGACAACCTTCTAAAACGACCCTCCATATTATTAATGTCGTCTAACAAGGCTTGCGCCCCCTGCCGCAATTCCTGTAACGGGGTTAAATCAGCCGACACTCGTATTTTCTTATCTTCAGCCATTTCCTTCCATCTTTAGCATTTTCTTAATTTCTTCTTGTGCTTCGTCTGCAAAACTCTCTAAAGTTTGTTTCGTCTTTAGGAAATCACCCACACCGGGCACGTATTTAACCTCTTCTGAAATATCCGGCATAAATAATTTATCTTCTTCAAACTCCATTAACTGATGTATAAAAGAAGATTCCCGATGGACGGGTGACATAAACGCTACATTGTGCTTTATTCGCCACCACCTGTCCAACGGGAACCGATTATTCCAGTTGATGACATTCTGTACCAACTCGGAACGCTTCATATTACTCCCCCTTTACGTCATCCTCATTCTTCCCTCTTAACAGGTCTTCAATCTCTTTAAAGAACGGCGCAATGGTTTTCAAGTAGGCATCCCGAATAACCACGTAATCTTTAATGTGCAACTCGCTGAAGTTTTTCACTTTCAAATCTTCAATAAGTTTAGGGCACAAGATTACCAACGTGGCTTGAATGTCAATCATGTCCAATGCGTGCTGTGCTTGATTTGAAGCACTTGATAACATTACATTGTAGTAGCCCATAGACAAACTCTGTTTCATGGCTTCTATTCTGTAAAACTCTCCCACGTTAGGGAACTTCACCGGGTACTCGACCCCTTTAATCTTAATCGTTACTTCGTCGTTAATCATGTCGTATTAGTCTTTAAAAAGGCGGGGTGTTAACCCGCCAAAGTTATAGGTTCAAGATAAATTCCTGATATATCTGTACCTGCCAGACCTCCCTCCGCTAACTGGAAAGAATTGGTGTTTAGCAAACAACCTTGCAAACGAGCAATTGTCTCTCCGGTGTTATCAACCTCCGTAACGAGTTTGCTTTGTGCATCCTCACTTACTACCGTCTTAGCGTACATCGTAATGTCAAAGGCGATATCGCCCAAAACAAAACTATTCTTTATCTGTGCAATGGTTCCGAATTTCTTCAACATCTTGCGCATAACCGGGGTATCAAAACTAATGAAGTATTGAGATACGCTCCATTGGCACAAGTAAGAAACTGCCGGGGCTTCCTGAAGAGTCAGATTCCCCAAACCTTGCACGTTTGCCCTAGTTACGTTTTCCGAAAAATTCAGGTTGCGGCAATACCCCGCAACCTCATTATCAATCTTAATAAACGCTTTCGGGGCTGTATAAACTTTTGGTGCTGCCATAGCTATTCAATTTATTTACGTAATACATAACCCGTGAAGAAAATCTTCGTTATCTCGCTATTTACAACAACCTCGTAGGTTACTTTGTAATAGTCCTCAACCCGTGTTGCTACCACGTTTTGGAAGCGAATAATCAAGTTGTCTTGATTGTCCGTAGCCACTCTAGTCTGTAGGAAGTTGATCGTCCATGTTTCCAAAGCCCCTTTTGACAGGGTGTTCAGATTAACACCGTTTTCATCACCCAACAGATCAATCTCTGCGTTCACGACACACTCTTTATTCAATTGCGCAAGAACACGCATGAATTGAATGCTAAATGAATCCCCCTTCTTATTGAAGAGCAACGTGTTGTCTTGTAAAGTTGTAACACCCTGCAAAATCACGAACCTCCGCAAGTAAGGATTAGGAACCACGATTACCAATCCAGCGTCAAGAGCCTTTTTCTTTTCAGTTTCACTCGGAATGTGCTGCAACTTATCACCTCCAATGGTTTTATTCGTGACAGGCACGTAAGGCGGTTTTCCACTTACACGTCCAATCACTTGGCACAAGTTGTAGAATACACCCCACCACCGTATTCCGGTCGCAACGTAATCACTAGCCGTTCCAATACCGCCCGAGACAGTTACTACCCATGCGCTATTAAATTGCTTAGCGAGAGCAAGAGACTCCGCAAATTTAGCTTTAGAAGGGTAAGCCCCAACGTAAACAAATTTGTCAAACACGGCTTGCGTGTTCCGGTGAGTGATTAATTTCTGTACCGTTGCACCCTTGGCGTTGTCTTCAATCTGGTCACAGAACATGATATTGAATTCAACGTCCGCAATCTGAGTCAAAACATCGTCCAAGTCAGTAGATTTATAATCTTCCGTACCGCCAGAAGCCAATTTCCAGCCCGCATTAGCGGTAACGTCATCAGCGTCAATTTCACCTGTTCCGGCTACCGTGGTATTACTCATATCCAAAATAAAACGAGCCCCAAAATTCTCATCAGTTTGCATCCATGCAATCAATTGAGAAATATTGTTTACCTCTGGTGACACGCAAATTAACTGAGGATCAGATTGCGCTGCCGTTACTTCATTGTAGGGAAACTCAACACCTGTAATCGGGTCTGTGTACATCCCGGTGAAAGTTCCTAACCAGAATTTCATCACCAATGCTGAGGGGTCTTCTGTTCCTTTTTCTACCGTCCATGCGTAACCGCTCTGAAGTTGTTCTGAATCTTCTGGATTCAAAACTCCATTTGCGTTCAGCCCTTCATCAATAGTTTTGATAGAAAGAGTCCCACCATTACTTCCACCCCCGGTGGGTGAAAATGTCATTGTTGCGGGTTCCGTGGTACAAGCACGCACGTACAACAATTTACTGATTCCTGTCGCGTCAGAATTCTGAGGGTCTGGAGTGAAAAGTGCTTCAGCGCATTTCCAAAACATACCTCCTTTAACAAACTCTCTAAAAGAAGCTACATCCTCAAATTCGTACACGGCATCTTTCCCTTGAAGATTCTGACCGTTGATTCCAGAACCACCGCCATAACCTGCACCCATAATGCCCGTATCAATTAACAGGACTGTCCCAAAGTCGAGAGTACGTGACGCACTGCTTTCTCCGGCGGTAATCGTTGAATATACACCGGGCAGAGTTCTCATTGCTCCATTAAAATAGACACTCGTTGCCATATTGTCGTTATTAAATTAATTTTTACAAACTTTTTTCAGGAAGTAAAATTACTAATTTTCTATCATCTTTTTTACTGATGCTTCCTATTTCATGTATAAGTGGAACCGGGTCGCCCCGGTTCCTCCCTTATTAACTCACCGTCCAACTTCCAACATTAGAAGTGACTGTAATTGTCTTGGTGCCACCACCTGCCTCGTAATCAAGACTAGTAGGAGCAACATCAATATACAGAATCTTCGCCACTAACGTTCTAGCTTTAGTAACCGTGAACGTGTACGATAACGAAGTACTCACTCGTGTCGTCCCTTCATACCATCCATCGAACACGTCACCAGATTTGCTCATCGTACATTCCACTGTTATTGAAGTACCGTATGCAAAAGTACCTCCTCCAGTTACGCTCCCTCTACCTGCACTCGTTGAATCCAATTGCACTGCGACAGCGAAATACTGTTTGGTCGTGCGTCCGTACAAAGTGATGTTCTTCGTTATCTTAAACGTGTAAGATTGAGAAGTAGACAATATTGGAGCATCAGCCGCCAACGATTCAGCCCATCCATCAAACTTGTACCCCGTGGCAATGCTCAACATCTTAACGGTCACTTCGGCGTTGTACGTTCCACTAACGTTTGAACCTGCTTCTCCACCCGTTGTTCCTTGCGTGTAGTTTCCGGTACCGTTGGTATTTCTATACGCTCCGTAAATTGCTGCCGTGTAAGTACGTGAGGTTCTCTTTCCTTTAGCCGTTAACGTTAACGCCGACTTAACCTCTGTTGGAGCGTAAGTTAACGCCGTTGAAACACGGGTAGAACCGTTGTACCATCCATCGAAGGCATACGAGAATTTATCAGTAGTTGCCATCACGGTGGCGGTTGATCCCGCTGCGTTCCCATTATAAAGAACGGACTCACTCGCCCGGCTAACCGCACTGATATAATCACCCTTCACGTAAGTTACGGTATAACTACGGGTCGTTTGCGTGGCTCGTGCTTGCAACGTCATAGCCCCCTGAACGTTGGTAGGAGCGTATGTGGCTGAGGAACTTGCTTTCGTCGAACCATTATACCAACCATCCACAGCGTAAGAGAACTGAGCCGTGGTTGCATTAATAGTCATGGTAGAACCTAAAGCGTTTGCCCCTTTTGCAACTCTCTCAGACGTTCTACTAACGCTTGTAACGTAATTTCCTACCGTGTAAGTTACCGTGTAATAAATACGTGAAAAACGAGCGTAAACGGTCTGATTTGCCGTAACGTTGGTAATGGTGTAAGCTGCGTTAGAACTTAACAAAGTTCCACCCGTAGCACCTGCGGTGTACCATCCATCAAATTGATATCCGGTCTTAGCCGCCGCCGTAACCGTGGAACTTCCACCGTAATTTACGGAACCACCACCCGTCACGGTTCCACCATCTGTACCAGAAGCATAATTTCCAGTGCCATCCGTATTACGGAAATACGGGGAAGCCGTTACCGTAAACTTGTTAATCGTCGCACGGGCTTCATAGGTAACAGTAGCCGTCACGTTAGTAGGTGCAAACGTTACAGAAGAAGAAGCCTTCGTTGAACCGTTGTACCATCCGTCGAAGGTGTATCCGGTTTGAACGGTGGCGGTTGATCCCGCTGCGTTGGCTCCATAATTAACTGTTTCGCTTGCTCTACTTACTGCCGTAATTCCAGTACCTTTCGTGTAAGAAACGGTATATGTTTTCATCGTACAAAACACAGTAATAGAAGTCGTAGTACCAAATGTAAACGTTTCATTCTGACCTCCAGTGGTGCCGTTATTATTTTCCCAATGGTCAAAATTATAAGCAGTCGCCGGGGTAAAATTTAACGTTGTTTTAGTGCCTTCTTGACCTGTTAACGATCCAGACACCGTTCCTTTAGAAGCGGTCGGACTCCATGTCACAGTTATCGTCAAGTTATAAACAGCCCATTTAGCAACCAACGTTCTCGCACCCGTACACGTGAATGTATAAGTAGCAGAAGTACTCACTCGTGTCGTGCCTTCATACCATCCACTAAACGTGTAACCCGTCTTACGAGTAGCCGTCAACGTCACAGTTGCGTTATATTTATACGAACCTCCTCCAGTCACGGTTCCATACGTGGTGTTCTCACTAGTAGCCGTGATAGTATAGCTTCTAGTGGTTGCAATTCCACGGGCTTGGAACGTTCTAGCACCCGTGATATTCGTAACGCTCAACGCTAGGTCTGAACCTACTTTCGTAGTGCCTTCATACCACCCATCAAATGAGTATGTGAATTCTGCCGTGGTAGCGGGTAACGCTGCGGTACTTGCTGCCGAACTACCGTAAGAAACTCTTTGAGATGTAGGAGTAACACTTGCGATATTATTGTTCTTGGTGTAAGTTACGGTATTCCATATCTTATCAAAACGAGCGTACCTTGTAACTGGAGCGGTAATATTCTCAATTTTAATAGAAACTTGATTAGATTCCTTAACTCCAGACGAACTATACCAACCTACAAACGTGTACCCCGTTTTTGCCGATGCTGTCAAGGTTGCCGTGGAACCATAGTTATAAGTTCCTCCGCCTGTCACAGTACCACCGTCAGTTCCTTCCGTGTAAGAAGTTCCTCCATCGGTATTCTTAAACTGCGCAATAGCCGTAATAGCAAATGTCTTAATAGTTGCCTTTGCCGTCAACGTTCTATTCCCCGTAATCGGTCCAAATGATCCGGTAGCGAGTGTCGTAAATATTCGAGTACTTCCTTCGTACCAACCTGAGAAATCATAACCCGTGGAGACGGTGGCGGTTGATCCAGAAGCGTTGCTTCCATGTTCAACACTCTGGCTCGTGGGATCAACCGAAGCTATACCCGTGTCAGCAACGTATGTAACCACGTAAGTATCAATTCCAAACGAAGCCGCATAAGAGGCATCCGCCTGAATATTCGTCTTAGAAATAGTGGCTGTCTTAGTACCATCACTCCATCCACTGAACGTGTAGCCCGTGTTTGCGGTTGCGGTAGAAGAAGCTGACCCTCCCCATTGTACTCTAGCACTCGTGGGGGCTACCTTTCCACCCGTTCCGGCGGTAAACGTGATCGTGAACCACCTGCGTTGGAACCTACCAACTAACGTTCTAGCCTGTGTTGCCGTAAACGAATAAGTGGTTCCTGAATAAACTAACGTAGTCCCCTCGTACCAACCCTCAAAACTGTACCCAGTGGCGGGTGAAGCAACCAAAGAAACGGTTGAACCATGATTATAATCGGCGGAAGCCGTCACGGTTCCCCCGGTAGTGCCTGCCGTGAAATCACCACTTTCTGCCACTCGATACGCCGCACTAGTGGTAATTCTGTACTTCTTCAAAGTAAAGACAGCCTCTATCGTTTCATTTTGCGTAACCGTTACCGTGTAGGGGTTATCCGTGTAAGAAGTACTTCTATAAACCCAATTGGTAAAGTTATACCCGGTTGCGGGAGTTGCTGTTACAGAAAGTTTAGTGCCCCAATCCACTTTACCCGCTCCGGTAATAGTTCCTCCTCCGGTAGGAGTGATCTTAGTCGATAAAGTGTATTGATTGGTAATTCTTTTTCCTTTCGCCGTGAAGCTACGGGCTGTAGAAATGTTCGCTACACTTAAAGCCAAAGCGGAACCAACTTTCGTTGAACCTTCGTACCAACCGTCAAACGTGTAAGAGTATTGCTGCGTGTTAGCGAGTAATGTCGCCGTACACGTGGCAGTTCCTCCGTACTGTACAGTCTCTTCAGTCTTGGAAATAGTGTTGATGTAATCCCCTTTTGTGTAGGTCATCTTAAACGTTGCCACCGCTTGCGTGATATTAGCAATCGCCGACACCGTGGAAGAAGACCCTTGCACCACTATCACCCCCACTCGCTCAGCCCCTAAATTTCGAGGTATGGCAAAAGTGATACTGAACGTGAATTCATCTTTAGCCCCCGGATCACCCGTTATGGCGGCGGAGGTTGAATTTGAAAAACTGTTCACGGTGTACGTGGTAGGAATAGGGATTGAAATCGCACTCGATTCACCTAACGTGAAAGTAAGGCGGGCAGAATTACTTTTCCCCGTAACGGTTACATTACCACCCGCCTCTCCAATACTAAATTCTGTTTTATCTAAAGTAAGATATTCGCTTGACGGCTTTTGATTCACTGAATAAGATTTTCCTTCAGCCATATCTTTCACAACGGCAGTCACCACGGTAAAACGCTGAAGACGCCCCTTATGGGGCGTTCCAGAATTCCGCAACGTGGCGTTACCTTTGCCAAACATGGGGCTGACGGTCAACCAAGAATCCTTTGCCATAATATCTTTAATTAATTGTTACTAACTAACCGTCCATGTAGGAACGTTTGATTCAATTGCAATGGTTTTCGTTCCTCCTTCTGCCGTGTAATCCAAACTAGTAGGAGAAGCATCCATGTAAAAGAATTTTGCCACAAGTGTCGCATCTGCAACAACCGCAAATCTATACGGGTTTGCGCTACTAACCTTCGTTGAACCGTTGTACCATCCGTCGAACACGTCACCTTCCAACATGGTACACAAGCAAACGGCATCAGTTCCGGCAGCCAATTCTACACTTGCTGTCGTGGCGGGTGTACCACCGTTAATAGATACCTTACCACGTGTATTCACGTCAGAATTTAAAGAAAGACTAACGGTAAACGTACCTTGTGCCAAATCCTTTAAACAAACGAAATCATTATCCGCATATTTGGATAATGATGCCGCATCAAATTTCCCGGTGGCTACCAATTTCTCTTTAGTCACCCAATCATTTGCAGGAACCCCAATGTCCGTCGGGGTAATACCCGCTATCGTTGCTGCCTCTTTACAAAGAGCGAATGGGAAGTCTGCCATGATTAAGATTGTTTAGAGTTACCGCCTCCGGCTTGAGCGTCCACATATTTAGTAAACACGATATTCGTCGCAACGGTATTTATTTTATTGATAATACCTTGTCCGGTCAACTTGCTCAAAATTCCAGTTTCCGTCAGTTTGGCTAAAATTTGCTTTTCCGTAACATTGTCAAGAATGCTGCCGGGGTTGGTTTGTTGATTTTGCACAATAGTCAAATACTCGTCTATCTGCGCACCTGTAAACTTAGATTTGTATGCCATAATATTTTATTTTATGAAGATTTCAATACACCAAAAGTTTCTCCATTTGCATCTTAGAACTCATTACCGTTAGACACTGTAAACGGTTCACGTAAACCCGGCTGAACGACCCGAAAAGATGCTACCGAAACCACTGACCCTTCCGTCGTGCGCCCGGTTATAGTCATAGTCCTATCAAACCCGGTATTCGCACCAGAAATAGCTATGGGAGCAACCGCTCCCTCGCTAACCGATCGTTGTGTCTTACGTATTTTAGCCATATTAAGACAAAGTCCACTCCGTATTAGAAATAATTGTCTGAGATACGGCTGCTCCGGATGCTTCCAAAGTAATCGTAGCTTGACCAAACGCAAATGTAGGATCACCTGACGTTTGTTTGATAGTAATCTGCGCCGATTGCCCACCTGCCGTGGTTACTTTCAAAGCTGCCGTCAGTTCATCAATTGTGGTATTTGCCGGAATGTTTGAAAATACAATAGAGAAAGTAAATTCAGATTCAGCACCGGGGTCATCCACAATTGCAACACCGTTAGCGGTCGTTGCCCCACCCGCATCGTAATTAGCAGGTAAGGTCAATTTCAAACCACCCTCTACGATTCCTGTTGTTGAACTGCTATCAGTCCAATCCAATAAAGCAAACATCAATTTGGAAGAGTTGGTCTTTCCTGTAATGGTTAAAGTCCCCCCTTCTTTTCCTACTGAAGTTTCCGAACCATTAGTAAAACTAACGAATTCAGGCTTTGCCTTCTGAATTACCTGATACGTCTTGTTAGGAGAAACTCCTGTTGCCACACTCGTGACCGTCGTCTCACGTTGTACACGTCCGGTATGAATTGTACCCGTGTTTTGAATTGTTGCGTTACCTGCCCCCGACGTGGGGTTTAAGGTCAACCAAGCTGCCTTTGCCATAATTATAAATTTAATTGTTACTCATTGCTATTTGAATGAACAAATATACAATAATTTGAATTAATTCTGATCTTCAGAATCCTTACTTTGCGCCTTCTTTCGACTACGTAAATAATCCGTGGAAAGTGTCCAATTAGTGTTAGAAAACAAATCGTTAGTCTTCATATCCTCAACTTGTTCCAACCAAACATACGGACGAGCAAACGCCACGTACTCCGTAATAGGCGGCACCCAACCGGGGTCTGATCCAACCGGAATGGCTTTCTCAATAACAAATTTCGTAATCAATTCAGGTCGAATTATAGAGGCGTATCTATTTACATCTTCTATTTCAACTGAAATTGTCTTAATTAAAATGGGTAAAGGAAATAAATCATTCTGAGCGATTAAATCCTCAGCGTTAAAAGAAAACCTTACAAATTCCTGCTCTAACGTGTTACGTGCCCCGATAAGTAAAGTCCACAGTACTTCACCTATCAAAATGGATTCTAGCATATTGTCGCTAAGGCACATTAATTGTACGTCAGAACGATTAGAGTTCACGAAGCCCTCACGCCTGTATGGATCGTTTCCAAACTCGTCTAACGGGGGTGCGCCGAAACCACCAAACGGATCAACTGAACCTTTCCCTCTACCCGGTTCTCTAATTACAATGCACGGAAAATGTGTCTTGTCTTTAGGAAACTCCATCGTGGCTATAACTTTTCGAGGACTTGTATTCCTACGAGTGAAAATGGCTTTAGCCTGTTCGTAAAAATCGAAATTCCTATCCGTGACCCCGTAAAACATTTGGTATAATAACGTTTGTTCTTCAGGTACGGTTTGGTAATCTTCTTCCACGTAATACAACAAACCTTCCACTATCTGTTTAAACCTTGCTATCGTTATCATTATATTTGTTTTAAAAATTCATCAATAGCCATATCAGCAACCTTCTCAACCTGCGATTCATCCAAGGCTTTATCCATAAATTTACGTGCCTCGAAGCCGGGGTGAATCCAACTCAAAGGCTCACTCTTATCACTCACTCTTCTAAACGTGAAATACCCTCCCCTCTTTTCTTCTTGAGTAGCCCCAACTTCAATTCTAACCAAACCTTGAAATTTAGGGGCTTTATGCACGTACTCCGGAATCACACCCTCAGCTGTCTTAATTTCCTTGCGTTTACCTAACTGTTGGTATTGGGAGGGTAATTGAGACGTCTTTAGGGGTCGCCCGGCGGCGTTTTTAGCTGCCTCGTACACTTCTTTAGGTAATACGCCACTAAATAACGTAGACTCCGCTAGAGCCCCTGCAGAGGCATATCTAAAGGGTATTGTTAGGTACCAACCCCCACCTACTTTTATTTTACGTTTCGCAGATGCCGCAAAGCCTGTCTTTTCGTCAAAAGGTGGTTTCCCATCTTCAATGGCTAACGCCAAACCATTATCGCCCGGCTTTAATCCAAATACCACGGAAGTATCGCTCTCCCGTTGAACGTACATGGCACGTTTATACAAACTTCGGGTTTTCTTTAAACCTTTATTCACAAGGTTCTCCCACTTCGTGGCATATTCGGAAACAACTCGGTCAATAATTTCTGTACCGAGTTGCTTAGCCTGATCACCCGTCAAGGCAAATTCTTCTATGACTTCCGTCAAATCAATGTGAATCGGGAGCATAATCGTTATATATTACACCGCTGCCATCGTAATTAGGACGCTGCATATCAACCAAATGGCTACGCCGTCCAACCACCTGCAACGGTAATTTTATCAATTCCAACTGACCGGAAACCTTATTCCGTTGTTCAGATGCCCGAATTTCATGCGGCATATCAATCACGTGGTATTGCACCCGGTGTTTGTAAAACACTGACACACCTACTCCGGCGGGTACTGCCCCCACTTCAAAATTAATACAGTAAGGGTTATCCCCATTAACAGAATAGGAAGAAGGGTCAAGCTGAACTAAAGGTTCGTTATACGCTGAATATAGCCACACGTTAAATATTTCAATAGGAGCGTAAGACAAGAAAACGCTCACGTGTTCGGGGGTCATTTCCCGGCTTACAATCATTTCTGAAAATGCGGCGTACTCGTCATTAAGAGTAATCCTATCAAGATATGAAATCAATAACTTATCCTGATCCCGCACCGTGATAGCCGCCGTTCCCATCAATTCAGGAGCCCAATGCACGTATTGAGTGATGCGATTAAGCCCTTGCACGATAGCTTTCGTCATTACCGGATTAACGTAGAAGTAACCAGAACCATGACAATTATGACACGTTGGGATAGGAGAACCACTCGCACCCTGACACGGGCAACGTATCGCTTTCTCACATATAATATCGTATGCGTGTTCCCATATCGCAATATTGAATTCCTCAGGTTTAAAATAAACCTGAGGAGTTACCATTTGCGGGGCGTCTGAATTATGTACTGTTCTTCCTGCCATGATTAAAACACCGATAATTTCACTTCGTCATAAACCAATTTAATTTTCTTGACAGTTTCAGCGATATTTTTCTGATACTGAATAATACGAGCACCGTAACCACTGTTAGTGGCGGATGCCGTTGAACTGATACTTTGGCTCAATCCATCAATTCCTAACGATTGCGCCGCAATACCCGCACCCAATATTAAATCCCCCGCAATACCCAACGGTCCGAAACACGCCATCATCCCCATGATGTTAATCAAGTCCATAGGTAAATGGTCTAAATCAAACCCGGTTATATACTGAAAATCCCAATAGTCAGGAATCATTAGGAAATGTTGACTTCCTAATTGCGTCGTAAGACCGCTCAAGATAACTTCCGCATTAGCGGTTGCCACTGCGGTTCCTGTCGGCACAATAGATACCCTACGACGATAAATACCGTAACTATTAGTAGATACCGTTAGCCATTGGGTAGGGTAGGAAATCTGTTCCAACTGATTGAATCGCCCCGTCAGCGATAATGGCACGTTGACGGGGTAACTCGGAAACAGTATTGGAAACGATTGCCAATAATCCGCACGGTAAAACGTCAGCTTTTCCTTATCAATGAACGTGCGCTTCAGTTTAAGATTGAAATAATTCTCAATCTCCTTTTGCGCCGCCTGTATGTAAAATCTCATACTTTCATTGCTAAACGCCGTTCCATCGCCGCCCTGTATTTTAATACCATACAAGTATATTGAAAAAACTTCAGCCGGAGATAACATCATCCCCTCGTTTTTTCGATATTTCATTGTTAATGTAAGCTGTCCCATAAGGATTATTATTTATTCGTTTCCGCAATAATATATTCGATGATGTCAGCCATTTTAGCTTCCTTCATCGCTGTCATGTCAATTCCGGCATCTTCACCGAATTTAACCAAATCGGCTTTCTTTGTTAAGCCTTTTAATTCTTTACGCAATTCTGCAATTTCTGCAGACTCTTCTACCTCCCCTTCAACGGTCTCTACCGGATCGGTAGGGGCTTGTTCTGCCGGGGCTTCGGTAGCAGGTTCAGGGGTCGGGGCTGCGGGTGTTTCAACGCCCTTGACACGCAATGCGTGTTCTTTCTCATATTCTTCTTTCCATGCCTTCACCTCTGCCTCTAATTCTTTCACTTTCTTGGCACGTGCCTCGCTCACGTTGGTAAGGCGTGCAAGTTCTTTCTGATAGAAAGCCTCTCTATCTTTAAAGTCAGACTTCAGAGCCACTTCTTTAGGAGTTTGGTATGCGGGCTCTTTCCCCTTTTCGTACAAATCCGGAAAACCCAATTTCAAAATTTCTGCGCCAAAAGCGTCATCAACGGTTGCCACGCAATTCACGAATTTAACGGGTTTTCCATTGAAATTAATAGTTCTGTTTCCAGCTTTTCTTGAAAATAAATCCATTGTCTTAAAATTTGATGTTAATAAAAGAAACGGGACAGGGTCAAGCCCCACCCCGTTTCGCCTTACATTATATGAAAGAATTAACCTTATGCGGTTACAGTCGGGATTCCTCTCTTACCAATGTTAATGATACGAGCGATCTTACCCGGTTGGTATTCTACCGGAGTACCGTAGTTCAATACAGAGAATGAACGTCTCGGACCAACGATAGCGTAATCCAACTTCATGGTTCCACCTAATTCAAGGTATTCCATCATTTCAGAACCGTTGAAGTAAACCAAAGCTGATTTAGTTCCAGCGATCCAACGGTTACGGTCATGAACGGTTCCTGCGGCTGCACCGTCCCATCCGGCTGCGAGTTCAGTTTTGCTAACCTCGAAGATCGGGAACAAGTCAGCGGTAGTGATGTCGGCAGGATCCATTTCTGAACGATAGATCACATAGCAAGTTTCCGGATAAGCGGAAGAAGTTGCACCCGTGAATTTCAGGGTTACAGATTGAGTTGCCCCGACAGCCTGAGCGGTAGAGTTCAACAATACAGGTTCTGATTCCCCGTAACGGTTTTTAGCCGTAACAGCGTAGAAGTAAGTACCTGCGTTCTCGGTTCCAAACATACCCTTAGAGTCAACTGCCACAGCTACCGGAGTAGTCGGGTCAGCTACCGGGGCATTAGGAGCCTTCTCAGAAGTCTTACCTTTACCTATTTTCACCGGAGCGGCGAAGTCAAAGAATTTGTCAGCCTTGATAGCAACACGTCCGAACTGTGTTACAATGTTGTTCACTGACTGACCCATCGTTGCCCCTTCTACGGCTCCTGCCATACCAACGAGCACACGTTTTGATTCGTGGAACAGTTTCACGTAGTTATTGAACACGATAGGAGAAGAAACGATACGGTCGATAACACCGTTTCGGTCGTTTACAACTGCCTGAGCAGCGTCTTCAACCATAGCATCAGTCAACACGTGACCGTTAGCGTTGATAACGGCAACATCTCCAAAGTAAGCGTCAAGCACTTGCTCGGAAGTCTTACCTAACAAACCACCGGTGATGTCGTTGATACCTTCAATATGCTGTGCAAACACACCATCAAACTCTTCCGGATTCTTTTGGCGGTTAGCGTCAACAATTTTCTTGTCGAGGATAGTTTGCAACAAAATGGTTTTGTTCTCAACCTCTTTCGTGTACAAACTTCCTACCGTGGTACGCACAATCATACCCGGATGAGTTACCTGCCCGGTTACACCCGTGAAAGCAACAACGATTGATTTCCGTCTGTAAACAGAGTCAGTTTCAGTAGGAGTTTCACCCTCTTGGTTGAAGATACCCACTTCCTGACCATATTTGAACAATTGGTTATACTGATGAACAGTGTTCTCGATTTTCTGACGAGGCATTTCATTCCAGAATACCAACTGATCCAAACGGTTTTCCAAGTTTTTCAACACGTAGTCCAATGATTCAGGTTTCAAACCTCCACCATTGTTCAACATATTGTCATACTGCATACCTGTCATCAATCCAGCTTCCATAGCTTTCAAGATGTCCTCAGACGACATACTATCCAACGGATTAGCATTCTCTTGTCCTTTGTAGTTAAATAAATCCATTTTATTCTTTATTTTATTTTGTTATCACGAAATATTTATTGCACTAAGCGAACATTTTTCTTGTCATAAAGATACTTCGCAGCCTTTTCACCTACTGCACCACCTAGCGGGTCAGTCAAGTAAGCGTAGGAATCACTTTCCAAAGATTTCTTCAAACTTTCGTCTGCTTCTTCCTCAATGGATTTCATGATTAACGCACGCACCACTGGACGGTCTTTAGAGATGCTCAAAGCGGTCTTTCCTTCAGTGTCCTGTACACCACCACCGTTAGCAACGCTCTTTTCGATCAAGGCTTGGCTCATGTCAGATTTAAATCTAGGAGCGGCATTACCAATCACGGTAATAGCGTTACGCATACCTTCCAAAGATTTTTCAATCTTTTCAGACATTGCAGTCATGGCGGTTTCAATCATAGCCGGAATAGACTTAGCAAACTCTTCTTGAGACTTAGCTTGGTTAGCCAACAACGTATCTTCCATAGATTTCAACAAGGTGTCAAAACCTAAAGATTTTGCCAATTGGTTCGGATCGCCCGGTTTCCCATCGCCCATACCGCAACCTTTGTCAACCTTGTCTTCACCTTCTCCATCGGCTTCTTTTTCACGTTTTTCTTCAGAACGTTTAGCCTCGTCAGCTTCTTCGTCCTCTTTCTTACGCTTCTCAGTACCTTTGTCAGCACGTTTCTCTTTCGTATCACCGGGGTCTCCCTCGCCATGATCATCCGGACCATATTGAGTAGACTTCTGAAGGGTCAAGGTTCCATTCTGAAGCCAAGACTCAATGAGACTTTCCTCAAAACCACTGACAAGCATTGATTTGATTAACTCATCATCTTTTTGTTCTTTCGTCAACATAATTTGTCAATTTTTCTGGTTAAAATTATTACAAAATTTCTTTCTATCAAAACGGATTATCATAGAGCCTCCTCACGTATGTTAAAATCAGCATCAATTACCAAACGCCGATTTCCAACGACAGTTTCGTACATAATCCGATTTTCAAGTTGGCTTTTCAAAATTTCACCCGTAGGAATAAAATCCTGAACCTGAACGCCTTTCACAAAATCTAAATATGAATTGAAATTGACTGGGGTCATTGTCAACGCAATATTATTTATCACCGCTTTGGTTATATGTTTGGGATTTTTAGGGTCTCTTTCAAGTGCCCTACCTTCTATTGACATACCGGGGCGGCGGGTTGCCCCACTCGCACGCATCTCAATACATTTATCCCAAAACGCTCTAGCTTCTGGGGAATCTTTCCAAAGTTTACCTTGTACCCAAAACTTGTTATCAACTATCTTACCGTCTATTGGCTCACCAATCCACCATCTACTTTTCAATTCTTTCGCTCTGGTGGTTAGGTGGTCGAGGTTAAATAACCCATGCCGCAAGAAGTAATCAATTTCAAACCCGTTAGGTTCCATTGACTCACCTTGGAAATCTTTACTATTATCACTAGCAATCCCCTCGAAAACCATATTCTCATAGCGACGATCATCACCACGGGGGTATTCCGTAGCCACCTCGGCTTCCGATTTCGCAACATCTATCGGTAGCCAGAAATTAAAATCGTTCTCGAGTTGATTATACATATCCTTTTATTTATAATTGTCCACAAAATTACGCAACGGTTTCTAATTCCACAAATATGGGATCACCGACGTAATCTGTACCGTGCTCGTTAGCTGCCAGAAATTCTTCGTGACTTGTCTTAACTTTAACGCCATCGCCCCGCAAGAAATTATCTTTCAATACTTTTAGCACTTGTCGCACTTGGGCTTCATCACCCTCGTAAACAAGTTCCAATTCTGTCAAATAATTGGTCTCTGGAGTTCTTTTGTACGTGACCTCATAAATAATAAAAGGCTTTTCCAATTTCAGGCTTTTGCTTAAATACAATTCTGCCTCGCCGCTTACTGCCTTTAAAATGCGCTCCACGTTCTTCTTAGGGTCTCGTACAGGAACTATCGCCCGCTTGCGCTTACCGTTGCTTCCCTCTAAAGATTCGGGCATTAAACGACCCTCTGTCTCGGTAGAAACCCCTAACGCTTTAGCAAGCATAAAAGAATAGGCGGGTATAAAGGCAGCCTTCTCTATTCTGCCTTCGTGGTACGCCTTTAACAAAGGAGTTACCTTCTCTTCAAATCCTTCCGGGGTTAACAATTTCAAAATGTTTTTCCCTTGATCGAATATGAATGGTTTCAACGGTATTTCAGCAATGTCAATCCACTCGTAGAAACAATGCTCGGTAGCGTCAAGAGTTACAGGTTGCAACTCGTCAACATAAATCTTGTAGTATTTAATGTGTGCATCTTCACTACGGTATTCTCCCAACTCCTCAATACCGCCGTCCAACGGGTCAAGATTTGTTTCTTCTTTCAACTCACGCAATGCAGCCACCAAAAAATCCTCACCCGGATCAACGTGACCACCCGGCACGCATACCGTACCGTTACACATCAATTCAGTTACCCGGTGCAACACGAGCATTTTGCCATCCCTATTGAAAGCAATAACATCAGCGTACTTCGTGGGTTCACCCGTTAGGGACTTCAACAGGGTAAAATACCCATCCTTTTTCAGATTTCCAGCCCGGTACGCAATGGTAGCCGTGTCAATGGTATCTATATTCTGGCAGGCATCTTTTATCTCTGGATCGTTACGGTATTTCTCAATAGATTTAAGAATACGTTCCCTTTCAGAAACTGCCTTAGCCACTTCTTTAGAATGCTCTTGGACGAAGGTTTTATAACTGTCAAGCACTTGCCCCCTCTTTGCTTCGGGTATAAGTTCAATTCCATCCACCATCGATTTCTGAAACATAAACTTATCAGCTAAACCCTTCCCGACGACACTTAATTCATTTAAACGCTCTTTAAGAGCCCGGTAATCTTCCAACTTTTCTGCCGTTGTGCGATAACCTAAAATTTTTCTAAGATTCATAATCATTATACTAAATATTCTTTTTCACCGATAGTTATCTTAACCTTACTCTTTCGAGGTACAGTTCTTTCGAAATTTTCAGGTGGAACGAATTCCCCTTTCTTATCATCCCATACATACCCCTTTGGGACATTTCTTAGGTCACATCTACAATTATGTACGACAACTCCATCCGCAATGTAACTTTCATCTTCTTCAACAGCAAAGTTATACAAATATTTAGAAAATGGTTTCACTTCTTCAATATTTGTAATTTTTGCTTTAATACCTTGAAACTTTCCAGAATGATTTTTCACTAATAGGGCTAATCTGTTATAAACCTTTTCACCTTCTTCACGAATTTCTTTCTCAGAAAATCTAAATGTATCATAACCATATTCTCGTTTTAAATCACAATCACGAGTGGCATCATATTCTTTTTTATTTTCGTGCCACTTACTCCCATCGGCTTCTAAAATAATATTTAATGTCGGAATGAACACATCTGGGAAATACCCTTTTACATTGTTTTCAAACTTGCCATTATTAGGAATGAACACGCCCAATTCGTAAGGTACTCCGAGTTTTTCTAGAAAATGAGTAAGTTTCTTTTCTATGAAAGTTCTCTTTTGTCCATTTTTAGAATTAGCTTTTCCCCTATTTTCTATCAGCCAATTATACCCCTCTGGGTGATTTTCTTTAACTTTTGCACGGGCATTCAACGTTAACTTTCTTTTATCTTCTTTAGACATTGATTTATATCTTTCTTTCATCTGTTTTGATGCACATTCAGAATTATGCTTTCTTATCCAAGAATACTTTTGAAATTGTTCTTTTGCAGAAATACTATTGGTACAAGAACCACATAATTCTAAATTGTTTTCTCTCAGTGGAATTATGGAAATCAATTCGCCACACCTTTCGCACTCAACCCCTTTTATTTCTAAAAAATCACCAATTCTAGCATTTTTAACTTCCACCCATTTGTTATTAACCAAAACAGGATGATTTCCAGTAATATGCTTTAAAAGTTTTTTAGTTGTTTTCCCATATCGTGTTTTTATCTCGTATTCAATATTATAAATTTTTTCACTTTCATCATATTCATGTTTAAAAGTTTGTAAAACTTTTCTAAACCTATTATTATGTGTTAAAACGAAATCCCCACACTTTATATCAGCTATTCTTTTCCAACCGTCAACAGTAAAAATCTTAGTTGATGCAGAATTAAAACAAAATGGGTGTACGGGGTGAATCGTTGCTTTCCAGTTTTGCGCCTTCACTCCGTAATTTGTCCCGTTGGCTAACAAGGTAGAAAGTTTAAAAACTTTTGGTTTGCTTCCAATACCTGCCGTTAGGAACAATCTAATACAATGCTTGCACGCTCCCGGAAACACGTCAAAGTAAACCAAAGGATCATCATCTTCTGACATGAAATACGTGGCTCGACCCACGTTAAACACATCCTGATGTTCAGTTTCCACTATTCTACCCCAATCTCTCCCCCAATTCTCCATCTGATTAGCTATATTGGCGGTGATCTTCTTAACGGAACGTTGTTCAACAACCCCATCAAGAATATCATCGTGAATTGCCTCTTCCGTTTTAGCCCTCTCTTGGGCTTGCACGAAAACAAGCTGTTCCGAAGCCACTGAAGCCCCCACGTCATTTTTAATTCTCTCCCCCAAATTCTTTATATGCGTGTACGTCTTGTTTGCGGCTACTTTATACATAGCCAAATCAAACGAAGAAGGGGTCAAACCGCCCATCTTAGACATAAACGCCACGAACTCCGGGTAAGTTATTTTGGCGGCGGCAGTCGCTCCTAGAGCGGCTGAAACACGACCAAAAAGAAAAGATTGATAATGTGTAGGAAACTTAGGGATAAGTTTTAGCAAATCCACCCCTTTACGTTTCAGCACGGCGATATCATAAGCAGAAAGGTAATCTTTGCCTAACGTTTCCGCTACCATCTTAGCCACCGCAAAATCTACGTCGGTAAGAATCTTTTGTATGTCCTGCGCCGTGAATAACATTATTTCTTATCTTTAACTATTTCTACCATCGTTTTCACCAAATTCACAAATAATTCCCCACCCTTGAAAGACTTCTTGGCTTGTGCCTCATAAGCCCCTTGCACGTTAGGAAACCTCATTGGATCAACGTGGTGGTGAATCTTTGGGAGTTTCGGAACTTTCATATTACGCTTTCTTTCCTAATTGGTTAGTAATGAATTCCATGGCTGCACCGAAAATCGGGTTGCCTGCCTGAGATTTATTCAATAACTCCTCAATTTCTGGATCATCAGGTTTACCAGAATCAGGGTTCTCGGCTACTTCATTCATGTAATCTCCACCCATCATTTTAGCCTGTTGGGCTTGTTGGTACACCGGGTTAAGAATAGTGTCCATATCTGGATCAAACGCCCGTCCCGAGTATTTTTCAAACATATCTTCCATCGACACCATACCCGCTTCGAGTTTCTTCTTATCCAATTCAACCTGTGCGTTCTCGTCCTCAATCTCAATACCCGTGAACACCAACTCCAGTCTTTCATCAATTTCACTGATAATATACTTATTCAGAATATTTTGATAAAACACCATTAGAGGGGTTAAGCCTTTTTGTTTAGAGTGATCCAAACGTTCACGCTGACCTCTTTCCCCAAAAATGCGGGCTTGATCTTGGAACTGAAAACCTAACTCGCTAGGATCCATACGATACACCGCACACACAATAACAAATAGGAACTTGATCCATTCGGTAAACTCCATATCTCTATTTGTCTGTTGCAAGTCTATCCACTGCAAATCAATCCCCTGTATAACCGGAATCTTATGTGAATTGTACACGGTACTCATCGTCTGCTTCCAGTCCTGACGAAACTCGCTCAGCGTGCCTTGATCAATATTTTGGTTCTTAACGTTTAGGAAACCTTTCGGCTGACTACCCTGTTTAAAGAAATTACCGTTGTACTGCATACCCCACAATATCCACGTCACAATCTCTATCAGCGTTTCCAATTCGCTACACCCATAGCCATTGCGTAACACGTTGGTTGACTTGTTGCGAATGCCATATCCCAATTCCCACGGGTAAAAAGCCACGTACTCGCCCGTAACCGGGTGGCGTATGATTTGTCCATCCCATACCATAGCGTATCGGGGCAAATACCCGTGCCAACGGAATTGCTCGAACATTTGCATATACCGGGGGTCGTTGGTGTCCAATTGACGAATCATAGCGGCGTCTACAGCCCGGAACTTCTTAACGTTAAGGTTACGGCTACGCACAACCTCGAAAGTTAATTGGTCGAGGGCTAGAGAGTCTCTAAGCACTTTACGGGTAAACTCTTGGAAGTTATCTTCTGTTTCCCATTTCTCATTTTCCCCTCCATCTTCCAAAAATTTCACGATATACTCCACCTTCTTCATGTCCTCCTTCGAAATATCCTTCTTGTTTTCAACGTTGCCAATCGCTCCGGGGTTTTGCTTGTAACGAATCTTAAAGCCCGGTTTCTGATCATCATTGCTGTACTTTAGGAAATTCTGAACTTGTTCAATACGAGTGTTGATAACCGCCTTGATAATGTAAATTTCCGACATCCGGTTCAGGGTGTTAAAAGTAACACCGTTGTTCGGGTCTCGGTAGCCTTTCCCGTTAAAACCAATTTCGGAAGGGTTCCACTGTATTGATTTTATTTCGGGGGTAGCCAAACGACGTCCATACTTCTGTTGTTGAGATATGAACGCCTGTGCTTTGATTACCTCTTCAAATGACTCCGAACTGAGTGCCTTTTGTAACCTGTTTTGCAACGCCATCGGAGCCGCCTGTGCCATCAGTTGGAGTTCTTGAAGAGACAACCCATCAAAATCAGGTATGGGAGCATTCTGCGCCCCCATATTCTGATGATTTAATATGCGTCGTTTCTTCCTACTCATATCCTATTAAATTGTCGTAGGTGTCACATAAACGGCTGCGTCGTATGCCCGACCGCTGTACAACGCTCTAATTTTGAACCACGTTACATCAGCCGGAACCGTAACGTTCAACTCGTTGATTATCTCAAATGAAACGTAGTGTTGGGCGGAAGTAGTCAAAGTCTTACCGTCTTCACTTACTGTGCCCACGGCTTCTTCGATATCGGTAAATGACAACTGATTGTCGTTTGCCATTAACGTGATATCCATTGTTGCTTTTTCGTCTCCGGTGCGGTCAAAAGTAGCGATCAACCACGGGAAAGAAGCTGCGGTATTTTCATCCCACGGGTATTGCTCTTGATAATCTGCAGGCATATAAGCCTTGAAAGTTTTCTCGTCGTAAATAACCTTCAATGACAACCCGTTCACAACCCCTGCCAATACGGGCGCACCGCTAGTAAAGTCAGCTGATTCGTCAACGATAAATTTATTCCCTTCATAGCAATCTACACGAGCCTCAATGGCTTTAGCCATGTTCAACATTTCAGCAATAGTGACAGACTGCCCCATGCCAAAATTAAATCCAGCGTGAACCATGTTGCCATAATTGTCGCCGATTAACCCGGTAATCATGAAGTTATTGATAGTTCCTAAACCATCAGTCTCAACAGTTACCCGTTCATCCAATTTGGAGTAAACATATTTTTTCATACTTTTCTAAATTAAATTTCTTATTTAAAATGCGCTACAAATATACAAATTTGAAAGCAAGTCACATCGGATGCCCTCTTTCTCCATATCATTAGCAACGAATCAAGAAGTTGTAATTTGTTGCAAGATTTTAAACCACGACAGTGTAAAGACGTATATTAGTACCTTTCTTATTTTAATTCTTTTTATTGTAACCATGACGAACCAACACATCCATCAATTTCTTAATAGAATCGTACGTGAAAGAAATTTCACCCTGTGCACCTGCCAAACTCATTTTATAGACATCCCCTCTTTTAGACACAAAACCTTGTGAACTTTTATTACGAATAGGTACAACCTTTCCGGTTTCTATTTCATCCCTTAGTTGCGTGTCAGAATCAGATAAACTTTCTGTTTTATCAGTCTTGTTCCTTTTCTCTAATTCGTTCTTAACTTTCATCGCTTTATACAGGGCTTCGGCACGTTCTGACTTCTTCATGTTATCAAAGTTTTCGTTAAAATCCTTGACAATGCCATCATGTAAAAGCTGAATCGTTTTATCATCTAACCCCTGCAAATTCTTAAAAGATTCATCAATGCGCTTTCTAATCTTGTTCGAAAGGTATTTCTTAAATTTCACCTGCCCGGAGTTTGGCATATCGTCAAACTTAATACGGTAGGAAAACTCTTCCTGTTGCTCACCCCCTGTGTCTTGTTTGGTTTCGGTAACTTCAGCCGTTTCCTTCGCTTCCTCCTTAACAGGCTTCTCCTCCTTACGTGGGGTTTCCTCTTCCTTAACGGTAGTGGTTTCCTTCACGGTTTCTTCTTTCTTTTCGGAAGCCCCGTTCTTTAGCTGTTCCCGAATGCCATCCAGTTTCTTCTGCAATTGGGTGGTAACTTTGTTAAACCGAGATTCCCCGTCTTCGTATTCAAGCCATATCCTTTTATTCTTTTTGATATCGGCTATCTTACGTTCCAAAGCGGCAGCGTCACGTTCAAGTGGATTTTCCTCCTTTTTAGGTTGATTAGGAGACGCCTCCTGTTGAGCGGCGGCGTGTCCATATTCCAACCCTACCCGGTGTAACCGACGGTTCTCTGGAGTATCCTCGTAACGCCCGTACCGGGCTTTCTCGATTACGCTATTCATCTTTACCGTCCTTTGACCATGATTCTGGTAACTTGCTTTCCAAGCCTAAAGCCTTCGCACGTTTGCGAATCCAAGCCTTAACTTCTGCCTCCGGCATAGAAGACGCACCAACTAGTCTAATAGCGTCGTGCAGGTCTTGTTCGTTCCGTATCGGATATTTGCCATTAGGCATGGCTTCGCCTTTCTCTGCGAGCCCCTTTCGCTCCTTTTCTGTAAAGTCGGTTTTATTGACAGACTTCATGATAAGGTTTTCCCACGGGGTAAACTCCATTGACTTCTCTACCTTGTCATCACCCTTCTCAGAACTACCCTTGTCCTCTTTCTTCTTTTTAGACAATTCGGCTTTAGCTTTTTCCATGATAGCACGGAACTTCTTAGCGTTAGTGGAATCACCTTTCTTTTCAGCGGCATCGGCTAACTTCTCGGCTTTGGTAGCGAGCGTCCGCAATTGAGATTCGCTATATTTGGAAAGGTCACCTTTTACCTCAACATCTTTATGTTGTTTTTGTTCCTCGGGCTTTTCTTCCTTCGGTTTCTTCTTGTACGGCATACCCACACGTGCCAACCGTCTGTTTTCCCGTGTATCGGCGTATCGCCCGGTTCGCATGGCTTTCTCGATGTAATACTGCCCCTCGTCCCATTCAACTTGAGCCTCCCGGTAATAGCGGGTTACTTCTTTGCCGTCTGCGTCAACACAAATGGCTTTCGCCAGATAAGCAACGTCAACGGCAAACTCTTCCTTGTCTTCCGGAGACAGTTCATTACGTTGACTTTTCTCTATACCGTCTTTGGTGTAGGAAGCTATCTCTTCCGGAGTGAAAACCTCGTAACCGTGATTACGTGCAGTTTCCTCAAAATCCGACAATAACATTTTCTTATTTTGTTCCATAATTCAAAATTAAATTTAATTTTCTGGGAGTAAAATTACAAATTTCCCAAAACTAAAATAGGGAAGACATCTTGTGTGATAAAAACGAGGAGCCGAAGCCCCTCGAAAAACCTAAATCAAAACTTCTGGAATTAAAATAGAATATTCATGCCTCAAATTTAACTACATCATGCCCGTGGGCTATCTCAAAACTAATAGGAGGCTAACGGTAACTACTACGCAATCTTAATAGGAAAGGTTATAATCTCCTAAAATTTCAAGTCGAGCAAAGCGAGACCGGGTTGCCCCGCAACCCTTGTATTTAATAACTTCTATTTAAACCTACTATTTAATACAAAATTTTTCGTGGGGTGATTTAATATTAATTTATTCCGTGTCTTCTCTTAAATTTTTCGGCGCAATTAAAACCCATCTGTGCGCAATTAAAACCCATCTGTGCGCAATTAAAACCCATCTGTGCGCAATTAACTAAAAAAAAACACGCTGAGTATATTTGAAACTTTTTATTTAAGACAGCGTAACAAGGGTATTATTAACAAATAAAGTTTATTATGGCAGAAAATTTAGAATTAATTAAATGTGCAAAAAGAGTCTTAGGAGTAGTTCCTAAATATAGCTGTTGGCAAATGAGATGTTTTGTATTTGCTTTAAATCATCTACAACCGTATTTTGACACTGATATTGATTGGATGTCTTTTCCAACTAGAAAATTAGAAAATAAACTAAATTTTAACGAATTTAGTGAATTTGAAGTTCCTATTGATATAAATAGGATTGACAGAGATACTCGACATGGAACCAGAATTCTTAATGAAATTAAGGAGATGATGGAAGTTTTTATTCCATTTGAATACGTGAAAAATGGTGTTAGAAAATTTACTGCTTTCCGCTTTATTCACAGAATGTCTTTGGATGATAACGGTAATTTAACTGTCTATTTATCCAATTTTAGTGTAAGGTGGGCTTTAGAGTACCAAAAAGAAAAAGGCTTTCTAACTTTTCATAAAGATTCGGTTTTGTGTTTATCTTCTAGTTACCACATGAATTTGGCTATGTTGTTCGGTCAGTGGTATAACCCTAGAATTTTTAAAAAATCTATTGAAGAATTAATTAAGATTTTAGAATGTCCACATTATACCCCCCAAAATTTGGAGGATAAGATTTTATTTCCGGCTTTTCATGAAATGTTGAATAAAAAAGAATGCGTTTATGCTTTTAAATATCGTTTTGTGAAGGAAAAGGCAGAAGGTAGAAAAGGTAGGAAAGGATTTGCTGAAATTGAATTTAAAATTTATGATAAACGTAAAAGTAATTTTTATGAAGAATTTTATAATGACGATTGGCAAGATCGTGTAAAACAAGATGAACAAAATAAATAAGCTATGGCTCAAACATTTAAAATACAAAATAAATCGGCGGATGCCGTGAACGCTTTAGAACATGGAGAAACGTGCTCTATTTCGTTGGATTTGGTAGAAATTACCAAAAGTAGTAGACCCAAGATCATTCAGAAGTGCGCTAAAACTTTCACGGTTCGTAAAGATTGCGACGGTGGTTTCTGTACAGATTGCTGCCTTGAGAAAATGAATTGCACTGGAATTTTGTGCATAAGTGATGATTTCATTCTAAAATTGGTGAATAATGAGTAGTCAAGTAGAAGAACTTCAAAGAAAGATATTATTTCAGGATCGTGAAATACGACGGCTCAACGAAGAACTTAACGACAGAACTCTTCGTGAAAATGAACTTATTAGCGAGATAACCCGGTTGCAGGATGAACTGGATTATTTTAGAAAAGAAAGCAAACAGCAGGGACGCCTCGTGCAGATAAAGGCTGATACTCTGGAGGAGTTTCTTGACCCTTCCCTTCCTAACACGTTTGCCACCGGGGAAGGCACGGGGCTTGAAGAAGAATGGGAAGATTTCATGTACGCCTACACTGACGAAATGTTTATTGAAGATGATGAACCCGATTTGCTACTGTTTAGGGATGACCGTGAGAAATGTTATCGTTCAGAGACGGGCAACACACGACTATATTTCCCAATTAGCAAAGCCGAACTTAAGATTCTAAACATTCTTAAGATACGTCCACTTACCCCCGAAGAGGAGGAAGCACTTGCACAACGTTTAGAAAACGAGTAATTTAGTGGCTAAAATAGTTTTAATTATGGAACAATTACACACTAAAAATTCAGAAAGATTTTCGGGGAAGAATGACCCCGATTATTACGTTGCCGGGGGTTTTGACCCCGTGCCAACACCACCTGAGGAGTCAAACAAGCCTTCTAAGCGATCCTTTTGGGCTATCCTAGTAAACGTATTACTTGCTATATGGCAAGCCCCCCAGAACCTTGTGGGACTTATTGTGGCGTGTTTCACGGGGTGGGGTTACCAAGGTATTATTGGAGGGGTGATGTTCTTCACTAAGAACGGTACTGGTTGCGTGTCATTAGGACAGTTCGTTTTCGTTACTCATAGCGGCTTCATGCACAAGCCCGCTCTATGCGCCCACGAGTGGGGTCACACCCGGCAATCACGTATGCTAGGGTGGTTTTATTTACTTGTAATCGGCATACCGAGTGCCATTAAATGCGCCTTCACCAATGATAGTGAATCTTATCATAATTTTTATACCGAAAAATGGGCTGACCGTTTAGGAGAGAGGTTTCCTGAGGAAGAGTGGAAAGAACTTAGAGACAGTAAAATATAGATTTCTTTGTACTTTTGAACCGCTGAAACGTGGTTCATGTATTTCGGTTAGTCTTGAATTACGCCCGGTGTTTGCCGGGCGTTTTCTATTAGTTTTTCTACAAGCTAAATTTTTACAATAAATTCATATTTCAAAGTCAAAATCGGTACTACTTATTTTGCAAAACTCCCCATCCGGTGCGATACAGTAAACAACTGTCTTATCGGGCGTTATAGACACGTTTAACACGGGCAGGGACGTGTGTCCGGTTACGGTAAATTGACCCACGCTGTGCCCCGTTAGAGAGGCATACGTGGGGACTGTAATCTTACTTACTTCTAGCTTACACCCACCAAACGCCCCGTAATCCACCATGCGGGTGCGAGGACAAAACAATAACATCTCGTAATCATTAAAATACTTCCTTTTAAGATTAAGATACGCTTCGAATAACTGTTCTTTGGTTAGCGTGTCTTTAATGCCCGTTTCCTCACGATAGCGAATGCGTAGAAATTGCAGTTGTCCCCGTGTTAAATCCTCGAAGTCAGTTTCAAAGATCACCAACAATTCAGCGAGTTTACGATCTTCCATCACTTGTCTAATTTGTAAGTTCTAATCTTTTCAAGTTGCTTCTGTAACTTGTTGGCATCATACCCTAAATTCTGGGGATTTAATTCTAAATTGATATACTCCTTGTAATCTTCAGGCGTACCAATCAATAACTTCAAAGAAAAAGTAAGATATTTGTTCTCACCTATCTTACGAACTTGCACGCCTAACCCGTTAGGAAAGAAGTGCATGGCGTAAAACCCACCCATAGGACTTCTAAAACGAAAATCTTTTGGCGTTGGAAACCATAGTTCATCTTTTAGAGGTTCTTCTTGTTCTGTCTGAACTTCTATCAAGTCAGCGATAACTGTAATAATCCTGGAATCAAGATAGGGGGTATTTAGAGAACCCGTGTCACACTTTCGAAACATTTCGTTAAAGTTTACGGAGGGATTGTTGGTAGCCCGCAATTGCACGGCTTCTTCACTAATGCCGTACTTGAATAACCATGCGTTTCGAGCGGGGTTGTCTTTAGGAAGTTGCAGGATGAGTTCTTCTGCCTCTTCTACACGGTTCTGACCGTTTACTTCCCACTTGTCTAATAAAATTAATCCTTTCATGATTTCTTATTTTTATGTTTGATAATTGCTTTCTTCCATTTCGAGTAAGGCACGGGGGTTTTACCCTGATTTAAAGTCCAGAAACAATACGTTTGATACATTTGTTTTAATTCACTTGTCATTATTCCTCCCAATATATTTGAACGGTTTCTATTACGTTAGGAAAGGTTTTAGGAGCCATTGTTGCCATTTGCTTTAAATACGCCCTTGCATCTTCTTTAGTTTCGAAAATTTTGCCATGATGACAAAATGGTTTGTTGTCTTCTCTATCCCGGCAGACATTTATCCACCCCTCCTTTTGACCGGAAACCATCATCAGGTCAAGATCATTTATTCCATTTTCAAAATGTTTCCCATCAATATAATAATGGACAACACCTTCTTGATGTTCGTTTAATCTTATTAACGCCACTATTGGCGTGTTTTCTAAAGATTTAAAATCGTAACACAATATTCTCACGGGTCTACCGTCTCTCGTGCACACGGGCTTACCCTGTTTCGCTAGTTCAATGTCAAATGGTTTCATGTTATTTCTTCTTTTTAGCGAGTTTATACTGATATTGTTGACTTAGATGTTTGTTGTAGAGATAATCATTTTCTCCACGATTGTAAAAGGTTTGCTGATAGGCTAGCTGATTAGGAATGTAAACCACCTTCTCTTTACGTTTCTTTGCCATAACTGTATTAATTAAGTTTACGAATAGACTTCCAATGGAGCGGTATATTAACCAAAAGCAACGCAAGCAACACCAACCGACCCGCCCAAGTGCTTCCCTCTATACCCGTTAAAAAGAGGCAAATAGTAACTACCGTGTAAATGTTGCTAAACGTGTACATGGTGCGTATCCCAAGCAACCCGTAATTCTTCATGAAATCACAGGCGGTTATTAACCGGGGGTAATCCGGGTGAGGATTAACTTTATGAAAGGAGAATTCCCCTTCCCTATTTATAACGATGAATCCAGATTCATGATTATCAGCGGTTTTTAAATTACAGTCTTCGGGTATGTACCCGAAACGTCGTAGGAGTTTCTCACAATTATAAAGTTCCTTGCAAGTTCCCGTGATTATTAATGGTGTCATATCTGTGTTTATTTGTTGTTTAACCTGCCACAAATATAATAGTTATTTAGATATAAACAATAAAATATCCGGGAAATCTGTAAAGAAATCCCGGATCAAGATAACAACAGCTTAAAAGAAAAATACTGTTAATTAGTAAAAGTGTATTTTAAAACAATTTCTCCGTCGATAATAATATCAACACTTTGATTGTCTGGGTTCCAAGTTCCTAATTGTTCTCGTATTTGATCATAAACACTTTGAGAAACATAAAAAATACCGCCAGATTTTTTAGTTAATTGGATTCCAGTATTGAATTTTACGGATATTGAAGTGGCAGTTGGACACCAAATAACCCCATAAAACATTACGTTATTTTGCATTGATAACATTTCTTGGAAATCCTCAACGGGCATACTAATTAACAAAGTTCCATTGGACTGTGGGTTATACGTCCAATTTAAAACTGAATCATTGTTATCTTGCGGGGTCTGCATGAAAAATGGCTTTACCAAAAGCCAAGTAATTCCTGATTGAACTGCATTAACAGCCCGCATAGGAGAGCCTCCAGTCGGAGAAAAATTTAAAGTGGTTGAACGTTCTGAAAATCCTAAATTTGGATCAGCCTGCATATTAACGGAAGCGGCACCCCCCCGAATCGGGGGTTACGGTAATAAAATCTTTCTTCATTTCATTATTTTGTTTTAGTTACTAACTGCAAATATAGTTATTTTACGTGGATTATTGATAAAAGATACAATAAAAGAACCGGGGAAAGTCATGAAAACCCGGTTCTTAGTAAATAAATGTGAAAATAAATGGAATTGATATCTAAAAGGCAATCCTTCTAGTATTATCTCCATGCTTGATAGCGAAATCATATCTATCCCAAATGGCGTCCCAATGTTTAACAACAAACTGCACGTATTTAGCAAAAGACAGGTCGTTAACGCTGTCTACACGCCATAACACCCCGTAAGGTGTGCCGGGGTTGTACAACCGTAAATAAACGCCCGTGGAGTCTATAAACCCGACTTCCGTTTTGTACCTTACTAGGGTGGCGTAGGGTTTGCCACTTTTGCCGTATTCTTCCTTTATCGTTGTTTTAATAACTTCTAACGTTGGTTCCATAATGTTATGCTTTATTTTGGTATTACAAATGTAGCCTAATAAAACGTAACGGCAAAGAAAAAGGAGGGAATTTCCCTCCTCATCATTTTCATAAATTTGTCGTTGGTTATTTGGGTCTGTACGTTATTTCGTAATCTTCGAAAGGACATTTGGTAAACGGGCGTGTGTCATCTTCACTGTCTGGACTGCTTAATTCACCAAGCACACTTTCTAACGTGCCATCCTCACGGGTGTAAGCTGGAATCCAATAGGGTATGTCTTGGTTTCCGGGTACAACTCCGTTTACTCTAGCCCATACCAATTTAGGAATGAAAGGGGCTACTGGAATGAGAGCGGGGACGTCAGCCACGTGATAAAAGTCCATAATCTTCCAGTCGTCCAAGTCCTCTATTTCAACATGATTAACCATTTCCTTGTTAATTTGTTGTACTATTTCATACACCGAAGGTAGTTCTCTGGTTCCAGTGATAGCCATTTCAAATGTAGAACATTTACGGCTTACCCCGTCATCTATATTCTTGTAAATAGTTACCCGGTACACGTGATTGTACAACTTGATCTGTTCCTTAACATTTTCTTCCTTAGGAGCCGCTTCCGGTTTTGGAAAGGTAAACGTTGCCACCCAATCAACGCACGGAACGGCTTGAGTTGGATACCCCTGTAATCCGTTGGCGTTCATGAACGATGTGGCGGTGCTATACACCTTTTCGGCATCAAAAGTTTCATCCAATGTAAAGTAAATTGGAAATTCGCATTCTCTATTGTCTTTGCTAGACACGTAGTGAACGTTAAACAAAATTCTTTTAGGTTCTTTCATATCGGTTAAATTTCAATTGTAATTGGTTGAGTTAAATCTGCTTCAGAAATTTTGTGCCACACGTATTCCGGCTTCCCTTCTTTGTTCACTTTTAATTCGAAAAATTGAACGTTAACGGATGCGCCATGAATGTATCTTTCGTACGCCATCTTAATGGCATTTATCAAATTAACGCAATTCACCAAAGCCATTTCGGCATCTTGCTGATTTTCAAATTCTCTTGAACATATCGCTGTTCCTTCTTTGTGGAGATTACAAATAGTGAATACATAATACCCCGCAATAAAGTCTACATTATCTAATCTGATGTCTGATAATAACATGGGGCAAGTTTCCTCAGTTACTTCATCATTTGCCGATTTTATAAATACAAACATAATCTATTTCTTTATGTAAATAACTGATTGTTTACCCGTACACGCCAGAAACAAGTCATGACAGGTATACACGAGTTCACGGTTTCTTTTGGTGATATACACCGCTACCGGGGTGAAGTCGTTTTTTAGGGAACATTTACAAGGTGGGATAACAAAGTCTTCACGTTTAGGAGCCATGTTAAAGGCGCAACCCCAACAACCCATTTGTAGACCGTTCTCACGGGCTTCTGGGGCAACGATATACTTTTTACCTTTACACTTTATTAGCTGCCCCACCGAAACCCGTAATTCAGTGTTATTAGAGGGTCTCTTATACTGATATGGTTGACGCCGTTTTGTTCCCATAACGATGTTAGTTTATAAGAAAGGGTTAGACCAATGTGCTTTTAGCCATTTCGCACGTTCTAGTTCAGATTTTCTTTCCCATTGATGTAGAAGCATCTTGAGTTGATAATACTCGTCTTTAAGTACCACAACATGATCTTTCATACTAAATAGAGGAAAGGAAATATGAAACCAATCCGAAAATTCAGCGTCCACTATTACCATATCGATTGGAATTCCTAATTGTTCTTCAGATTTGGTATGGTTATGTGGTACACGGTGCATTCGGTGTTCATTGGCGTTTAAAGATTCATTGAACTTTAGAATCGCTCTAATTTGTGCATCGGCGTATTTCATATTTGGTCTAAACTTTCTCATATATTGTTAGTTGATTTCAAAAATAATTCCCTTGTCGTGCCTGTAAATACGGTACTGACCCGGTAATTGATAAATGTCTGTATCAACATATTTCTTCGCCATGACCATACGATTACCGTTTCTTTCTTTCACGTTAATGAAAGGGTCAGCTTCATTCGTGATAGCGTTCACGTTCCAAACAATTTCGGTGTCAAAGAACTGTTTTAGGAATTCGTTCCAGAGCATGGTTCGGTCGAACAGGTCTTTGCCTACCGCCTTGTATTCGAACGGGTGTACCCAATAACGGAACCACCATTTCTTTAATATGCTTAATTTGAAGGCTTTCGTTAACATCACTGATTCGTTTTAAGTTTCGCACGTAATTCTTCAACGTCGTCACAAACGGGTTGGCTACGTTGTTGCTGTATTTTCTCAGCGTCAACTTTATGAATTTCCTTGTAAGCCTCGTACGCCTCCGGGAAGTTCTTCTTTAGAAGAGTAAGGTTGTTCAGGGTATTCATGATAACGCATTTGGTTTTGTTCAGGAAATAATGGGCTTCTAATTTCTTTTCCCAGATTTCTTGTAAGATAGATTGCACCGTGACATCCATTGCCACACATTCCTCCCACCCTTCCCATTTAATAGTTTTATTTGGGAATCTGACGTTGATATGTAAATAACTAGACGGCTTCTCTTTTAAGTTCCACGTTTTAGACCAAGGATTATTGGTGGGTGAAATATATACATAATCGTGGTAATCCAAGAACTTTTCTTGCACGTCAGGGGGTAAATTCTTGATGCAATCGGAAGTATATCTAACAGTGGCATTTTCCAAAGCTACCGTTAGTTTATCTACCAATTTATCAATATCCTCATCGAAATTACGTTCACGTAAACGACGAGCGATTTTCGTAGCCATGTTTTCTCCTAGTAGTGGCATAGTCTTAACGTTTACGGGTTTTCGGTTTCATGATAACTTTCTTGCCCTTCTGGGGTTGTTGCTCGGCTACCGCACTACGACGTTCTTCAACAATGTTAGGAAGTTCCCACTTTTCAGGCACGGCACATAATTCTATACCTTTTTCTTTTTGTTTGGAGATTTCCCTTTCGACTTCTTCTTTGGTGTACAAGGTGCCGGGGTTATTACATTCTGGGAAATCTTTACCGTTTTCCATAAATACCAAACGATATTTAGGTTCAGGAATTTCCATTTTGATAAATTCGTTAACGTCGAGATACTCGCAACCAAAATTCCGAGCGGCTTGCAAATCACTATCGCTATGATCGCCCGGCAAACCAGAAGCATCACCGATCATAATACATTCCTTGTTATCAATATCCCTTCCTAATTGGTTAGCGAATTCGGAAACCAACGTGTTAAGCATACCGGGGTTCGGTTTGCGCATCGGGTCTTCCTTAGCGTTAGCCGGGCAGTACCGGGCGGCTACCTGAGTGTATTGTCCCACAAATTCTTGTAGGGAAGCTAACACGAATCTCAATTTACATTCAAAGAACACGGGGTTGACGATTCCTAATTCAATACCACCCTGATTCGTGTTGATAAGAATTGCAAGGGGGTGAAGGTCACGAAGTCTTTCGAATACATCCATGTTAAGGGTCATATCCCACGTTCCTTGTGGAAACGTTGCACCGGAACGAGTATTGATAAGCGTTCCGTCCATGTCAATAAAAATAATCTTCTTTGCTGAAATGTCCATAATTTTAGTTATTAAAATTAGTCTTAATACGTTATATGTCGATATCTGGTTGTGGGGCTTGCGCCCCGTGATTAAAACTCTGCAAATAAAACACGTGATTTTGTCTTCGAATCAAGGTCTGCCATCCAAAAGTGGTGAGCACCGAAACCGTAGTCAAAGTAAACCGTTAGAGGGGTTGTAGAAGCTAAACGAGACATTAAATAACGCAACGTTTGCTCGTCGGCTGACTTGAGCACGCTATTGATTACTTCCACGAAACAAACTGCTTTAGTAGCGGTTAAGTTTTCAACTTGATTTTCAATCTTTAATTTCATTGTGTTTTGGTTTTATGTTTGACATTTAATAACAATACAAATGTAATACAATTTGCTAAAATCACAATGAAAAATCCGGAAAATCTTTTCAGAAAATCCGGATCGGTGATATATTAACTTAACTCCAGTCTTAGAATTGACGGTTTATCTTCCACGTGTTAGTGACTCCATTATAAAATTTGGTACTAAACTACGACAGTGTAAAGACGTATATTAGTACCAAATTTGAAAGAAGTTGTGGGGAAAGAAAAACCCGGTGTCCTGTTATCGCAACGGTCACCGGGAAATGTCAAAATAAAACAAACATTGTCTTCAATATAATGCAAAATTAATGGTACAAACAATACGTGTCGTTTAGGATATAGTTACGATGTGGTTCCCCAAACTTCCTTCCGAAGTAACTCCACCTAACAAGATAGCGTTGAAATTTATGGTCGTTGCGTACCCGAAAGGTGTTTTCGGATTGTTCCATGTTGTTCTAGCTGGGGCAACGGTACGAGTGAAGTTGTTTTCTATGGTTATAGGGGTAAGATGCCATCCACTCTGAGCGGCTATAATACTTTGTACTGACATCTGGCTGATATGAACGTTATCATCCCCGGTGTCAACCCCATTCGTGCTGAAAACCCTAATCAATACCGTGGTATTGTGTGGGTCTGCAACGATGATATTGTCATCCGGACCGAATTCCACAACAATACCACTACCGGAAGGATGTGTACCGGGCGTTACTTCTATGGATTTAGCTTTTAAATTTCCATTGATGTCATACACACCAATACCGAATCTAAAGTTGCCACCTGTAACACTATCTTCCAAATTAACGGTGTTCACTAAAGTTGCCGCAAAATACGTTAATAGAGTACCTCCTTTTTCCTGAGCGACCGGAACTGTCTTCGTTACACCGCTACCCTCAATAACCACGCTTGACTCACGTGCCGCCCCGGTATTAGCGGCAGCCACCACGCTCAATGATCCATTTCCACTACCCGATCCGGGAGTGATAGTTAAAAAATCTTTTTCCATTTTCTTTTAAGTTAAGTTGATATATCAATGCAAACTTACTTAAAAGAAACGAGAAATAAAAACGTTGTTCAACTATAAACAAAGAGCGCACCTGTCTTCACGACGGGACGCTCTTCTCAACTTAACTTAAAAGAAAAATAAAATATTTTTTAAAACCATTCTACTTCCAACATACCACGTGAAGCGGTGGCGTAACTGTCAATTTTGTTTTTACTGTCGGCAGGAAAATAGGCAGTCGGACCGTCTGGAAGATGTAATTCGAGATTGACTTGTCTATCTATATTGGTAGCGGCTGTCACGAGGTCTTGCACAAATGTTTCCCAACTAAGCCCGATAGCCTCCCATTCTGAAGCTTCAGTAAATGAAGCTGGATTATTATGCCCCATCACAATATTAGGATTACTAGTATTTCGTACATCCATAAGCATATATACGAGAGCACGTGTGACGGCTAAAGTGGAATCAATAAGAGGAGGGGAATCGTTTCCCATGAGAACCAGAGGGGTAATCATTTGTTGTTGGCTCATATAGAAATTCATCAAGTCAGTAGTAGTAATAGTGGCTTGAGAAATTTCTGTATCATAATCATGGAAAGTTAAAAATTCCCCCGTTTTGGTATTCACAACGTATGCCCCCGCCGTTATCATACGTTTAGAAACTTGAAATACTAGTAATGGATTTGGGTCTGCTTCAGACATATCCCATGCCAACCCTAAAGTCGTTTGAACGCCTTCTTGACTTACCGGAATAGTTTTAGTAATTCCTGAACCAGATACGGCAAAAGAGGACGTTCTGGCGGCTAAATTATTTCTAGTGGCGACAACGTTCAGAGAGCCGTTGCCCCCCCCCGAATCGGGGGTAATTGTTAAGAAATCTTTTTGCATTGTCGTTATCTTTTTAGTTATGGTACAAATATACGCATTTTAAATGAAAACGGGTACGAAACTCGTTTCGCAACAGGTTCGTACCCTAAGTGTTCATGTGCTTAAAGAATTAACTTACGTATCTAAAGATAGGAAAGTTATTCTTCGTAATTAATATTCTTTTACATCTATGTAATAATCAATTCTTCCCCAACCACCCGAAGCTGACACTTTATTGATGAGTCTATTTTCTACACGTTTAAAATCTTCAGTTGGTTCAAATTTGTTGTAATCATATTCTACTTCAATGGAATGAAATTCTGAAGAATAAATGCGTAGACAACCGTGTTCTTTAAAAGTTGTTATTTCTCTAATAAATTCTTTTAAGGTGTATGGACGGCTCATGTACACCATGAAATCAGCGAAACAATCTGGTGCGCTTTGGGATATTTGCTTTAGATTAATCATTACTTTGCCATTTTATGGTTTACCCCGTACCCAAACAAGGCAAAGTCACCTTTACAGGGGTCGTTAGGGAAGATTTTATGTAAGTTAAGCGTTATTTGTAACGCCGCATTTAAACCACGTGCAACCGGGTAAAAGAGACCCAATTGAGAGGCTATACGATGCACGTGGGTATCAAGCGGTATGATAAGGTCTGCCGGGTCAATTCTAGTCCATATACCTAAATCTACCGGGCTGTCACGGCGCACCATCCAACGTAGAAACATATTTAAACGCTTGCACGCCGACGACCAATCCTTTGGAACCCCTTTTATCGCCTTACCCTGTTGCCAGAAGAACACGTCTATCAAGCCTGCCAAATAACGTATATTGCAACCGTTGTATTTATCACGGTTGGCTTCATACAGTACCGCATCCTCTAACGTGTTGTAAATACGATACACGCAAGCAAGCCCCTCGCACAAGTCGTAAAAATTACCGTAAGTGAAGAAGCGGTATAAACGTTGAGTATCTGGATAATTTTTTCTCATTTGGTAGTAATAACCCTCTGAAATAAACGTGTACGGAGAAGTGGCGTAGGAAGCCATAGTTTCAAACAATTGATTAGCAACTTTAATGAAGGCTTTGCGGCTACCGTAAGCCAACCACTGAGCGATGAATCCCGCTATTTCAATGTCATGAACATTTATGAAACGCCGTGGAAACTGTACCGGGTCATCAAGCACGAATTCTGGAGTTTCGTATTGAGCGGCGTATTGCTGTAATAGTTTAATGGTTTCTTCATTCATAATATCTTGTTTTTCTGTTTTAACCGTTGCACATCACGTTTCAATTCATCGTTTGCGGTAGCCAAGTTATTAATGATAACTTCGAGTCTGTTTAAAACGTAATACACGTCAGAAACCTTCACTAAAGCGTTAGGTTCGGTTAGGAATTTATCCTTGTACACTTGCACGGCATCACGCATATTTATACGGGCGTATGCGCTATGAGACACATTCAATTCACTCATTTCAACTTCAATCCTAATAAATTCACTTCTTTGTTTTTTACTTTCTCTTTTAAATCATCCAATAGGTATTTGCCTATACAGGTGTAATCCAAAACTTCCGTGTAGGAGGGGTACTTGTCTGGTTTCAAAGTTTTCTTTATTATGTCGAATTCCATAATCCAGTCCCAATTCAAAATCCATACTGAATTGGAAACGTAAGAAACGGCTAATATCTTTTCACCTTTGTTTGCCCACACTCTAGCCAAGTTCTGAAGGCTGCATTTGAAAAATTGAATTTCGTTGTCAACTGCATTCGTTTGAACCGTTACAATTCCTTGTCGAGCCCTACTTTTCTTTACATCAATATAAGTAGGTAAATTACGGTGCATATATGCAACGTGTTCAAACATATTACAAGGTTTCTTTACATCAATAGTGACCACAGATGTCACTTTCCGTGAAGGAGGAGTTTTCTTAATCATTTGTTGTGACATTACTTAAATAAATACTTCGATATTCTAATTTCTTAGTGGGTTTACCCTCTTTAGTAAGAGCCCGGCACTTGTACACTAAATCAGGGTATCCGGTTAGCGAATAACTTACTTTAAAGGAAATTACTTCACCCTTTCCAATATGATCCTCTATAATGGTGCCTGCCGGAAACTTGTTTTTCATTTTGGCATATTCCAATACGATACGCCGTTTTTCCTCTTCGATTGCCGTTTCAAGGGCTTTCATTTCGTCATCGTAAAATTCTTCTGGTGTCATAATGTTTATTTATTTGTGATACGCCAAAGGTAAGTAATTAAATAGGAACGCCAAAGATTTCCTCCTCAAATTCGGTATTCCACTCGTCAAAAACTATTTTCACTGAGGATTGGTATATTCTACCGTGTTCTGAATTGTAAATAAGCGCACCCATGAACTCCCTAAATGGATCGTCTTTTGGGTCTCCATAGATAATAACGTAACGGTTTGGGCGGGGTTGGTTTAATAGATCGTAGTTAGTTATATACCGACCTATACGAATCTTATTAAAGGAACACGAAAACATTCGTGCGATAGCTTTAGGGTCTGGTTCACGTGGTGGAAACATTAATCTTTTAAAGTCTGCGAGCACCCATTCTGACATACTAATAGGGTGGTCAAATAGCGGGGTTGGCTTTGAATCCATAACGAAATACTTTAAAATAAAAGAGGAGCCACACGTTTCCGTCCGACCCCTCTTTTCTGTGTAATAAATGGCAAAATTTATCTTATTTCTTTTTACCCTTTTTAGCCGGGGCAGCTTCGATCACCTTCTTGATCGTTTTAGAAGGTTTGAAAGCGATCGTATGGCTTTCTGGAACGTCCAACGGTTTTTGGGTCAACGGGTTGGTTCCGGTTCTTGCCGGATTCACTTTACGTTTGAATTTACCAATAGAGAAGGAAACTTCCTCACCCTTTTCAATACACTCTTCCGTAATAACCTCGCACATGGCGTCCAAAGCACGTTCCATTTCTTTTTGGGTCAATTCTGCCTTTTTGGCAGTTGCTGAAATAAATTCACTTTTCTTCATCTTGTTCAAATTTTAAATTTAGTTACTTAAACTATGCAAACTTTATATGCGGAGACCGACACTAAGGTTTCACGGCATCCGTTTTCTTTTCTAAATTCATGGCAACTTGCGCCGCAACAATAGAGGTCAGCAGGACTTTAACCTGCAACATCTCTTCTGGCGAAATCGGTCCGATTGGTTCTGCAAGGCTATCTAAATCAATAGCCAACTCCCCATTTTCAGATAAATTGTTTGTAATGACTTCTATTTTGTCATTACCTAACGCAAGTATTTGTAAAGCTACCTTGATGTAGTTTACATCCATTTTTATTCTAAGTTCTATTTCTTCTTTCATTATATCCAATGTGTTAAAATACAAATTACTAAATACACGAAACACACCACTATAATTCCATAAAATATTTTCGTGGTTAGAGGGGTGGCTTGCGTTAACGAGGTTTCGGTGCACGGGTTTTCCATTTTACCGGGGTGATAATCCAAGAATTGATCAAGTACCGCATCTTCTAATTCTTCTTTATGCTCTGAGAGCCATTCCTGAAATTGTTCTTCGTTGCTCATTTTGGTAAACGTTTATGAAAGGTTAATACGAATCTACGTTGTGGATACCATTTTCCATCGCTTCCTTCACGAAAAGCTGAAATTAGCATACCGTCATTTAAGGTAAGCCCAGATTGGAATTCGCTTAATTTCTTTTTAGAAAAGATAAATGACTTGGTATATTTAAGGTTTAGGAAATCGAACACGGTGGCTTTGTACACGTAACCACCCATCTGTTCGTCGTATGATATAAACACGCAATGAATTGTGAAGGTTAACACCAGAGAATCGGTTTTAGGATCAATGTTATACCCCCGAATACGGTATTCGCCTCCGTCAGCTATTTCAAATTCTATGCTACCATTATTCGTGCTATACACGTGTACCTTTTCTTGATCAGCAAGTTTCCACCCCGTTTTATAGTAGGCGATTTGGGAATGAGCCGTAACCCACAGCATCATTAACCCGGCTATTAACAAAATTCTTTTCATAGTTTTAATTCTTTTCTAACCAAACATAACAATAACTAGCCCCCTCACCAAAATTTCCCCCTCTGCCTGTACCACAGGCAGAAATACTCTGGATAATCCATCCATCCTCTAATAGAGAATCTAATTCTTTAGTATCGTCACTCCAGACTCTAATTAATCTTTGTTTCATAATTATAAATTTTTATCGTTAATAATTTTCTTCAGTCTTTCGCTATACCCTTTCTTCTCGGCGTAGACACGGTCTAAATAAGCCAGATAATCCTCCCTTGTTAGCCCACGGGCGTAAGTGCTTTGCCAAATAGCGTAATCGGCTAGGCATTCCCGCCACGAGGCAAAACGGGCATGATTGTATAGTGCTCCGGTTGCTAACGTTGGGCGTTGAGCGGGTACACGCATTCCGGTACAGTTGTTTCCCTCTTTAAACAGTAGGGAAGTAAATCCTCCGCTTTCCTCTATACATTGCGCCATCACGATGTCAGGGTGTTCTATTCTAAGCAAGAAAATACACGTGTAAACACTATCAGCCAAAGACAGGCTATCAGTATTTATTACCGGGGCTTCTAGTTCGGCAAATAATGATTCCATGTGTTCTTCTTCGCACGATCGAGCGATCATCGTAAGAATGACAACCACGACCACTATCGTGAGCCATCCAAAGGTGAGCATCCACGCTTTAAAGGGTTTTAGCCGGGTTGAGTTCATAGGTTCAGTTTTTGATGTCATTTTAATTTGGTTTTGGGTTAATACTAAAGTTTTCTATTTGAACTTCTATCGCATTCAGTTTGGTTAGGAGTTCATCACGTACTTGTTCCGCCTCCCAACGTGTTGGAAAAGGCTCTGAGAAATATTTCATTCTTGACCACGAATTGACTCCGGTAGATTGTGGCTTCATGTAAACAACCACGAAAAAAGAAGTTGTGCAGTTGGGATATTTGGTTTCATATTCCTCAAGTGTAAAAGCATCCATGTTTAACACACGTTTCGTATCCCACCAATTTAAAACACAAACTTCTTCAATGTTCATGGCTTGCACCGGGGTTCCGTTAATCTTAATCCACATCTTTCAATCTTTTATAAACGTTTATAATAACTTCTGTTAGGAGGTTTTGTAAATTCCCTTTTAACATTAATTCACCTATCCACGGTGTATGCTTGTCGATGTACCATTCAGCCCAACTTCGAGCCTCTTCATTTCGTGCTATATCAACAAGTGCCTTTTCTTTCTGCTGTGCTTCTCTAATACAGGTTTCCATATATTCCCGTTCTTCCTTTTCAGCAATTTCTTCGGCGTCTGCATTCCTATCTGTATAAATATCTTCCTCTCCTATAATTAGGAAGTAATCAGAAATTTTTAAACGACAACCCGAGCCGGTTTTACTTGTTGGGTTGATAAAGGTGGATTCCGTACCAATAACATGAATAATGCGATAGTCATCTCTAAAAATCAAATCCCATTGAAAATGTTGGCGATACATTGATGCGTAAATCCCTGTCAACTTCTGTCCTAATTCTTCAATTGTAGAAGCGGTCTCAAAAGATTTACTTTCTGTAATAGGAGGGTCATGAGGGTCAACTCCATACAGGCTTGTGATGCGTATTGCTTTAACCATATTAGTCTATTTTATAATCATAACGTAATTCCTCAGATTCAGCTTCCATACGATACGGGTATTGCATCATGCCTTCGGCAACATCCGTAGTGAAATCAGGTTCGTAACCGGGGTCAAGAATGAATTGTTTAGAGGATTCTGACCATCTAAAAGCGTTAGCCGGAACCCATGCCACTCCTAAATCCAGATTGATGATACGCCACGCCCGGCACGTGGTATGCGTTATGGCGGCAGTCCTACGAACGCCGTCTAGATTAAACCGTACTAGTGCGCTGCACCACATGGTCGGGCGAAGTTTGCCCTTTGGAATGTCTAACGGCTCGTTTATGTAATCAATACTGGATTGGTCGGTTAACTGCCCCACTATTGTAACTTCACCGCTTTGCGAGTATCTAAGAGAGGTCATTTGTAGGGTGTGAGTAGTACCGTCTTCACCCTCTATGGTTATTGTCTGTAATTTGAATTTCTTCATGATTTACGCCATTTTAAAGGATTATTCAACTCCCTTCTTGCTTTTCGTGCCATTGCTTTTCTAAATTTTTTAGCAACGTTTCGGGAATTACCCTGCTTCCCATCGGTTTTATGATCTTGGGAATCCACCCAAGCCCAACCATTTAACACGTTTCTAAGTTTATTAATTTGAAATTTCATAGTTTCTCAGTGTTTATAGTACAAATGTAACACCTTAAATTAGGAGTACAAGGATTTATCCGTAAAATCTCACATATATCTTAATCGTTCAAGTGCCGTCAGACTAATAATGGCATTTGGAAATAACGCTACCTTCCCGTGTTCTAAATCGATATCTTCAATATCCCTCATGGAAACCTCACCGTAAAACATCTGATCATTATCTTTAATGACATTCAATTGTAAACGATCATCACGTACCCCAACTACGATGCCCGTGAACGTGGAACTATACTGATAGTGCATTTTAATGCGACATTCTGGTAGGAGGCAACGTATCATGTTTTCGATATAGTCTTTCTTATCAACTACGTCGAAAGGCGTCATGTCGAACTCCCATCTGGCAAGCAATTCACCACCGGAAGGAACTTTGGACGTTCCAAATCCTACACCCAATTTATTGCATATTTCTATGATGTACTTGGAAATTTCTTTAAAGTTAGGAGCATGATAGGGATAAGTTAACACCGGATTCATTTCCGGGCTTAGCCACGTGGACGCCAAGGGCGTCGCAACGATACGATAATCTGGTCTTTGTATTACCAACTGTTTAAGAGCGGCTACAAGTTCTTTGCGAGTCATAATGATTTGTTTTATTCATGTATGGTCTGTGGATCCTCCGTTGGAATCTCCTTCATGCTTTGATATTATGTTAGAAGCTACCCCACACACGAAATATGTTAATAATCCAATAAAAAGATAGGCGCAAACATGAGTGTTATCATATTTGAAAAACAGAACGCACGCCCATGTTATGAAACACACGTGGGCTAACCATGGAAAAACTAAATCTGCCCAAAATTCCCTGTCTTGCAATTTATTCTTCCATTTTCGATTCATCAGAATTTTCCTTTCGAATTTTAATGTAGGCTTTCAATTGCTTCATGATGATAGGATCATACGCCATGTGTTTCAGTGCTATCGGTCTGGCGTTATTACGCTTCCCGGTATAGGGATCATAACTCACGAACTCTTCCTCAATGCTTAGCATTTCTTGATACAGTTTCTCGAGGTTGTCCGTGCCTAACTGAACGTTTTTCAGAGGACAATTCACGTGTTTACACGGGGTGCCATCAGTACCGAGGCGGCATAGGAAACGGGATTGTTTCTCTGCCGTGTGTGACACACGATGAACACAGAAACTTTGCAGGTCAACCCATGCGTTCATATTGGAAGGAACTGTCGTGGGTTTCGGTCTCATGTAATAAGGCTTTGTCATAATTCATGTTATTTAAAATGTTCTACTCTATCCACGTTAGGCATCACCCATACTTCTGGAGTGCTACCAATGGGACAGTCTTCATATACCACCCAATCGCCCGGTATAGCATGGAGGAGGCGGTCTTCTCCGTCATTAATGATAATCTCAACGTCGACTTCGTCGAACGCCACCACGGCGGCTCCATTGGTAGATTCCTTGAGCCACTTGCTGATGTTTCTGCCGTTTTTCCCGTCATACTGTATCGCTTTAACGCAACGGCAACTCTTCTGATATAAAATGTGTACTCCTGACATAATGTTTGTCTTATTGATTAACGCCACAAAGTTAGCGGTAAAAATAGGAATCCCAAGGAAACGTCCTAAAATTCTGGTTCAATAATTAATCATCCTGACTCAACCCCCACCCGGCAACCAAACCTAACGCTCCGAATCCTATATTCATGATAATCATACCGTACACCAATCTGAATAATTTGATGGCGTCATATTGCCAATCGTCCGTGACAAACCATATAGGAATAAACAGAACGTTAATAAATACGAGTCCTATTATTAACCCCGCTAACGAGTAATTTTTCTTCTTCATAATTCATCAGTTTAAAGAATCATCGGTCATCATATCGTACAAGCCCCAACCTCCAAATCCGCCAAAGAACGCTCCCAATACCACGAAAACCGCCGTTCCCGTGCATAGTTTGATTAGCTGTTCACTATCATGCAAATCCTCAGCGCAATACCACATAGGGATCAGTATGATTAACAGTACTAGAATGAAGCCCACCACGGCTCCTACAAATATAAATTTCTTTTCAGTAGTCATAATTATCATCTTTAGAATCATAAGCAATATATCCAAACATCCACCCGAAGAAGCCCCCCAACGCTGACAGCCCGGTTAGAAACAAATAGGGAGGCTCTTCCAGTCTCCATACGTTTTCTCCTATACCGTTAAACACGAGTATTCCAGCCACGATGCCGATAGTAATGTATCTAACGAAAACCCAATCTATTTTCATAATCTTTATTTATTAATAACCGCTTGTACCATCATCATCTTCGCACATCATGTCGATAAATATCGCAAGGGCTACCGCCACGAAAAAGCTACATAAGCTGATGACGAAAACATTCCACACGATGTCGAGTAGGGAGTGCTGTCCGGTGAATATTTCGCTCCACGGTAACATGATAATGTTACCGATAATGGCACAGATGATCCAGCACCATGCTAACGTTTTTATACCAAGATCATCATCCATAATTATTCGTCTTTTATTAAACAGTAAAAAATATTCAGGAAACAACCTAACATCGCACCGAACATGATGCCCAATAGGGATACCCCTAGGAAGCGTTCGAGGAATAGTAGGAAGGGGATGTTACCCCGTGCCACGTCCGCCCACGGAACGAACACGCAATTCACTAAAATGGTTATTCCGACCACGCATATAACGAGTATCGCGAACTGTGTAAAATTCCAAATACTTTTCTTTTTCATTATCTAAAACCTATTAAAATGTCCATGCCCTTCACGAAAACGAAGCCTATCACCATGCCGCCCAGAACGAGGATTAATCCAAGGATTAAGAACTGAACCACTTCTATTAATTGCTTTCGAAAATTTTTAGCGTCCATATCACAACAGATGTAATCGAGTTAAACGTTCGTTTGCCGCCGGGGTGTTGAAACCCTCCGGATACACTAATCTATCGAAGTCTGGAATCTGCTCCCGTGCGAGTTCAGTGATGAATAGGGAGTTCAGTTGATACGGACTATCCACTAATAATCCAGCTGACACTATTATCGGTCCGGTTACGGTTCCCATGTGGGGTATCTTGCGATAGTACGTGATGCGGATCATTTTACCCTCGCTTGACGGTAGGGTAGAAGATTCTGGTTGGAATTCTGCTGTCATGATTTCTGAGATTTAAGTTTGTCGATAAGCGCATCTGCCGTTGATATGGCTACCGATGCTATTTTATCACGGTCATCCTCCACGTCAGCAATCGAACCCGTGTATTCGGTGAGGAATTTGGAGTAAAGTTCCATGGAGAGTTTCACACGTTGATCCTGCCAATAGGAGGGTGTCAACGTGGGGGAATGTTTTGGCGTGCTCGGAGGCAGCTCACGACCGATGATAGAAAGTGAACGTTGCTGATACGTGGAGATTTTGTTAAGCATGGTTTCACGTGTCCATTCCTTCTCGTCATCCGCTAGAGTGTGGAATGGACTATTGTAAAGACCGTTGCATCGAGCGATGTTGAACAGGGGTGCGGTAGAGTCTTCCCCATCCTCGAGTGTGGAAACCATCCGTCGTAGAGCAATGGTGAGGTCGTCGTCCTTGACGTTAGCCACGGTGACCCAATTAATAGTGAGGTGTCCACCGATGAAGGAGTAGTTGATCGTGACCGTGTTGTTATTGTCATAACCGTGACATTCCATGGACTTGTTAACGATGTCACGACCGTAGCTTAGAGAGTTGAATAGGAGGTGCATTGTCATGCCAAGATTGAGTGCTTGATTGTCTGTCATAATCTTTCTCGTTTTAAGTGTTAGTGCCAACAGGCGATTAAATACAACCCCTATACGCCGTGTCGACGTGGGTGGAGAGTTGCAATTTTGGATAGGAAAATCTGTCGATGATATGATATTCTGACGGGAACGATAGTGGTACGGGGGAGGGGTATAGGAGTTCGATAGGAGGGTTCCTATCACGTTCCCAATTACCGATGTGACTTCAGAGTGAATCCGTTATTTCACCGTGGACAAGCGGGTGTCCACGCTATGGATACGTGTCGACACGATACTTCGATACCCGTGTCATTCTCTTTCTAGACGAAAAGAGGCGTGGAGAGGGGTGTGTAGGAGAAACGCGTCATCTACCGAGCCGACTTCCAACACCATCCGTGAAATCGGTAAATGACAAATTCGGATCAGGCGGAATTTCTAAAAATTTGAAAATTCGGTTTTAGGATTTATCGACGCTAGGATTCTCCACGTGTAATCATCCGGGGGTGGAGTAGGTTATCACAAAAAGAAAATGTGTTTTGGATACTGATGACATGGGGTAGGGGTATAGGGCTACCATGACATTGACATAGGGGTAGGTTGTCAGGGGTAGGGGTATTGAGGAGGTTCTCTCTAATGTCTACAGAAGATTAGGAGGTTGCTCTCGGGGGTTTGGTAGGGGGGGTCCTAAGGTATTTATCGGGTTTGGTGTCGACGTGTTTTAAGGAGGAGGTTCCTTTCTTTGCCTCCACGAGCCCTTTACGCCGTCTATTGTAGCTTGCGTTTTTACAGCGTTTGCGGTCGGTGGGGGAGGGGGTGGTACACCCCCACGGGCTACCCTGCCGAGGCTGTTAGGGGCTATGTTTGGCGGGTAAAACCGCATCCGTATTTTATCCCTAAACTTACAATTTGTAATCAAAATGACCCGTTTTGCTTATATATTGTAATACCTAGCAATGATTACAATTTGTAACTTTTTGCGGTGGTTTTGCTTACAGTCTGTAAACCGGGCACACGCATTCCACGGGTGCGCCGTGGACACGTAGCGCACCCACCAACTACACGCAAGCCCGCCCGAAATACCGGATCGTGTCTATGCGCACGTGCGTAGGGTATATTGATCTCACAAACCGGGTATAACTAATGGTTATACCACAGGGGCAACAAGCATGGCACGGGTATAGGGTAGAGGGGTAATGGACGGGGGTAAACCGTGGAGACTTGTTGGCGGGGGTTACCGGGCGGTTGAGTGGGGAAGGATTGGGAGGGTGTTGCGTGCTTTGGCGCTAGTATTGGGAAACACGCCCGCAACAAAACCGCTCAAAATACATCCTTACACCCGTCTATAAACCTTCCCTAGCGGTTAAACCAAACCGCTCGAATACCCTAAACCACACCCCTCAAAATTACCCTAGCAACCGCCCCTAGCGGTTAAGGTAAACCCCTCGAAATACCCCATGCACCCCACCACAACACGCCCCATACCCTATGCCCCTGTGTTACCTTATACACTACTAGCCCCTGAATGCGTAGCCCTATCGGGCTGTGAGTTGCCCAAAATGTTTTTATCGGGTACCGCCCAAAATCAATTCCATTCCCTAATATAACCCCCTGTCAGGGGCTACCCCGCATTCGTTTCCACCCTATTCCCCTGTGGGGGCGTGTGGTTACCACGCCCCCTCCACGTCCGTTACCCCTTACTCCTATAACCTTTAGTTATACCCCGATAACCAAAAGTTATACCCCAAAATATTTTTACCCCGGTTGGCTAGGAGCAAAATTAATTCCCGCTCGTTTTGGTATCCACGGCACGTCCCAATATACCCCGCCTACCTGTTACACCCTTTACACCCCAATAACGCCCCTACCGGGCTACACGACCCCCGTGTGCCCGTATAGGTGGCACGCCTGTATATGCAGCCTAACGGCTGCAATAATATTAAGAATAACTTTTTGTTATACCTAATCCGCCTAACCAATAACCCCCGGTTATACCCGCCGCCCGTGGCGGCAATAATTAGAAAAGTTTTTCACGAAAACTCCATTTTTTTACCGAATTTTATCCGGAATTTCATTGCAGATTTAAATAATTTGATTACATTTGTATATGCAAATAACACAAAGGTTGATATTTGTAAGGTAAAGTTCTAAAATTATTGAATAACCGAAATTATTAAGAAAATATCTTAAATTTCATTGCAGATACAAATAAAAGTTGTACATTTGTAATAACAAACAAGGGGCACAAAGCCCCACCCAAACAAACAATAAACAATTAAAAACTAAACATTATGAAAACACAAGTTGAAAACACCACCGCAAAACAAGTTGAAAACGTAGTTGTAAACGCTTACAGTGTAAACACTGAAATACTTGAAAACCCAATGAAAACCCCGGCACAATTGTTACTAAAGGAAGTGTTAGCCGTGCACAACACCTTAACCGCCATTAACCCAACCGCCGAGGCACTACCCAAGAATAAACCTAACGTTAAACTAGGTAAAGCCAAATTAGGAACCATGTACGCTGAAATGTGCGCCGCCTACACGGTATTTGTTAAAAGCAACCCCGGTTGCGTTGTAGAACCGCAACCAAAGAAGGCACCGAAAGCCAAAAAGGAAAAAGCCGCCACGGGCACGAAACGCCCCGACGCTCAAACCCGCATAACCATGTACACCGCCGAACTAGAGCAAAAAAACAGCTTTCGTGGAAACCGCCGAATACAAGGCTTTAGATAAAGCGGAAGCCAAGGCGATACGCAAACGAATTGCAAGTTTACACCGCAAAATTGCACGAGCAAACAGGGCTTTGGGATTAGTACCCGTTGCCGAAATGCACCCGGCACTACAAACGTATAACCCCGGCGTTGTGGTTGCGGAAACCGTTGAAACAACCGCTTTAGTACCCGTGCAGGCTTAACCGCCTGCACACGGCAAACCCAATGTTTAACCCCTAAAAACAAGCAATTATGAATTACACGGTATTTTGCGCAATGTGCGCCGCACAAATAAAGGTTTACGAAACACAAGTTGAAATATTAAACGTTGCTAAACAGGTGATAAAGAGTAAGTTTAACGACAAGGTATTAAACGCACGCTTGCCGAAAGCCATAGAGGGCGAGATAAAGCGTGTGCACCCCACCCAAAATGTAATAATACGGTTAGATTGGGGTAATTATAACGGCGTTGCGCTTACAGTTTATGACGGCGAAAACCGTGCCTACCGCACTAGCGACCCCGACAAAAACGGTTACTACACAACGGGCTACGTTACCGATGACACGGCAAGAGCCGTTATAATCATAGACAAGGACACGCAACGTGTAAACGCCCCCGCAACCGTGGTAACCACCACCGCCACGCAATTACAACTACTAGACAAGATAGATGAAATACGGCGGGATATGCGCCAATATGACGAAGTACGGCAAGCCGCCGCCAAATTGCAAGCCGAAATAAGCAACTTTAGAAAACAATATAGTTACCGTTTGCGTACCTACGTGCCCGGTTGCAACCTGTAAATTAACCCTATTTCCCACACCCAAATACAAAGCCATGTTACACAAGAACCAAATCTTAACGATAACCGTGTACGGCAAGAAAGTACAGGTAAAGCAAGTGAACAAAACCGTTGCAAAACGATTGTACAACGCCGGGCATGAAATACACTTGTTACCGTGCCGAATGAACATAAATACTCCGTGGGGTTTATTGTACACGACGAATGCAAAGGAATGCGATAACGTGCCGTTTGATAGCATGGTGAACGCATTCACGAGCTACAATTGCAACACGCAATTAGGAAGGTACCCGCATTATTACGCCGCAACAAACCTGTTATAACCCCTATTTCGGTTCCCCATGATACAAACCGGGTGCGCTGTATAACGCACCCTTTACCCGTGTTTAGGGCTCATGTGGTCTACCACTTTAGCCCCGTACAGGCTTAGTTCCCGTAACCATTTGGCACGGGCACGCACGCCGTCCGGCACGTTGGCGGTGGTGGTTACTACCGTGTAAGTGTTCCCGTCGGCGTGTAAAACGGGGGGTTCAATCGTTCCCGTGTTTTGTAACATACTTAGCCTAATCCGGTTTGCGGGGCTGTTAGGCACGCTTAAAATTGCTCTACATAACATATTGTTACCTTGTTTAGTTACTACATTTGTACCCGTGTAACGTTGCGCACGGGCTAAAAGTTACAATTTCCCGTCCCTAAAATAGGGTCTGTTTTAGGCTCGTATTGGCATTATTTACACTTAGCTATACACAAGTATTACCGTTAGGGGCTAAATGGCTGTACGGGGCTAAAACATGGCAATTTACCCGCTTCCAATACCTAAATTACAACCCCGGTATTACAAGCCGCCCCGGTTGAATACATATCGCTAACCGATTTTATTAATGTTTTACGGGAAAGTTCATTGTTATGTTATTTATTTGCCCTATATTTGTAGTGTTAAACAAACAATAACCGCCCACAGGGGCACAAAAACTAAAACACATGAAAGGTAAACCAACAAGTACAATCGACCCCCAAAATTTTGTAGAACTGGAACATGGTAATTACCGTGTTGCGACCGTAATTCAAGTTGAAACCGATAAAGTAGTAGTGAAGTGCCATTTTGATAATATTAAATTAGCACTTTATCATGATGCACCCCACCATAAAAGTATAAAGGAACTCGTCGTTGGTAAAGTGTGCGGGGTGTATAGAATGTCGTTCGATTCTTGTATTTTAATAGATGTAAAAGAATAACCCCATGTACACGAAAGAAATTACATTACAGGAAGCCCAACCGGGCACACGTTATCATCTAGTTGGTGATATTGCTAACGGTTACCGTAACGGCGAACCCGTTACAAGCCACGAGGAAGTAACCCGTAAAATTACCCGCATAACGGAAACGCACGTTATATGCGAATGCGGGCGGCGTTTTATTATAAACTCTAATTTGCATATTTATGCGTAGTTTATTACAGATAACAACGGGGAGCGGCACGTGCGCCGCCGCCCTGTTATACGGGCTTTACACTAGCGAAACCGCTCCTTTGCTGTGCGTGCTTACAAGTGTTGCGCTACCCGTTGCACTTTACGTGGAATACAAGCTATTAACCCTTATACCCAAACGAAAATGACAACGCAATACATTGTAAACCATTTTAAGAGAAAAGGCTATTATATAGCACTATGCCTGAATACAGGTGGTAAAGTAATAGTGAAAACCGGACGTGAAACAAAACTGTTTAACAGTTACGCCGCAGCGCACAAGTATTATTTTGGTTATTAACCCTAAAAACGAAAAGCAATGATTTATTACAAGGTAACATTACAGGGTGGAGGTAAGCAAACGTTTATACAAACCACGAAAGGCAAGAAACCCGTGCGAACGTTGATAGCGGGTGAATTATATACCCAAAAAGAAGTGCAACGGTTTAACATACCGTTGCGGTACGTGGTGGCGGAAAACCACCGCCCGAAAGATACTGTTATGCGGTGGGGCGTGCGGTACGGTAAGCGGCTACCGTCAACATACCTATTTCGGGTCGCCAAAATACAAAACCAAACCACATTATTAAAGGAGGAACAAATATGAAAACTTACGCCACCATTTTACAAGCTGTTACAAACACCGATGCGATAGATTTTGCAAAGGGTTATGATTTTAGCGAGGATGAAATAGGGGAAAGCCCCGTTGAACTGCATGATATACGTTATGTTGGAACCGTGGAAGGCGTTGCCATTTATTACAACGTGATTGCTGATTACCACTTTTTTGCACCCGCAACCGCTTAATTCCCATCCCTTAAATACAAATCCATTTTTACACACGTTCAGCCGGGGTTCACGCTCCGGCTTCGTTGTGTTTACACGGTAACACCCTCTATTTCCCATCCCTAATATAGCTTCCCCCATTGTTTACCGAGTTTTAGCCCGTTTAAGGCACGTTAGTAGGAGGGGGTATTGGGTATTACACACGGCATAATAATCCCTTAAAACTGCCTATTTCCCGTCCGCAAAATGGCAAAATAAAACCGCCCCCACGTGGGGGCGGTACACTAACTAATTACCTATTAATTATCTAATATATGAAAACAGTAACTTATACGGTAGGCACGTGCAATAGTTTCATTCGTTCACGCAATATTTGCAGGTAGTGTTCCATGTGTTGTTGTTGGGCTACCATCAATTCAAGCTGTTTAGGGTCTAATTTCGTGTCCTTGGTTAGGTACGTTTTGTCTAGAAACTGTGTGAGTTTTGTTAGCCTGATGTTTAGCTCCCGTTCCTCTACTTGTAACCGTTCCTTGAACGTGGTGGGTTCGGGTTTGTTTTCTAGGACAAGTAAAATATACGTGCTAGTGCAAGCGTGTATTTCCCATCCCGTATTTAGCAACTCCCCTAGTACTTCTTCCAATTCTTGGCTAGAGAAGAAATCTTTGTAATTAATAACCTTTACTTGCTTCATGGGTCTTTTCTATTTTCTGTAATACCTCGTGCACGTCCATAATTTTGTCGGCTAAATCGAGGCGTTTACTGTTAATAATATCCCGTATTTCCTCCAACAATAGGAGCGGGTCAGCATCACTAACCGTGTATAATGCGGGCACGCCCTCCCGGCTAATGGCGTCCCGTTGTATGGTTACACCCACGTGTAACACGGGGGAATTGGCGTAACGTTTTCTGATTAATTCTTCTATCACTGAAGGTATTGGGATTTGCATTTTGCTCATCACGAATTTGGTTTGTTCTTTCGCCACGGTATTCATCCCCTCGTTATTTAATTTTCACTACCTTGTATATCGCTCTCTTGGGAAAATTTACTTGCATACGCTCCGTCGGTATGTTTAACACGGGTACGTCTGGATTGTAACTTATGAATGTTTCAATCGCTGCTATGTCAGCCCCGCAAACACTCCCCATGTATCTTCATTCTTCATTTCATTTATCTGTTCTTGATACTCCCTTAAATCGTTCGGCATAACCTTGTAAGCATCTGGATTTGGCGGGCACACGAAAGACACGAGGTATTTCTGCCCGCCCATGATTATTTCGTGGGTAGGGAACGCCATCATGTCAGTAATGGTTCCAAGAAAACGTTTCCTAAAGTCTAAACGTTTACGCCTTTGGTACACGTGTAACGTTATCCATAACACGAGCAACGTGCCTAAAATGGTCAATAAAATTGTTTCTGTCATAATTCTACTATATTTAATTGTTATTACTATGCCATGTATATACGCACTTATATCTCCTCGGTTAGTATCTCCTTATACCTTTTGTCTTCAGCGAGGCGTTCCCACAACAATTGTTTCGCCCTGTGTAGCGAGGCTTTAACCGTACCCAATGGCACGTCTAACTCGTCGGCTATTTCATCGTAGGCAAACCCGTCTATGTACCGTAGGTGAACCATAGTGTAGAAGGGTTCCGGCAATTGTGCGATAACGCCTCGTACCAAATCGACACGTTGTCTCTGTATAGCGGCATCCGCCGGGGTACGGTCAGGGTCAGGAATAACTAGCATCGGGCGGTCTTCCCTATCGGGGTCGTCCTGTTCTATGCGGCACATCACCACCCTTCCATGCTTACGTTTATAATCTATCGCACAGTTTACCCCTATGCGGAATAACCATGTACTAAAGGCAAAATCCGTAGTGTAACGTTTCAGGTTTAGGAAGGCTCTACCAAAAGATTCCATGAGCAAATCGTTAGCGGTTTCAGTGTCCCTAACGATTTGCAATATTGAAAACCTTAAAGAATAATGGTATTTATTGAATAATTTTTCGTATGCCTTTTGGCTCCCACCGAGTGCCTCTTTTACTAGGGCAGCATCCAACTCTTTAGCATCCATATATTTTATAGTGTTTAGCGTTTATTGCACAAATGTAGTGTTTACTTTGTAAACAGCAAAGAAAATAGGGATTAATCTTCGTCATCTTCCCCGTCAGAATTTTCTTCGCTTCCTATTTGCTTGTGGAACGTGGCATCCGTCATCATTTTGGTCATGGCACTCACCGCCATCATTTCTTCCCATAAATCTTTCTTACTCTTCTTTTCTTCCCAAAACCTATCGAAATCCTCATCAGTTTTACACGGGTAGAGTTTATGTTTTTCAAGATACCCACTGTAAAATATTTCACGCATTCGGCGGCGTTCCTTCAGATAGTTTTGCCTGTGCCATTCGAAGAAGATATTAAATTCTATGTATTCAGTAGGAGTGAGCGACACCTGAATGTCACGACCGTTCTTTGCTTGGTACACTTTTACTTCGTTACGAAATCTGTCATCAACCCCGTACAGGTGAGTGAACACTTGTAAGAATAATTTGTAAACGGAAGTACGAACGTGGAAATGATATACCCGACGGGCTTCACCTTCGTTTAACTCTTCTAGGGTGATGCCGTACCGGGCACATAACCTCTCTAAAAGTTGTTGGGCGGCTTCCTTTTCACCGCTCACGCCCTGTTCCGCTAGGGCTTTCACTTTCTTTATCTTCAATAAGATAGCTTTATCTTGTGTTGCCATAGGAATTCATTGTTTGTTTATTCTGAAATAGGCGTATTCACTCGCCAATCCACCCTTTATAATTCTTCTAACAATAACGTTGTTAGCTTCGCCTTCTGGACAATTGGGGTTGCTACTAGCGAATAAGAAGGTTGCGCCTTCCGGCACGTCAGTACAATAAAATAGAATTATTTTCACGCCGTTACCATCCACGTATTCATACGGATTGGAGATTGGAACCTGCGAGGTGTGAATGTAGGGTTTTACCCCGGTACTAAATTTAAATTCTTGTAAGTGTTCGTTCTGTGTTTCCATCTTGTTTAGTTTTTATTGTTTATGCAAATGTAAGCATTATATTTAAAACCACAAGGAAACATCCGTAAAAATGCGTGCCGAATGTTATTCACCCGGCACGCTTCACTAAACTATAAACTATATGAAAACTACAAACTTCACGCTACATTTTGTTTCTCATGTTGCAAATCTTTTACGTTCATATAAACCATGTAGGGACACTCGTCACGCAAGCCAATCAGGCTCACACCATGATAATGTATCTCTATTAATTCAGCGTCATAACCGGGTACTTCCCAAATCATTAGGGGTTCATCGGGTTCGTTAGGGAACCACGCTTCGATGTCTGTTGGCGTGGTGGGTTTGTGTTGAGGCTTAACCACCCTCAACTCCTCTTCCGTACATTCTAACCGGGTCATTATAAATTGCATCGCTTCCGGATAACAAACGATATCTCCTTTCACTAGGTCTTCAATCTCTTCTTGAGCAAAAATCTTTAAGTCTAACATAATTCTGGATTTCTTATATATTGTTTAACTGTGTTATATCATACGTGGATTAGGGAGGATAGTTAGTCTATCCTCCTATTAATCGAGCATTCCATTTTCTACTAAATTTTGGTGCAACATTTTGGATAATCTTCTTTCTCTTTCCGTAAAACCGTAATATTCGGTATGCCCGTGATCATATTCATCTTTTGAACACCAAAAACACCTCCACCACATTCTAGAATAAGAATCTCCTCCTTTATTCAAACAACACTTTTCTAATTCAACACAGAATGGGTGGGTAGATATATCAGAAAACCGTGTAACCGTTAGCATTACGATTTCTTTACCCTTGCGACCCCTGTAAATGTGGAATACTTCGGCAGTTCTATCATCTCTTTTCTTTCTGATAAGAGGGTATTTTGCGATTACCCGTGTTAATGTCCACTGTGTTTTGTCAGTCAGATTTACGATAATTTGTTCTGGAGTTTTCATTGTCTTATTGTTTATTAGTTTGTAATGCAAATATAGGGTAAATATTTTAAGTGTACAAGATATTGCGGATATTTTATTATTCAAAAAGAGGATGAGTCGGTTGACTCATCCATGACAAACAATAAACCCTAAAACTATTATGTGGTAAACACAATACTAATACGTGGGGTGAAAATATTTTGTTACAAGGTTACAAACTTTATTTTGTCATCACCGTATATTATTTGTTTATAAACAATCTAATCATTTTAATTATGAGTATTAATACCGGATTAACTCCTGAAGAACTTGAAAGGAGTGCTAAATTATTGAATGGTTTACTCGCTGACCATTTTACCTTGATGCTCAAGACGTGGCAGTTCCATTGGAACGTGGTAGGAGAATCATTTGGTTCATATCATGAAGCCATGTTGAAGCTATACGAGGCGGAAATCGAACGAGTTGATGACGTGGCTGAACGTGTACGGGCTTTGGGTCACCGCCCGTTAGGAAGTATGGAAGCCATGTTAAGCCATAACCATATTCCAGAATTTTCCATGACGGAAGCCGTTCCACAGGAAATTGATATGTGGAAACACATTAGGGATGACTGGGACAGAATGGTGCGTGTTATTCGTGATATTCACGCTCAGATTCCTGAAAATGATTTGGCTACCCTGAATTTTCTGGAAGACATGATAGAATCCATGGAAAAAGAAGCGTGGATGAATCGTTCCTACAACGTTACCCCGGCGGGCAACTAACAAAAGAGGGGGCTTTCGCCCCCTTTATTCTTCGCTATCTTCTGGTTTCTTACCCTTCTTCTTTTCCTCCTGTTCCCGCTTCTTCTTTTCCCTTCGCATTTTGCGCTGTCGTGCAGCCTCTTTTTTGCGACGGGCTTCATCCTTCAGTATGTTTACTTCACCCTCTTCCTTTGCTTGCTTGTGACGAGCGATAGACTCCCCTATCGCCCCCTTTATGTACATACCTTTTTGTTGGCGGTACTTTTTATTAAGGTTGTAGTCGATAGGAAACTCCCCTGTCGGCTCCTCAACGGTTGGGTCTGTGGGTTGCAATACCACGCCCTCGGTGAGCACGTTTAAACCCGTGTCGTCGGGTGTTACCGGGTTGGCACGTTCGTCCTCCACCCGTTTGGCTTCCTTTATTGCTTTCAACCGTTGAAGCATTTGTTTACGGCGTTCTTCAGCCGTCATGGCTTTGGCTTCTTCCTTCTCCTCCGTCACGTCAGTAATAGGAGTGAATTCATCTATGAACTTCTGAGAAGCGGTTTCTATCTTACCCCAATCGTAACTACGTATAAGGGCACTCGGTAATTCAACCGTGGTTCCATCCATGACGTTACCGTTGAATCCGTTAAATTGCTTGTACCAACTGTTAGCCAACTGCCCTATAAGCACGGCGGGGTTAAGCCCGGCTTTTGCGGCTGTTAATCCTATCACAAGGGCGTTAACGGATAGTTGTGCCATAGCGGAGTTAATGTTACCTTCGGCGTGTAGAGTGGCATTGATGTCTATTCGACCGTCAACGGTCATCTTGATTTCGTTACCCTTGACTTCCTTACGTGCCTGTTCGATGATACGAATGATAAGGTTAGCGAGTTCGGTGTTTCCACCCCCTTGTGCCTTATTCTTCAATTCAGCATCTATTAGCAACTTGTTAAGCACTTCCAAACGTCCGGTTTCCGTTGCTATACGAAAATCTTTGTTTTGTAGGATGTATTCAGCACGACGGCGACTGATTAAATCACGGTTGTCAACGTAAAACTTCTTAAGTTCTTCTTCTGGAATCTTGATGCGGTACTCCTTACCCATCACTTTGGCAACGTCATTCACCGTGTAGAACTTACCAAACAATTCCAGAATCGTACCCGTGTAATCCACGATGTTACGTGCTCGGTGGGTTTTCTTTCCTAACGCCTTGTTTAATTCCAAGACGGCGTTTTGATACGCCCGGTCTAACCGCAGGTATGCCAAACGTTTTCCATTCGCCTTGCGTACCGCTTCCAAATCTCCACCGTGCGTTTTCACGTAGGCACTAACGTTTACCGTTTGTTGGAAGTCTATCTCAATGGTACGTTCATCATCGAGACCTTCATTGATTAGGAGGGTAAAGAAACGCTCCTCACTGAGATCACGTTTCTCTTTCGCCCATTCGCTAGCCAAATAAAGGTCTTTAATCATATCGGTTGACTCCAGAATGTAATCTGGAGCATCCCGCATGATCCGGTCTTTATCCTCTTGGGTACATACCCTCTTTTCCTTTGTTTCTGCCATATTATTTCATACAGTATATTCCGCAATTCATTAATTGAGTTACCACTTTCCATTCGGGTTCCCCATCCATTTGATATAACATCCGTATCTCTTTATCAACCTCACGGGTCGCTATTATTTCCCTTTCGGGTGTTCGAAGGAACGGTTGAGTATTCCTATACTTCATATTACCGAAAGGGTACACCAACGACGTGTGTAACACGCCATTCTGACACCAAATATTAAAAGAATACTGCGAATATTTCATTAACCGTATTTTATCTGAGAACTCGTCTATTCGTATATCCTTTAATTTACGTTCCAAAGCGTTGATGAAGAATTCTGAAGGAACCCCGTTAGAAGGGTGTCTTAACAAATACCGTTTCACACGTTTACACCGCCACCGTCTACGATTCTTTTTACAATAAATAACTATATATCCGATAAGTGCAACCAGACCGAATCCGAGTAAATTGTACATTAAATTATTCATGGCGTATTGTATTGTGCCCCGCCGGAACGGGGCTGATGAAAACTATTTCTTCTTACCCTTCTTTTTAGGGGTGGGTTCTGGCTGTTCTTCAGGTTCTTCAGTGCCCGGATTCACGATTACTTCAACGAGTTTGGTTTCCTCTATCTTGTTAATGTCGGCACCGAACGCCCATCCATCAATGTAATGTTGAACGTTTTCCGTGGCTTCCTCAATGGTGTTGGCATCTACCAAAATGTAATAGGAGGTCTTGATGTCTTTTCCACTATCAGAGGTTTCAATGGTTGTAACCTTGGATTTGTACAAAATGTTACCCGTGCCTTCCACACTTATATCGGTGATCTTACTTTGGGTAATCTTCACTATTTTAATGTCCTCACCCGGAAAATGCTCAGCCATGTGGGCGAGGGCTTTCATTTCTACTTCCGAATAGTTTTCCCCCTGAAACAAACGGGTTTCCTTGATTGTCTTGTATCTGTTACTCTCGGTAACGATTAATCTTTTTGTCCTTACTTCAAAATTTAGCATAATCTTTTTGTTTAGTATTCGCCATCTTCATCTTTGTTTTTGGCGAATAGGGTTAAATCTTCTAATACCACGTACCACCATTCTTTACGAGTTGCCACCTTGAACCGGGTGGGAAACTCTGAAAACCGTGGGTAGCATTCTTTCACTACCACTAACGTGTTTTCAGGAAAGTGGTGTCCGCTTTCATTGTGGCGGATACGACAAATGTCTCCCGGTCCGATTTGTTTTTGGCTCATGACTTCTTGTCTTTAGGCGGCTCAGCCATAACGCACGAAGTATTTAGGAACTGTATGGCAACGCTCACGGCGTTCTGCAACGCAAGGCGTGTAACCTTAACGGGGTCAATTACCCCAATCTCAAACAAATCCACGATGCACATGGAAGAAAAGTCAATCCCCTTGCGCCACTCACTTCCGATTTTGGTTTCTATTACCGCTTCGTATTTATCAGGGTTTACCCCGGCATTCATGCACAGTTGACGAAACGGCGCACGTAAAGCCCCGATTACCACTTCAATTCCCACACGTTCATCCTCCGTGGTATTGGTTGTCCAACCTGTTAGATATTGCGCTGCCTGATACGGCATCATACCTCCACCCGGCACGTAGCCCTCGTCAATGGCTGCACGTGTGGCGGCTATGGCATCGTCTACCCGGTCTTTGCGTTCCTTCATCTCAACCTCGCTAGTGGCTCCAACGTGTATCACGGCGGCTCCCCCGGTTAACTTGCTAATGCGTTCACGATACTTCTCTTTATCAAAGGTGTTAGAGGTGTCATCTATCTGATTCTTTATAGCTTTCACACGGGTTTGAATTTCTTCTTCGGTACCCGCCCCTCCAACTAGGGTGGTTTGAGTAGAGGTGACAACCGCTCTATCACATTCACCCAACCAATCCGTACCTAGTTGTTCAATGGTTTGAGCGGATTCCCCTCCAACCACCTTACCGCCCATCTTCACGGCTAGGTCTTCCAACATATCCTTCTGAACCTGTCCGTAGCCGGGGGCTTTAACGAAGCAAGCCTTTAACCCGTTTTCCTTGGCAATATTCGTTACGAGGAACTTTATGACGTCGTTAGAGGCATCTGGAGCAACTATCAACAAACTACGTTTGGCAGTGTACACGGTTTGAACCACCGGAAGAATTTCTTGCGGGTAATTGGCTTTCTGTCCTAGTATGAGAACGTAGGGGTTATCTAACACGCATTCAATACGTTCTGGATCGGTTACAAAATAGGGATTGACAAGCCCTTTTGACCATTGGAATCCCGTTGTAATATCAACCGTGATCTCGGAAGAGTTATCACCTTCTTCCACGGTGATGATCCCATCGTTGCCCACTTGTTGAATAGCCCCGGTAATTACCTTTCCTATCTCCACGTCTCCATTCGCTGAAATGGTAGCAATTTGTTCTAACCGGGTAAAGTCCGTAGGATCGATTTCATATTTCAAATTGTCAATGAAGGCTACCGCCTCTTCACAAGCACGTTCAATTCCTCGTTTGAATTGTTGTGGATTCTTCACGAGGTGCATCTTTTCCATCCCTAATCGTATGAGGGCTTCCGTTAGAATGGTGGCGGTAGTGGTACCGTCTCCGGCTTCGTCACACGTTTTAGCGGCTGCCATCTTAACGAGGGTTGCACCCATACGAGCCACGGTGTCATCCGTATCAAAGGCACGAGCCACCGTTACCCCGTCTTTGGTCACGTGGGGAATGCCATAACCTTTATCAATGATAACCGTGTGTCCTTTCGGTCCGAGTGTAGAAGCCACGGCACGGGTAATTTGTTTCACCCCTTCATACAAGCCTTCACGGGCTGAATCGTCAAATAATACTTTAATGTCCATTTATTATATCGTTTTAATTAGTCTTTGCTTTATGTTATACCTTGGATTTCCGTGCAAAGTTTAGGAAATCCTTAATATCTTCTTCACTACTCTTATGACGAGCCCTCATGTGCTTAGACATAGAACTCCATGCAATTTCTTTACCACATACGGGGCAAACAAGGGTTTCAACCGTTCTACCCTTATTCCATGCTGGAACGCCCTTTTTACTTTCAGAAAGTTTACGTTTCTGCTCTTCAGACATAGGAATTCCTCTATTCCATGCAATCCGACCCTTTTCACTTTCTGAGATCTTTTTTCTAACCTCTTCAGGGGTTTCTATTCCTTTGTTCCATGTTTCATGACCCTCTTTAAATTGGTGTTGGCGTATCTTTTCTTTTACATCGGTAGGAAGCTGTGCCATCTTTTCTTTCACCTTTTCAGAAATTTGCTGCCGCTTTTTCTCATCGCTCATTATTTCTTTCATCCTTTGAGAATTAATTTTGCGATACTCTGGGTCATGTAATTTGGCATGGGCATTTTTAAGTCTGGACATCTTTTCCTCAGGAAACCTTTCATATAAATCCTTCATCATTTGTGATAAGATTTCTTTAATGCGTTTAGATTTATATGCCCCGGCAACACCATCCCCTCCTAACGTTAAATTATACCCATTACGAAAGGTATCAAACTTTTCAATCCAAAACCTTTCTCTTTTATACAGCCACATAGCCAATCTATCTTGATTCACATACTCCTTGCTTTCTAAAAGTTCAATTTTAAAATTGCTTTCCCCAAATTTATGAATAGCCGCATGGAGTCCAGTACCTTTGGTCTTTGCTTGGGCTAAATGCTTTTTCCAACGGTTTAAGTAACCCCTAGCCGTCACTCCAACATATTTCTTGTTAACGGCTAGGTTAGTTACCAAATAAACTTCTCCTTTAAACTTCTTTGCCATAATTCTGTATTCTTTGTTACGAATACAAAGGTACAAAATTTATTTTTCAGGCAAATGCCATTCTTCCAGAGTGCAGCTTCCACCACTGCAAGCCGTGGCAATCTCACTACCCGCTTCCTTCAACGGTTGCTCCCAAACTATGTTAGAATAGTCCACCTTCTGGAAACGACAAATGTGTTGCCATTTGTGGTATGCGTTCACGTGTTTCAAACAGTAGGCGGTTAACTGCCGATCTCCACCCATGTATTTATCTGCGAAACTGTTGAACCTACGAATCCAATCCAACCGTGCTTCTACCTTGTGACGCAAGTGATCCACCACGCAATTAACATCAGAGAAACACACGCCGTCAATCTCCATTAGGAACTTACCGTTCTTGATATGCTTAACGATGAACTCGCTAATCTCCTTGTCAGTCAACTCTAGTAATTTGGGAGCCAATCCCATCGCAGCGTTGCAGGCTTCCCACACGTCCTTGAACACGTCTTTACTATCCACTACCAAACCACTTGAAAGAATCGCACCCGCACCGTAACGTTCAGCCAACTGATGTTCATCAAGAACTTCCGTGTAGGGGGCTTGAGGGTAGTCCAAATCACCGTAGTAGGAAAGGAGGCTCACTCCTCCAAATTCAGTTTTATGTTCCCATAAGAATTCACGTACCTCGTCCCATTCGTGTTCCTTAACGGTACACGTGTTGGAAACGTTCATTCTAAGTTTGGGGTTGTACTGAGTTTGCGGGTGATCGAAGTTGGTTCCGTATTCTATCCAATTGTTCTTGGTTAATAACACCAACTGCAAGAACTCCACGGCGGAAAGGTTTTCTCTCAATAAAGCGTTCTTAGGGAGGGTAACGGGGAACGCCAATACTTTCTCTCGGTCGGGTGCCCATGCGCTAGGTTCAACGCATTCTGGATTGGTTTCTTCCCACGCTTGCAACGCCTGTTCCGTATCGGCGGCTTGCACGTGCCGAATGTAATGGCGTGCGTGACCCGGTGTTATTCCAGATAGAGTTCCTAACAATTGTGAACTATTACCGGACGGCTTCACTACCGTGCAACGTGCCGCCGGGTTAATGCCGATAAGTTTTGCCACTTTCTTGTTAGTTGCCACCACGATTTTAGCCCCTTCACGCTGAACATCCGGGTCAAATAGAATGTTTGGATTCTCACATAACCCCGTGATTCCTACTCCAATAAGGGCATCACGCTCGGCAATCTTCTGTGACCACCGTGACAATACCTTGAAATTCGTGTAACCTGCCTGCAACGTGCATATCACGGCGGCGGCTTCACAGGCTTCATAGAAGTCTGCAACGGATTTTACTTTGCTTCCGTTGATTTCTGCGAGATTGCACTGTTTAGTCAAAACATTATTAAAAGTGCATTGATGTAATTCAGGTTCTTCCACGCAATATGTGTCAAATCTACCTTCTAATTTTGTAACAGATTTGACATATAAATATTTCCCTTGTTGATTAAATTCTAAATCGCTATCACATTTTAATCTATGGCATGGTATTTCAATTGTTTTCTTAATATAAATTTTCCAAACATCTTGTTTTGACATACCAAAATTTGTTTCAACTCCTGACTTTCTAAATAACGAAACGTTACTTTCAATTCCTATTTTTGTCAATAAAAGTTGTAAATCCTTGATTTTATGTTCACACCCATAAATTAAAATTCCATGTGAATGGTTAGAACCATCTGCATCAGCTAGCCCCGCCACGTAATTTAATATTGACTTTCTATCCCATTGAAATACTTTTTCTGGAATACCAATCGTTTGATCTTTTAATTTAAAACATAAATCCAAGTCACCATCTTTAAAATAAACTCTGACTTTATCTTTAGTTTCATACCCTCTTTGTCCACGAATTGGTAACTTATCCTTTTTAGATTTTTTAAATAATGACATGGTAGGGTAAAAATAAGTTCTATCTTCAACCTTACTTACTTTTATAGTACCATCTCCTTGAAAAAATCCATATTCATAGGCAAATTCTTCAAAAACCCCTTCAGCATATTCCTTAATATTTGGTTTTGGTAAAATAATTTTTGCCTTTGGGTTATTTTGTAAAAATGCCATTAATTGTAAAGTATTACCTTCTTCCCAATCATTTTGGGAAGGTTTAGATTTCCACAAAAACTTATGATAATCAGTGGCATCAATATAACTTCCGTCAGATAGTTCAAAATGGTATAACTCATGTACCCCCGTATGAAATGGAACAACTTCACACCATTTCACACCATTCCAAATATTTACCTTTTTACCAACTGCATTTTTAATTTCGGTAATACCTTCTTTGGTTATCAGCTTCGTATTTCCACTTACACAAAAGCCCCATCCACTATGATCAACGCCATCTTCACCCCGAAAAACCGGATAAGTTGTTACCTCACAACAAGGATTAACACTGTAATCTGGATCATCCAAGAACACGAAGCCCGGTTCCCCGTATACCTTGGCGGATTTGAATATTTTGTCAAACAATTCTTTAGGCGTGTTAGGAAGAATCACCGCCGAATTATTGCTACGGCACAATTCTTTCTTCTCATTCATCCAACTGCCCGTCTTACACGTAGCCATCTCGTTATCATCGGCGTCAAACAAGGCTATCATCGCACTACGACGCACACCCCCGGTTACAACACTATCGGCGAATATGCAAATCAAATAGTGAAGTTCAAACGGTGTTAGCTTGCGCCCCTTGATCTTCACTAGGATGCTCTTCATTTTATCTAAAGCCTGACGAAGCGGTTCCGGTCCGGGAGCACGAAATCCTCCACGTATGTAAGCCCCTTTCTTCCTAATTAGGGAGAGGTCAAATTCTGGTTCAGCGTCACCATAATAATACGCCTTCATTAACGTGCCCACGCACATCGCCCACCCTTCTATGGTATCAGGGCATACAACTCTTTCGTTTGGAACGGTATGGTTAAATCCTTTCGGAACGGGTAACTGTTCGGTGTGTTTCTTCTGCACGCTATATCCAACCCCACAGCCACATAATAGGAGATACATGGCTTCCTCAAAGAATTCTACCCGGTTACAATGGGACATCGTGCAATTGTAAAATCGAGCGACCTTTTCAGTCATTAACTCACCCCCGTATTGCAACGCACGTTGCGCCCCCAGAATGCGCTGATCGTGGTACAGTTTATAAGCCTTTTCGAACAGGCTTAAAAATTCGGGCATATCTTGCGGCTTTACCCGGTTACGATATTGCTTGACGTGCATATCCATTACCCGGTTAACCGCTTGGTTCCATGTTTCCTTTTTACCACCAAAGGTCTGAGAATACTTGCTTAAAAAGATATACTCTCCCACGGTGGGTCTACTGTCTACTGTAATCATTCTTCTTCTTTTAAAGGTTCATTACAAACTTCTTTTGCTTCCTGTTGGGGAAGCATTATGCAACACGGCATATTATTTCCTAAAGTTAAACAAATACTATGCCCGTCACTTGCTGATTTAAATTGTGGTTGTTTTTTGTTAATGGCTTCCATTAACTCTACAAATATACCACTTTCTATTTCAAGATACAAGGGTTGAGGTATGTATTCTGTTTTATCCCTTTTGGCGATCTCCATTTTCACCCGTTGGGTTGCGAAATGGGTTTGTAAGATTTCCTTAGTAGGAAGGACACCTTTGAATTGTGGAATGTTGGCACATTTCAGCAGTGTGAAAGTCGTTTCACTCTTCTCACGTGTGATTTGTTTCACCCTTGGGATCATCACGAATAAATCCGCCGGGGTTTGCTTTTCTACCTTCTCCATACCTTACCCCAATATGCCATTGTTAACCGGATCGTTACCTAACAGATCATCGTCATCCCAATCACCATAATTTTCATTCAAATACTTTCTCATAATCTTTATAATTTTAGTTAATCACAATATATTAAATTCTCTTTTGCCCTCGTGATCGCCACGAAACGCAAACATTTTTCAGCGTATTGTTCCAACTCCGTAACCGCATAGGGGCTAGGGAGTAAATCGGGTCTCAAGAAGAATACCCGCTTAGCCTCCAAACCTTTCGATTTATGAATAGTTGAAAGAGTGATGCCCTTGCTAGTGTTGTTTTCCACGAAGATATCGTAAATCTTTCTACGCACCACTTCAAGACTACCAAAGTACTCGTACAGGCTAATCAACACGTTTACTTTGTCTTCCAACTTATCGTACACGTCGCAACGAGTGGGGTTCTTTATACCTTTACGTGCTAACTTGGCTTCGAGGTTATTTAGCATATCCTCAAAATCTAGAATATCGTCAACACTATCTATTAGGGAAACCAATTCATCACCGTATTCCTTCCCTAATATACTGCATTTCTTACCCTGCCGGAGCAACGTTATAAAGGCATCCACGAGAGGGGCGTTATTGCGGCACAACACGAAGTCTCCTTCCAACGCATCTGACACCTTCCCTTCCAGAATGGCTCCCTTGCTTGCCCCCGGTGCTGCTTCTATACTATCTGGAAAAACCTTGTTAGCTTCTTCCACAATAGTTTGAGCACAACGGTAAGTCATTGACAAGGGGAGCTCCACCGTGTTAGGAGCGGTGCGTATAGCGTGAAGGGAATCTAGGTTGCTACCCATGAAAGAATAGATGCTTTGCTTCGGATCCCCCACTCCTATCAATCTCCCCCTCGGTGTTTTCAGCTTCTTTATCAATGCGTATTGCAACGGTGATATATCCTGAATCTCATCACACATCACGATATTGTATTGTTTGAAATCCTTGTCATCTATATACCGCACAGCCAAATCAAGCATATCGGTAAAGTCTATCACTAGTTTACCCCGGCAACCCCCGTGGAAGTACTCGTCGGCTATCCTATTATTAAGGTTACGGAGTTCTACCGCCTTCTGTGCGATTAGTTCATCAACGTCTAAGCCATAGCGTTCCCCTAGTGCAATATTATCCCCTACGAGATCGCTAGAGAGGTTAAAACGCATTAAATCATACAACTTGCATACCCGCATTACAACGCCCGGTAAACGCTTGCGATGAATACCGGGAAACCGTAGTTGTTCCATAGCCATGTTATAATTCTTGGCTTCACTCAGCACGAAGTCCATCTTGAACGCTGAACGCAATGAAGACAGGGCACAAGAATGCAACGTGGAAGACTTCACGGTGCGGGGTAACCGTTGAGCCAATTCTTCCGCTATTGACTTGTTAAACGCCAGAAATATCAATGACTTAATAGGAGGAGTTATCTTCGCCAATTGACACAACGTAAAAGTCTTTCCTGACCCCGCTGTGGCACTAACGAATATGTTTTTATTTGTTGTACGATAACAATCCACTATCGCCTGTTTATATTTGTCTAATTCTGCCATACTAAATATTTTTAACGGTGTAATCAATCGTTAATATACCATTGTAAAATGGTTCAAATAGAAAGGTTCCATTTACCACGTCAAACAGTTCTTCAAACGTTGCCCGCTTGCATTTACCTAATGGAACAATATCCCCCATTTTGTTAATCTCTTCGTATCGGTTGGTCTTTTCTATAAACACACAATCTGAACTTTCGTGGTGAAACCAACTGTACCCCACTAAATCCAAATCCTGATCCCACTTCTCTTGATCCTTGTAATTAGCAAGGGCATCCGCCACGTTGTTACCGAACACGATATCATCCTCAAGGTTCGTGCCATGACCCCGTAACCACACCATAGTGAGTTTCATGAGGGGGCGTGCCGTTATAGCAGTGTCAATCTGCTGCCACAATTCTTTATTCTTAACCCCACTCCAACAAATTAACTTCCACTTCTTGAGCCACCCCTCGTTAAAAGCGTTTACCACGAATTGACTATCACTGTACACGGTAACATCAACAGGAACAATCGGGTTGATCATGCGAACCGCTTCTAGCAACGCCATCATTTCCATACGAGAAGTGGTAGTGTTCCAGAACCCGTGCCGAACGGTAATTTCAGTATCGTCGTAAACGCAATAAACCCCGTAGCCCCCACGGCGATCCTCCTTGGTGGTACAACTACCGTCCGTCCATATTGTTACCCGGCTAGGCGAGTCCATTGCGTTTTAGGAATTGATTGAAATCCGCATTGTTGGCATCGGGGTCAAGTGCCTCTGGCTGTTTCTTTTTCATAAGTTCATCAATAGGGAACACTTGTTTCACGTGTAATTCATTTACTAGACATGACTTGAGTGTCACCATCATAGATTGACCATCTATGACAAGTTTTATGAGATTTCCTTTTTCGTAAACCATAACTAAATCGTTTTTATTTGTTTAATATCTTCTTCAAATTCTTCACGTGTAAACTTTCTATCAACAGGAAACACCTTTGGATTATACGGATAACCGTTGAATATTATCTCCGCAAAAGAACGGGGAGTAACACATCTTCTAGAACCTATTATAATGAAACCCACCTTCTTGCATAAAGCCACCACCTCTTCTAATTTTTTGTAAAAAGGGTCTTCTGCATGAAAAGAATAAGGGCAAAGAAACATTATAAGGCTATGATGATATTTGTTTATAAATTCTTCTTTGGTCATTTCTGTTTGCTTTTTAATATTTTGTGCAATAACAATACGTTTTCACTCTCCCCTCGGTTTATAACTCCCATAACTAAACTCTTATCGGTCATCATTTCATTCATCTGCACGTCAATGGTGTCCGGGCATAGAAGCCGGGTAACGTTAATACTGCCCTTCTGCCCCATGCGCTCCAACCGGGAGTTAACCTGTTCTATATCCGAATAGGAATCTGGAAGTTCTATGTATAGGAGGTTGCTACACTTTTCCTGAAGACCATCCGTACCCGTACCCGCCGATTTGATGTTGGCGAATAACACCCGGTGTTTACCCTGACTAAATTCATCTACTATTTGTTGTTTCCTCTTACCGTCTACGCCGCCCTGTATTACCGGGGCTTTAAACGTGGTTGCCAAACGTTGTAACGGTTCCCTATGTACCCCAAACACGAGCAATGGAGTGTCTTCATTGGCTTCTAGCCAATCCTTAATATACCCCTCTATGAATTTCATCTTGCCTTCCACACTAAGCCGTTTTAGCGTTTGCATCATTACCAGATGCGGGGCGTTTATGGCACTATTAGCCTTGTTGATATCTATCCTCTCTAAGTAGGCAACGAGGTCATCTTCTGCTTTCTTGTATTCTTTCAAATTAGAAATAGGAGCATCTATCGTTGTCGTGACTAACGGTGGTAACTCGTCAAGCACATCTCGTTTGTTACGCCGTATGTACCCACCCATGCGTAACAATTCGTGGAGTTCTTCAAGATTACTGAACCCGCTAATATCAAACCCGTATATGGTTTTCTTGGCGTTGCAATATCTGAATTTGAATTCCATGGAATCCCCGAATATATCTTTAAACCGCCGTATTATCTTAAACGGTTGTATAAGATCAGCCGGGCGTTTCTGGGTGAGAGTTCCGGTAAGCCCCCACACGTTCTCTATCTTGGCGGCTATCTTCTTAGCCATCTTGGTTCGCAACGCCTTCTCTGATTTTAGGAAATGAATCTCATCAAAAGCGCAGGCACCCCAATATTTTTTGAGGAGTTGGGGGTGCTTGGCTTTAGGAGTGTCTAAACCCCTTTCTCCCAATATGTCATAATTGATAACTACCACGTCATTCAACCACGGATCGGGGGCGTTCTTGCGTTTCTTACTATCTATTACCCCCACGGTTCGATTTGGATTCCATTTAGCCCATTCTTTCTTCCAGTTGTATTTCACCGAAGCCGGAACGATAATAAGAGCCGGAAAAGCGTTCAACAATTCAATGGTGATTATTTGCTGTGCCGTCTTCCCCAACCCACAGTCGTCCCCGTTAATACAATTACCGTGATTAATCATGTAGGCAACGCCCTCGGCTTGGTAATACCGTGGTGTACGGGTCAAACCGATCTCTTTACAGGCTTGCAACACGTCCTCCGGAGTAATTACAGCCTCCGGCTCTTGGTACTCTAAAACACGCTGTGAAGGTCGGTAAACAACGCCCTCGGTGAACCCGTTTTCTTCCAACCATTTTTTAAACGGGGCTAAAACGGATAAAGAGAATGGTACTGACCATTCTCTATTCGCCGGATTGTATTGCGCCCCCGTGAACTTTTTTACCTGTTGCACGAGGGCGGCATCGTAGTCGAAACCGACATGAAACCATGAACTATTTTTGTACCAATATCTCACGTTCAAACTCCTCCCTAGTTACGATTCGGATTCCTCGTTGTTTAGCGGTTGTCATTTTGGATGACGTGCTGTTCAGGTCTTTCACTACCAACACGTCGCATTCCTTGGTTACACCGTTCAACACGACGTGCCCTTGGGCTTTTAACGCTTCCTCCATTTGTTTGTCCCTAAACCCGGTCATGCACACGTGCATCTGATTTTCAGCCACCGGAACGACACCCGTGCTTGAAAAATAGGAAATCAAGAACAAACTTCGGTACGGCTTCAATAGGAACTTGTGTAATCCGTGAACAAATGCCGTGGCATACGCTTCTCCGATACCCTTTATTTGAGTAATGGCATCTATCAATTGCTGACGAGCGTTAACCCCTTCTAACGGTAGCCCGGTTTCTAACCACTGTTGATAATCCTCTGACAGCCCGTCAATGATTTTCTGACACAGCGTTTCGGCGATTACTCCTCCAAACACGTTAGAGGCTGTCAGCACACGGGCGTATGGAATTCCTCCATTAACCACCTTTCCAATTTGGTCAAACACGGTGGCTCCAGTGGCATCTCCTAAAAGTTCTTGCATCTGTTCTTTAGAAGCTTCTAGAATTGACAACTCGGTAATCCACCCGGCATCAAACATCTTGCGAACCGTGGGTTCTGCAAACTCTTCGCATCCCAACGTGCGGAAGAAGTACACTATTTCACTGATGCGAGAGAAACACCGAAGCTTACTTATCCGTTGGCATTCAGCCATCCGGGAAGCATTACAGCAGAAGCAAAACATGGAGAAGTTACTCTGGCACGTTTTGATGGTGATAACGGAGAATACTCCATGCTCCTTGGAAAAGCAAAAGGCGTTGACGGACCGAAAGGTATGGGAACTTATCTGTGGTTTGAGGTTGAGAACATCAAACGTCT